ATTGAATTACTCCAAAAGTGGGCCTCGGTGGGGGACTCGGTGTGGGACTCGGTGCGGAACTCGGTGTGGGACTCGGTGTGGGACTCGGTGTGGGACTCGGTGGGGGCCTCGGTGCGGGACTCGGTGCGGGACTCGGTGTGGGCCTATACTGCCTCGTTCTTTCCTGAAATAACCGAATGGAAATACGTGGAAAACTTAGGACCTAACCCTTGGGAGCCTTGCCAGAAATTGTGGGAGATGGGAGTGGTACCAAGTTTCGACGGCAAGACTTGGAGGCTTCACGCCGGGGAAAAAGCTGAAGTTATTTACGAGTGGGTGCCTAGTCAGGAAATATGAAATCTCACATTTTAGGGAGGACTAAAAATGTCCATCATCTGCGAAGTCAAACTAAAATCAGGCAAAACCAAACGAATCAAAACGACCTGGGATTGGTACATGAACTACGGCTATCACTACACCGTGGCTATTTTCATGCCCTGATAAATTCAGAAGTGGATTTGAAGGCAAAAGTGAATTCTCACATTTTAACCTAAAGGAGATCAAAATGCAGAAATTATTCAAACTCACTAATCAAGACGGAACCACCTACAACGGCTACCCCTACGGCGAAGTCGAAAAGATCCACACCAAGCCTAAAAAGGATAATCCGCGACTCTGTTCCTCCGACGTGCTCCATGCGTACAGGAACAAGAACCTGGTGTTCCTCCTTAACCCGATTCATGCGGATATTAGCAACCCAAAACTTTGGGAGATTAAAGGCGCCGTAGTTTGTCACGACTTCGGGAAAGTAGGTAGCTTGACCCAGGAAGTCGTGAAGGAGTTGAAGTTGCCTAAGTGGGTAGGATCGGAGAAGGAACAGCTGGTTCGGGTCGCCTTCGCTATCCTATGTGCTGAGGTGGTTTTGCACCACTTCGAGGATGTCATGCCTGGAGACGACAGGCCTCGGAAAGCTGTCGAAGCTGCGAAGGAGTATCTGAAGAATCCTTCGGTGGCGTATGCGGCGAGGGCGGCGTATGCGGCGAGGGCGGCGGCGTATGCGGCGGCGTATGCGGCGAGGGCGGCGGCGTATGCGGCGAGGGCGGCGGCGTATGCGGCGTATGCGGCGTATGCGGCGAGGGCGGCGTATGCGGCGAGGGCGGCGGCGTATGCGGCGGCGTATGCTCCTGAGATTGACTTCGGGAAACTGGCGGATGAAGCCGTGAAGATGGTAATGGGAAGAAAGTGAATTCTCACATTTAAAGGAGAACTAAAAATGAAAAATAAACAAGTTTTCGTCGCAGGAACCGGATGTGGAACCTGCCTTGAAGAATTGGCGGATATGGTTTTGGTGCAGTTTAACGATGGATTGGCTTGGGTCGATCTTCGTAGCGAGAGAGTGGAGGTGGTTTCGTGAACTACGTTTCTCACACCGTTTTAAAACAACGTGCCGAACTCGCAGCCAAAAGAGACGAAGAAACTATCATTGGACAGATCCTGGTTTTGATGGTTGTGATTAGCGGGTTGGTTTTGTGTAGCTGGATGTTTAGGTAGGAAAAGTGAGATTTCACATTTTTTAAGGGGAGGCATTATGAACCGCAAAGACTTCGCCACCAGATTAAAAGACTACCGTAGAGCCATCGACTACGTAAATCCCGAGGACAAGCATTTCTGGCCCAATACCTACATCATCTGGCTTGATACCGGCTGCTATGTCTCGGCTGGATTCCTGATTCACGGGAGCTCAGATCTCAGCGCCTGTCATGACGCCATAGCCGACTACTGCAAAGACAAGGGCTACAAAGGCTACTTCGCAGATCCGGAGTACATCGAGGAACTCAGGAGGGACGCTCTGGAGCAGGGATTTGAAGAGGACGATTTCGTGGAGGAAAAGTATTCATCCGCAGGGAATGAAGGGGATTACTTCGCAAATATTCTGGTGGTCGATGAATTGACTGAGCGAACCAAAAAGTGAAATCTCACATTTAAGGAGGAAATAAAATGTCCAAAGTAATCGAAGCAATCAACCGCTGCAACCCGCTCATCAAAAAGACCTTCTACAGCTTCTGCGAAGAGTTGCAGGACTTGGGCAAGATGTACCACTTCGAGGACGATCCGTTCGATGTAGTGGACATCAAGACCGGCGAGCGGATTTTCACCGATGAAGAGGCCGAGGCAATGAAGGAATTTATTGGCCGCGTTAATCAATCCTTCCCTGAAGTAGGAGACCCGATGGAGGCTGCTTTGTTGGCCTCGGACCCTTACATGAGACACTACGGTCAACTCATGGGCAAGCGGGTTGTCCGGATTGTTAAGGACGACGGAGCTGATGACTTTGGAGGGGATGTTTTCTACGCCCTCGTGTTCGACGACGGCACCACCGCATGGATACTCCAGGACGAAGAAGGGAATGGCCCTGGATTTCTCGACATTTAAAAGGAGGAAATAAAATGACTCAATTCCGCCTAACACGTCCCGATTGCTACGATCCCGGATGCCCCGGACACAAAGATCCCTCAGCAAGACAAGGCTACTACATCGACGCTGCTTCAGAGGAAGAGGCAGTTCAAAAAATGAAGCAGAGGTTCCCGGAGGACAAGCAATTTACCATCCAAGTTTGGAAGGTATGAATTCAGAAGTGAATATTCACATTTTAAGGGAGGCACGAAATGCCCAGAGAAATAACAAAATTGGCCTACCAGTTCGACGAGCTTTCCGAATCAGCAAAGGAGAAGGCACGGGATTGGTGGAGGGAACTAATCGACCAGAACGATTATGACTACGTAATCGAAGACGCGGTTCGTGTAGGGGAGATCCTCGGCATCGAGTTTTCCACCCACTCCGTGCAACTCTACGGAGGAGGCACCAGGCAGGAGCCTAACATCTGGTGGTCCGGATTCTACTCGCAGGGAGATGGCGCTTGCTTCGAAGGCTACTACAACTACAAGAAAGGAGCGTTGAAGGAGCTGAAAGCCTACGCTCCTGTGGACGAGAATCTACATCGGATCGTGGCCCGACTGCAGGAAGTCCAGAAGGCTAACTTTTACCAACTTCACGCTACGGTGAAACACACAGGCCACTACAGCCATTCACGCAGCACGACCATCGAGGTAAGCCGCCTCGATTACAAAGACGTGTCTGAGTCCGCTGAAGAGGAGGTGGCATCTTGCCTCCGGGATTTCATGGACTGGATTTATAAACAACTCAGCACCGAGAACGACTACCTGAACTCCGACGAGCAGCTTGACGATGCAATCAGGGCCAACGAGTACGAGTTCTACGAAAACGGCGAGCGGGTTTAAGTGAAATCTCACATTTTTGAAGGAGAAATAAAATGAACATCCCATCAATCAAAACGATCAAAACCCGGCTGACCTGGCTCAATAAGGTAGGTGATCCGGATGTGCTGGCGAAGCAGATCAGGAAGGAACTGGAGTGGTTCCGCGACAACTCAGGAGGCCGGGAAGCACACGTTAGGGCACTCATGAATAATTTGAACCTCCTCTTGAACACACATGGTGTCGAGTACATCAGGCACAAGGATGACGACCTGCAGAGGATTTGGGAGGAAGAAACGAACGAGGATGCCCTACAAAGGCCAAACTAAAATTCACGTATACATTCCCATTCACTTGTGCTATAAGTGCCATTTAAAGTGGTGTAGCGCTCGAAATTCAGGTAAAAGGAGAGGACGAGATGACCGACCATTATGCTTACGTAGAAATACTCGGAGATCCCGGTAAGTACAACCAGTTCCCATTCAAAGGGGAGTTTCACATTGCGAGCATCTCGCAAATCAAGTCCTCCATGATAGGGCTGGCTGAGGCTGACTGGCTCGAAAACTATCAAGTCGTGATCGACGGCGAGGTTTACGCACGAAAGGAGTAATAAAATGAGTCAGACAAACTGGAAACCCGTTAATGAACCGCCTGAACTACGTCAGGAATGGGATGGGCCATTACGAAGCTACCCTGTGCTTGTCTACAGAAAGTCGGGAAGCATCTGCGTGGCATACTGCGAAGTGTGGCCTGGCTGCGAATCAGCGTGGACCATCACCGACTCCGAAGGTTGGTGCATCACCAACGAGGTCACTCACTGGATGCCCCTTCCTGATCCGCCGAAGGAGGTCTCCGAATGAACCTCGATCCCGAACAACTCAGAATTTTGGTTGAACTCTTGCAGGCTTGCCTGCTCAACTAGGAGACCTAAAAATGAAAAATTTACCTAAAGGTGTATTCACTTTTCTGGATGTATCCACAGAGAATGCGGAAAAGGAGATTTGAAAGATGACCAAAAGAGAAGCAGCAATCGTTTCAGCCTACACCGGATTCCTACTCGGTAGCTTCGCAGCCATGCACGCTTACGCCGAGGAGCTTTTCGGTCGGCCCGTCTGGACCCATGAGTTCGGGACGAAGGAAGTGGCTGACAAGTTGAAGGAGTTATCCAGGCCGGATTTCATCGGCCTAAATGTGACGGGATAAATCCAGGGAAATAATTGTACACCAAATCAGTAGGGTTTAGTAGAGAGCAAATCCTCGCTAAACCCTACTCAACTACTAGGGGTATAAACTATAATCTTCTTTTGCCTTCGGCGATTTTAAGTGTACCACACTTTTGGGATTTGTCAAGTGGCAAATTAAATTATTTTTCTCTAATAATTGGAGGTAGGAAATGAGCAAGCACACGAAGAGGCCTTGGGAGATAACAGGGCATGGAAATCAATACGCTACGATATGGGGAGCAGGGCGGGGAGTGGCGGTGGTGCGCAACTTGTCCTACCTTGTCCTTGGAGAAACCGAGGCCAACGCCCTCCTAATCTCCCAGGCTCCTGCTCTCTTGGATGCTCTGAAGGATCTTCACGCCAGGCTTTTGGGGATGGAGGCTTTCGGCCCGATGAGCACCAACGATATTTCGGACCTGCTGGTTATCGCCGAGCAGGCTATCAAAAAAGCTGAGGAGGCATAAAAATGAACTGGCAACCAATCGAGACGGCTCCGAAGGACTGCCACATCCTCGGCTATGATCCTCACCTGAAGAGGCCTTTCGTGATGATCTGGAACATCCCGGATCAGTGCTTCGAGGTCCACGGTAGCGTTTTCTACGACGAGACACCTACACATTGGATACCGCTTCCTGCGGTTCCTGGACGATAACCGATTAAAATAATGAACGCAACTCAAATCCAAAACATAGAAAATACCTTCACCGAAATCATGGAAAAATTCGACTTCGAAAAGGTGAGAGCCCTAATGCTGATTACTAGGTGGACCTGGGTGAATCAGGGACCCAACGGAGAATCTCAGGTTCCTACGACCGGCGCGATGCGCTCCTCTTGCTGCTCGATGTTCTCCAGGCTGAAGGAGATCCTCCAGGCTCCAAATCATCTGGTGTACAACCGGCTAGGAATCGGAGGATTCCAACTCAAGTTCTGGACCTGGGAGAATGGAGCGATGGAACTCGAATTAACCTTCAACTGGGAATCGGTTTGCTACTCGGTAGCGAGGGATTAATTCTTTATCGAATTAGTCAAGTACTATTCTGGTAAAAGGCTCGCTAATCCCTACCCAGTTACTAGGGGTATAAACCTATAACTTCATCGGCTAGCGCCGGTTTATAAAATACCACGGTTTCTAATAGTTTGTCAAGTCTTTTTTTATTATAATTCTTTAATGTTCTGAAATGTGAATTCTCACACTAGAACCTAAACAAAACAGGGGGTTGTATGAAGTGCTCTAACTGCGGCAACGAGATTTCTTGGTACTCCATTAATAAAAACCTGGTCCTTGCCTCAGATTGCTCCTTCATTTCGGCGGATCAGGACTGCCCGGAGTGTGGGGAGGAGCTGGAAATCCTCTTCGTTCTGAACGAAGATGCTGGGAGGAACTGGGATTTTTAGCTTGACAAAAATTCAGAAGTGAATTAAAATCCACGTTAATCTAAGAAAAGGAGGCCCAAAAAATGGCCGAATTCATGAACCAGAAGAGAACCCAGCCCCTTGATTCGTTTGCAAATATAGGCAGACCTGTCCCTATGGTGCGCAGACAAGTAGCCTACGAGCATTGCCGGGAGATGGGCTGCGATAGTCCTGAGTCTTGGGAGTGCGTGAATGGGATGGCTGAAATGTTGGAGAGGGACAACCCTTACGAAGCTATGGCTGCTGGGATGGTCTACCTGGATCTCACTGGTACCTACAGGATTATGGCGGCCCTTCTTACAGGCCCTACTACCGACAAATAGGAGGAATAAAATGTTCGAGCCATTCAAGCCGCCCCGTTGCCAGCACTGCAAAACGCTGCTGGTTTATAACGAGAACGCAGGTTTTTACGAGTGCCCTAACTGCGACTTCAAAATCCGATACTAAAGGAGACCCTAAAATGCCCAACCCTAAGCTGACCGAAAAAGCCAATGCCATCTACCACAGCATCGAAGAGGAGCCGAAGAAGGAATGGTCGCCTCCTAATCCCGAGTACTACCCGTTTTCCGGGTACAGCGAATATGGCCTGTTCGGGATTCCCTTCGCGATTCTTCTGTTCATGCTAGTGATCCCGCTGCACAGCCTATAAAGGAGGCCCTAAAATGACCGAACTCCAAGAACGTGCACTCCGAATGTGTAAGCCCAAAATTAAATACGCTCTGCTTTCAACCGCCCAGAAGAAAGCAGAGCAATCCTCAACAAAATCTGGGGAGAAGATCGAGCCCTACAAATGTGAAATCTGTGGGAGTTACCACATCGGCCACCCGAAGGAGTACGACTTGGAAGCGAAGCCAATCAGTGAATTGATCCTGGCTAAAGTTAGAGATCCTCTAGGCAACCATTACATCTTCTCATTAGCCGATTCTGAAGCCCTGAATGGGTCTACAGAGGACATTTATTCGAAGGGTGTACTCGTGGCCTACAAGAAAGGCAAAGACCCCTTCAAGGAGCGAGGAGGCGCTCGCTCTGCTCATTGGCGGATCTTCCAGTCGTTGTTCCCTAGATTTGTTATCGAAAGTGCCACAATGGAATTCCTGGAGGTGATTCAGACCAAAATGCAGGAGATGGGAGTCATCGGAGTAAAGGATTTGGGAGAACCTGTGACTGCAACGGATCTGCTACCAGAAGAACCTAAATCTGCTACTGGAGTGGAGAAAGAGGTAAGCCCAGAGGAGATGGCTGGGCTGACCTTGGAAGAAATTTTGTTCAAATTCAAGGAGATGTCATCGCCCCATAATGGGATCTCAGGCGACTATTTTAAAGGATTTGTTCACGGAGTTTTGACTAGGGGAATTAAGTAGCGACTTAATCTGTCGCAAGGAGGGTTTATAAAATGAAAACAGAGGAAGAGGAAATGAAGGCTCAGGGATTCATCATTGACGAGACTTGCTACTCTGGGGTCGCCTACAAAGTTGGCTGGTGTGGGCATCATGGGTATCAAAATATAAATGAGGAAAAGGGCTGTCCAGAGTGCCGCGCAGAAGCCGCCGAGTCCAAACTCGCTTCAGCCAGAAAAGCGATCACGATGTTCGACGTTACTCGAACGGATGCCTTGACCGCCGAAGAGCGCCAGAACATAACCCTCGCTATCATGCCTGCACTACTGGATGAAAACAGGAGCAACCTCTGTTTATTATTGGCGAGGTATGAGCAGGCGGTGGTTGAGGTAGAAGCTGACCTCAAGCAAGCAAGGGAGGAGCTTTTAGCTTCCGAGATGGCTAAGAATAGTATCCTAGGCAGCTATGAAAGGTTCAAAACCCGCGCCGAAGCCGCCGAGCAGCGCGAGAAGGTGCTGCAAGAGCTTCTTGAAGAATCCAAGCAGTTTTGTCTCAAAATAGACTGTGACGGAGACAACTTGAACATCGAGTTAGCGCGAAGGATTCATGCGGTACTCGCTGCGGAGAGGGTCACCAAATGACCCACTACTGCCCTAACTGTAGAACCGGCACGCTTCACAGAAAATTACCCAAGACCGGATTCTTCACTCAATTAGCCGCTTCTCTGATCTCGTTTGCCGTTATTCGGGAAGGAGTTGATCTGAGAGAACCTGAATACGAATGCCTGAAATGTGGGAGGGAGAAATAAAAAATGGACTTTAACCAGTGGTTTGCTGTCCACGCTGAGATGTCGGAATTGGGGGCCAGTAAGTATGTGGAGAGGCACCCCGAGACACTGAAAGCTTTCAACGCCGCCCTTGCTATAGGCGAGGCAAGAGGGCTGGAGCGGGCTGCAGCACTTTGTGCCGATGACTTCGAGGTGGGCTGTGAGGGCTCTGCTTGGGCTAGGCTCAGCCGCCAAGCCATAACCAACCCCGATCAATTTGTCGGCGCCGACAAATTGATCCACAAACAAATCGCCTGCGACTTCTTCCGCTGGTGGTACAACCAGCCTGGAAGCAACACGGAGCAGGGCTTTGATGATTGGTGGGAGAATCAACAGAAGGAGGCCCAAAAGTGAACCTAACTTCCTGCGGTAATTGCGGCATAGTTCTAGACCGAGACAGGATACCTGAGCCAGATATCTGGGACGAAGAAGACGGCAGCGTCAAGTCAGGAGTTGCTGCTTGGGATGGAGATGACTGGGTGCCCACCATTGAGTGCCCTGCGTGCTCCTCCAGAATACTTTATCGAGATGGGAATATAAGTTAGGAGGTCTAAAATGGAACGGTGCATTTTCTACAGCCGTGTCTCAACCAAAGGACAGTCAGAGCGACACGGACTCGACGCTCAGCGAGCCATAGTTGCTGATTACGCAACCCGTCACAATCTCGAAGTCATCAAGGAGTACACCGAGGTAGAATCTGGCTCCAACAAGGAAAGACCGGTTCTCAAGGAGGCCCTGAACTACTGCGAGTTGACCGGCTGCAGGCTGATCACAGCAAGACTTGACAGACTTTCGAGGAGCCTCTCGTTCCTCACCGTGATCCTGGATTCCGGAGTCGAGATCATCATCTGCGACTTCCCCAACACAAGCAGGTTCGTACTGAACGTGCTCGGCTGCGTAGCTGAGTACGAGTTGGAGAGGATCAGGGAGCGGACCAAGAACGGCCTGAAGGCGGCTAAGGCCAAGGGAGTTCAACTGGGCAAGGCGTGCCACTTGAACAGAGATGAAGCCAAATTTGGAGATGGCAGAATCCAAGGCTCTCTCAAGAACCGGACCAAAGCGGATCTTCGCGCCGAGAAATTGAAACCTGAAATAATCAAATTCCAGAACCAAGGAATCACCTCTTTAACCGCCTTGGCTCAGCAATTGACTGAAGCAGGAATCCAGACTCCCAGGAAGAAAAAGGTCTGGACTTCACAGGGCGTCAAGAATCTGCTGGTGAGGATTGGGTAGGATTAATTAGATTTTTTAGGTATACTTCGGTAATTAAATAGTATTTAAAATTTAATATTGATCACCATTTTAGTAGTAATTAACTTGGCTCAGGGGTAAGCCCAAGAAATTATTGGTTCTTTAAGTTTAAACTAAGAAAATTGACACGAAACTAAGATTTCTCTTGCCTTTTTACCTGAAAAGTAATACGCTTCTGAATAGGTACTGAGCAAGCAGAACCGTTTGACCTTTCATTGATTTTTGATAATTTTGCGTTGTGGTATAACGACCACAAATTCAATGCACTAGGAGAGATTTTAATGCCCCACTTGCCTACCTGTGAAAATTGTCCTCGCCACCTCAACCAACTCCAAGCCGTAGCAGAAATGCTCACGGACGATCACAAGGACTCGCTGCAAGAGACTTTGTGCGATGATCACGAAGATGGCTCTTGCCCTAACAACCCCTGGAGCGTGTAGCATTTTTGTTTGAGCAGGACCACAATTGAATATCCAATCTTCCTGAAGGGCCTCTTAATCGAGGCCCTTGCTATTCTGAGATAAATTCACAAGTGCATTTTTATCTTGACTTATTGTTAGAGATGGTATATACTCACATCTGAATTAAAAATCATTTTAAACGGGAGCAAAATTATGTCGGTAAGCTACACCCTTATCGGAGCAATCACAGCGATCATTGGCTACCACATCCACCAGAGCGTCTTCTTCACAATCATGGATTTCTTGTTCTGGGGTATCGTCTGGATCAAATGGCTGATCTTCCACGAAGTCACGCTGAGCATCATCAAGTCCGCTTTCGCGTGGTTCTTCGTCTAACAAATTCATATCTGAATTTAAAAGGAGGTGATTTAAAAGTGATGGTCAAGCATTGCATCGCTCTCGACGAGGACACTACGAAAAAACTGGATGAACTCGTTAGGCTAGGCACAGGGAAATCCAACAAATCCCTGATCCTCAGAGAGTTGATTGACAAGGAGTACGTTTTGAGAAAAGGAGTTTTGAATGAGGCTTAAAATCCGGGTGGCTCACCTGGCCCAGATCGGAGTTCTGCTGGTGATTTTAACTGCAGCAGCAACGGCGGTCGCAACCAAGGCGCTCTTGGATGTTAGGAAGGTGGATCAAAAAGCCCAAGTTTTGCTTGAAGGGAGGAAGCATGAAGTTGATGCTACGACTCAAAGGCTGAAGCTTTGGTACATGGAGAAGAACGAAAGGCTTTGGTCCGAGCTTGCTGAGTACCAGGCAGCAGCTACGATCAAAGCCGCAAGAGAGCAGCATCTTGACCTGAGTTTATTAGTCGGGACAATCACTGCCGAATCTGAGGGGTACCCATTTGCAAGAAGCAGGACCGGCGCTAAAGGCTCGGGGCAAGTAGATTTCAAAGCTCATGCCGATAGGTTCCCCCTAATTACGAAGGAGTCTGAAAAGTATGATCCCGAGGTTAACATCAGGTGCTCTGCTGTACTTTTAAAAGAGTACACGATGAAGTACGGGGTCCGGAACGGCCTGCAGGTCTACAACTTAGGCACTGGGTCATTTGAGAGGGGCAGGCGGAACCCGAAGTATTCACGAAAAGTGTTGAAATTGGCTAGGGAATATCGACATTTTTAAATGGAATTCACATCTGAATCTAGGAGGAAGTAAATGCACATCGAAGTGTGGAGATTTGCAGACGAGATAAAAAAGTTGATCAAGTACGAAGACACCCACTGGGAAATCAGATTGTATGGGCCTTCGCTGGTGGAACAGGCGAAGAAGCCATTCAACACCCAGCACCCGGTACAAATAGGCCAGCGGATTTTGATGCACCACTTCGGAGAAATCCTCGCAGCACGATTCAAGAAGTGGATTGACATGAACTACGAAATCGGCTCGGATGATCGTGAGTGGAGTTCGACGGGAGTTGTGGTAGAGGAGATGGCTGCATGATCGAGCAAGTAAAACCTGAGGTGGTCCTGGTGACCTGCACCGAGGACCGGATGGTTCCTGCTAAAGCCGCTAGACTCTGCACCTCGACCAAAACTGTGGCTGAAATCTTAGAGCCCTTTGATGGCGACGAGGCGATTATGGATCAGGTCATGGGCTACGGGCACCAGTCAATCGCGGAGCACTTCTCGGTGACCTTCGGAGTTTCTGGGATCAGCCGCGTGACTGAGACTCAGATGGTGAGGCACAAAGTTGGAACTTCATATTCAGTCAAATCCGGGAGGTACACGAAGGTCGGAGAGAATTTCAAGGTGGTGGTTCCTGAGAAGATCAAGGGGCGGCGGGTGAATATCAGGATACCATTTCCGATAAGCGTAGAGAAGATTCTGGACTACGCCCACCGCGCCTACCTCGACCTACTGGACCAAGGAGTTCCTCCCGAAGACGCCCGCTACATCCTACCACAAGCTACAGCGACCCAACTGCTGGTGACGATGAATGCAAGACAGTTGCTTCACTTCTTCGGAGAGCGCTGCTGCTCTAAAGCTCAGTGGGAGATTCGAGAGGTAGCAAATCAGATGCTTCAGATTTGCCTGGAGGTGCACCCAGTTTTATTCAAGGGTGCTGGTCCCAAATGTCTGGCGCTTGGGTTTTGCCCCGAGAAGAATTCGTGCGGGCTGCGCCCTCCCAAGCAAGCGTAGGACATTTCGAACCTCCTTGTTTTGAAAATCTGAATGAAACCACTTGACACCTCCGAAGCAGATGTGTATTCTTAATCACAAATGGATGGATACCAAAAGCGGAGGCGAAATGACTCTCGACCCTGATCATGCGGAGCAGTTCCAGGAGTTGGTCAAGGAGAGAATCAAGGGCATTTCGCCAGCATTTGCGGCCTTATTTCTGCTAGTGGCTGAAAACGAGGGCATTACGATCTCGGAACTTAAGGACCTTTCTCGAATTGGCAGATGTACCCTGACCAAGATGCTGCGGTTATTGGGTCCTGCTTATGTAGGCCACAACGGGGCAGGAAAGGCCATAAAAATGGGATTTGGGTTGATTCGCCTGCAGGTCAGTTTGGGGAATCGACGGGAGCGCGTAGTGGTTCTATCCGTCAAGGGTAAAAAGATTTTCAAGGAGCTGATGGCTAAAACCTCAGCCTAAAAATTTTTAAGCTAGGCAATTCACAATCGAATGCAAATTCTAATTTGAATTGCTAACTTAAAAATACCAAATAAACAAGGAGGTAAACGAAATGGCTGGCTTAACTAAGGGTCTCATGAAATTCAAGAAGTCGCAGCATGTGCTGGAGCAAATTTTCGCTGAACTTCCGCTGCAGCACGTCATGCTGCTCTTAGCGATAGCTGAGGAGGATGGGATCACCCAGCCGAAAATAGCGGATAAACTTGGGTGGCCGCAAGGCACCGTTTCTCGAAACGTGAAAAAACTTTCGGTCTACCTGGTGGAATCCGAGACGGGAGCTAAGAGGAAAGCGGGTTACGAGTTGGTCGAACAGCGCCCCGATACCTTCGACCGGAAGGCGAACGCGGTTTACCTGACTCCTAAAGGTAAGAAGGTTCTGAAGGAGATCTCGGACATTATTGAGGGTTGATTGGAAGGGAGCGGTTCTTTGTGGGCCGCTTCCTTTTGGAGTAGGAATTCAGAAGTGAATTTTAAAGGAGGAGAAAATGAGCAAGCTCAACAGGTTGTTCTCGACGGTTCCACTGGAGGAAATTGAGCAGTCTGCTCAGCAGCAGATTTTTGATGTACTGGAATTGGATTGCCTGAAGAAGCTGGCGATCATGCCGGATGTCCATGCAGGTTACGACCTGCCGATTGGAGGAGTCGCTCTTTTAGAGGGGATGATCTCTCCTTCTTTCGTCGGATACGATATCGGGTGCCTTGATAAGGACACTGAGTTTTTGTCTCCTAGTGGTTGGGTTAAAATTTCAGAATACGGGGGTGGCGAGGTACTTCAGTACAACCCGACTACCGATGAAGCATCGTTTGTAGTACCCCAGCGTTATGTGGTGCAACCATCAGAGGGCTTCTACCATCTGTGGCACAAGGATGGCATGGATCAAATGCTGTCTTCGGGTCACAAGGTGCTGTTCTGGCATGGATACAAGTCGCGGGGGTATAAGCCCAAAGTGTATGCAACTAAAGAACTAGTGGAAAAGCACAGGTCTCTAGGTAAAGGACTACAAGGCGGAATAAAAACCACGTTCAAATTAAGTAATCCTGATTTGGATATGACTGATGCTATCCTCAGGGTAATTGTCATGGTGAGTGCGGATGGGCACATAAGAAAGCAAGGCACCACTGAACTACACTTCAGAAAAGAGAGGAAAATAATTAGAGCCCAGGAACTGCTTAACCAGGCGGGAATAAATTACGAGTTAACCGTAGGTGTGGATGGCAGCACCTACATATACTTCAGGGACTATCGAGTCACTAAGGACCTGTCTATTTTCTGGGCAAGTAGCGAAGCGCAACTCAGAATTATTGCAGAAGAATGTTTGCATTGGGATGGTACAGTGGGTGAGCACGAAGCTTTTTCCGCTACTTGCAAGCAAAATGCGGATTTAATTCAGTATGCCTTTACGGTGGCGGGGGCCAGAACTGGCATACACTGCCACTCTTACGAGGGGAAAGATTGGAACTCAACTTGGTGGGTTTACAAAACCAAAAACGAGTATGTGGGACTAACCAAAAACGAGGCGATTAACTTCGTGTCGTCTCAAGACGGTAAAGAATATTGCTTCACGGTTCCTTCGGGATATTTCGTAGCTAGGCGCAACAACAAGATTTTTATCACTGGAAACTGTGGAATGTGCTCGTTAGACACAGGCATCAAGGCTGCGAGCGTGACTACCCTCCGAGGCATCTACAACGACATCCTGAAGGTGATTCCTACGGGGTTCTCCTCACATACAAAGGACCAAGGCTACGATTGGGTGCTGTTTTCAGACGTGATGGATGTTAACACGCACCAGCGAGTCCAGGCTAAAGTTGGCACCCAACTCGGAACGCTAGGTGGCGGAAATCATTTCATAGAGCTTGGCGAGAACCAGAAGGGCAACCTCTGCGTCACGATTCACTCGGGGTCCAGGAACGTAGGCCATACAATCGGCGGTTGGTACATGAAGAAGGGCCGGTTGTTCCCTCTGGAGTCTGAGCTTGGACAGGCTTATCTTCAGGACATGAATTTCGCTCTGGAGTGGGCACTGGAGAATCGGCTGCGGATGATGACCCAAGTGCTACAATGCCTAGGGCTGCACCCTAACCAGTTAGCGAACCGCGTCATCAACGAGAACCACAATCACGCCGTCGTAACTCCTGAGGGCGTCCTGCACCGCAAAGGAGCGACTCCTGCGGACCTGGGGCAGCTTGGTGTGATCCCAGCCAACATGCGAGATGGCGTGTACATCACGGAAGGCTTGGGCGAGTCCTATTATCTCTCCTCGGCATCTCACGGCTGCGGTAGGGTCATGGGAAGGAACCAAGCGAAGAAGACGCTGGATTATCAGGAGTTCAAGGACGGGATGCAAGGCATCATCTGCTCCACCAACCGCTCAATCCTGGATGAGGCGCCCGCCGCCTACAAGGACATCAATTACGTGCTGGCAAAGCAGGAGGGAGTCACCGTGAGTGTGATCGACCACATCAGGCCGCTGCTGAATATTAAAGCGGCGGAATAAGGAGGAGAAGATGAGAATTTTCGCAGCAGCTTTTATAATCTGGTGCCTCGGCACTGGAGTTGCTCAGGCAGGGACTGAGGTTCGTCGAGTAGGTGACGAAAGAGGAGGCACACAAGCTACAATTTTCGTTAGGCCGTTCTGCAAATTCGGCTTACAATTTCTGGCGGTCACTAGTAGAGTCGATAACGGTAATTACGGCTTCGAGGACAACGTGACCGGGATTCAGGTGATGCGAGAGGGACAATCTTTAATACCGATGAAGTGTCAAGAGGATGCTGCAGAACCAGTCGTGAGGTACAAATAAGGAGCCAACAATGGCAATTAAATTTGAAAAGATCCAACCTGGATGGTGAAATACGAGATTCGAAGGGAGGAATAAAAATGAAACCAGATAAAATTGGAGTCCACACAACTCACTGCTGCACCCGCCATGGCTGCAAGTACGGTGACAAGGATTGCCCGGTGGTTACAGGCCAGGTGAAGCAGGAATACCTCTGCGAGGAATGTGGGGATGTCCCGCTGCTCCGCGATCAGGAGTACGTCTACCTCCGCTGCACCAGATGTGGTGAAAGGATTAAGCTTGGGAGGAACGCAGGAGGAGGCTGGTGGGGTGGGTTTCCAGGAATGACGGACTTCCTACTGGAGCACTCTGGCTGCGGGACTCAAGACATCAAGTTGGAATGGGAGTAGGCGATGTTTCTGTTGAACACCAAAATAGTTGAAGCTTTTAACCGAGCAGATTTGTTGATGGCAATGAACTCAGGCGAGTTCTGGCGTTACCTAGAACTCAAAAAGGACATCCTCAAGGACGACTTCAGGGAAGACCTTTTACTTTAACAAATTCACATCTGAATAGAAATGGAGGTTTGAATGCCGGTTTATTTAATTTGCTTGCTAATAATCATCGGGATGATTCCGGTCGGGCTGCTGCTCCGCTATGCAGCGGAAAAGACACTCGGGCGCGGGTTTAACTGGGTGCAAGAAGGCAAGGAGGCGATGGTCCTAGTCGGGAAGAAAAATGTTTTTCTATGGCTGCTTCTGGCTCTTGAGGGCATCATCTCAAACTTTGCGCTCCTGGGTTTCATCGTAGGAATCCCGCTTTATTTTTGGAAGGGGATCTGATTGTGACCAAAACAAGCAGAACCATCTTCCCTCTCTGTGGGATCACCTACGCCGACTGTGTGAGTGTGGCTGGGGTGAACCAGAGGGAAGCGGCTAGGAAACTAGGGATTGCCGAGGACCATTTTCGTAGGGTAATCAATATGTTAGGTATGGGGCACTGGTACCCAGATGTCAGACCCCGCCCAAGGTGTGTTTCCAAAGAGGATGTTATTCAGGTGGCTTCTGAGAAATTCACTAGAAGGGACGCTGCTCATATTTTAGGAATCAGTTACGGTTATTTGCGAGACCTGATCCAAGAATGGGATTTGGGTGGGCATTTCATCAGTGGGAACGAAGCTAGAAGCGTGGCCCGGAAAGGCTACTGCAGCCACAACTTGGTTCAATCAATGAGGTAAACCAAAGCCCTACCAGGGCTAAATCAAAGGAGAGTAAAATGAGAAAATTGTTTTTCGCAGTCGCAGCACTTCTGATCTTCAGCACGTCGGCTTACGCTGAAGCCACCTTCGACCAGATCCAAGGGCTCATCAAGAAACAAGACTACGCCGCTGCAGTCCAAGGTCTGACTGTCATCATCCAGAACCATCCGAAGTCGGCTAAGGCCTACTACGCGATGGCTCAGGCGCAGGCAGGCGCCGGGAATCAGGACAAGGCAAGTCTCGCACTGGATATGGCGAAGGGCCTCGATCCGAGCCTCAGCTTCGCGTCATCAGGCAACGTCGAGAACCTCCAAGAGGCCCTCCTGCCCCAAACCAAGAAGATCGAGGCAATCGAGGGCCACTTCCTCAGGAACTTCCTGATCTTCCTGCTTATTGCTGGTGGAGGTGTCGGAGCGTTCTTCTACTTCAGGAGGAAGAAAGCGTCAGTGCAGCGCCCTCTTGCCGCTCCTGTGGCCCGCGAGTATCGACCGGCGTACCAACCGAGGGCTGCTTACGTCCCTTCTGTTTCTACTCCTGCCCCTGTCGCGGGTTACGTAGCTCCTAGCCACACCACCGTAGTGAACAACGGCGGTAGTCACGATCTTTTGACTGGAGTGGTGCTCGGCTCGATGCTGTCCAACTCCCATGACCACGCTCACAAGGTGGTCGAAGAGAAGCACATCGTTCAAGAGAGGGTCGTTGAGCGTGAACCGGAGGTCTCTTCTTGGGAGGATAAATCTTCTGCGGCTAAATCTTCGTGGGAAGACAGCGCTCCTTCGGTTTCCAGCTCCCCTTCTGACTCTGGCTCCAGCAGCTCGTCGTGGGATTAGACATATGGAAAGCGTGGTCGCTTGTATATTGGCCCTGGGGCTCCTGATTGGTGGCTTCGCCGGATATCAGGTTGGAAAATTTAGGTTTAAGGGGAAGTAGAAATGAAACCTACAAGTTTTAAAGGACAGAACATAATTTTAGGCAAGGATCAGCCCGAGTACCTGGATCTGCCTGCGCTCAGGTGCGACGATGAAGCAGGAACAACTTGGTCGTGCTGGGAATTGGACGACGCTGATCTTGCGGACATGATCAAGCACCGGAAGATCTGGGTTGGGCAGCTTACTTTCGGGCGCCCGTTTTCTCCTCAGATGATCACCACGTCGATGCCGCTTGAGGTCTCGGTCGCTGCTTACAAGGAAAGGGAGGAGCCACACGTCTTGTTGTTTGACTGCCCAGTAGATTGTGTTGGATCGGGGTACGGCCAGGATGGTCACACATACTACGGCGTTCTTCGCTACGCGGAAGGGAGTTGGATACCTGCAGATGGAAAACCTGACCTTGCGTTTGTGGGGTTCACTATTGGAGGGGCTCCTGTTTTCTACGGAGTGGATATCCAGGGCGAAGTTGCGAGCAACCACCCCAATCGAGTCGCATACAATTCTGCGGCGTCTGTATGCTCCGCTAGAAGCGGATGCGGTACAGGCAGGGTCGTGGCACGTGAAGTAGCAAAGGCCGAAAAAATCTCCAAAGTGACCACCTACTAATGCCCATCCTGATAAGAAATTTGGCCCGAGTTGAACTTCAGGATTTTCACAAGCTAGAAGTCCTGAAAATGTACAGTCATGAAAATCGAAACGGGGAGGTGATCCAAAATTATATTTATCGGGATGGAGTTGCTTACCTCCCGTTGAATGCTACCAAGCTTGGGCTTGTGTCGGTATTGACTGGGCAGGAACTGGTGGATGAGCGAAGTAAAGGGGGCGGGCTGAAGGAACCTTTTTGTTTGAATCCTGCGTTCAAATTCCGCGAGCACCAGGTTGAGGCAGCGCCCAAACTTCTGTCCTTCACTCAGAAGAACCAGTACTCGCTTTTGAGAGCTGCCTGCTCGACCGGAAAAACAGTAGTAATGACGTGGGTTTCCGGGCGTCTAGGGAAAAGGGTTCTGGTCCTGGTGGACCAAGGCAATCTAGCGGATCAGTGGAAGGAGGCCTTCGAGTTGGTCTGGGGTAGGGAGGCGACGATCCTCAGGAAGGAGGAAGATCTCGGCGCAGACGTGCTGATTTGCACCTTCCAGCTTTTAAATAAGCACAAGGACTGGCTCCCGAAAATCAAGGACGCCTTTGGCACCTGCCTACTCGACGAGTTCCACGGAGACGCAGCCAAGACATACCGCATGATCCTCTTCGGACTGAATAACTTCTACCGCATCGGGACCACAGCTACCTTGATGCGAAAGGGGTTTTCTGAGGAGGTGCTGACGGACCTCGTAGCGGATGTCTCGGTGGAGATGGTGGACCAGAAGGCGTTGATCCCGGAGATCCGGTTCATCCCGACTGATGTTGGCTGGTGCTCGAATAACCCCGACGACTTCTCCAAGATCTTGACGGAGCTTTCTCAGAACGACAAGCGGAACGAGCGGATTATCAACCTGATCCGGGAGCAGGTTAGTTTGGGAAGGAAGGTCCTTTTCGTTGGGGCGCGAACCGAGTCTCTGGCGTACCTCCACAGCAAAGCCAGCGAGTTCTGCTCAGCCGTCTTGTACGTAGGCTCGACTACGCAGAAGCAGGATCTTGCGTTGAGGGAAGGGCTGGCTTCGGGAGTCACCCAGGTCATCTTCGCAGATAAGAAGATAGAAAAAGGTGTTGATTTACCTGCACTTAACGTTCTTATTTTAGCAAAGCCAGTCAACAATGAAGCGGCTGTCACCCAGTTGGTTGGCCGCATAGTTAGACCGCTGGAAGGCAAACCAACCCCAATTGTCTACGATCTCTACGACCGAGGCAGTTTATCCTGGAGGTTCGCAGGCAATCGGCTGAGGCGGTACCGAGGACTTGGATACAAAATTATTGGCAACCCTGATTTTTCTCTTGACACGCCGTTTGGCTCGTGCTAAGTTGAATTCAGGTGTGAATTAAAAATGATGAAGTGAATTGGAGGCAGGATGAAATTTAAGGTTGGAGATCGGGTAGTTATCGTTAAGGGCTCTGAAGAACATGGGATTCCTGTGGGTACCATCTGCGAGGTGTTTGACGCTGAAGACAGCCACGAGTTCCCCTACGAACTTCTGAACTTGTGCAACAGTAAGGTTTACAGCGAGAGCGTAACCGAATACGAAATCGAATTTGCTACGGAGGACTAGATGGAAGAAAAAGCGCTGGACGCGCACTACGATTACGAGTTCAAGGGGATCAGGCTAGACCCCTACCGCATCATGCAGGTCTACAACAAGATCACCCACCCGGCCCACCAGCACGCCTTCAAGAAGCTGCTTCGGGCTGGTGAATCAGTCAAGCCACTCAAGCAGGACATCCGCGAAGTTATCATGACGCTGGAGCGCTGGCTGGGGATGATCGAGGAAGAGGAGGGGGTTGAGAAGCAGGTGAACTTTTCACAGGAATCACTTTTGGATTGGATTACCCGTGATGCAACAAAAGGGGGATGGACTCCTTCACCCGATCAAGTTCTAACAGGCACTGGAGGTCACGTAGGGACAATCCCCAGAGGTGGCGGAATGAGACTAGGAACTGAGCTTGGTGGAATCGCCTACTGCTCCGATTCCACCAGGAATGATCCTAGTAAGTCCGACTCCTCCGTACTTACTACGCAAGATCCTGAGGATAATCTGGATCGTGAGATCAGGAACTTGGAGCAGGAGGAGAAGGAAAAGGCTGGGGTGTGGGACATAAAGGAATTAATTAAAACCCTCAACAGCCGGATTCAAGAGGCTGAGGAACCTGGCGCCTACTACCACGCGGACGTGTCCAAAATTATCAAGGATATCGCCGACTTCGGGAGTTACGCGCTAGGCAACTACGAAGGGCTCAACCTCGCTGAATCGAACCTGGACCTCGGTGCAACAAACCGCTTGAAACCTGTGGAGGATAAGGCTGAAATTCAGGACGACTCTAAATTGGACCCGGCAGAGTATGGAGTCACTTGGAACTTTTCAGGCGGACGGGTGAAACCTGCGGAAGCCTGCATCAAGCAGTCGATCAAAACTCTCGAAGACGCCTACGACACTCCGGAGGTGAAGGACGAAGAAGTCGCTCAGGTAAAGGGCTGTTTCAACACTGGCGCCAGAACTTTCAGGGCTTACTAAATGAGCGCCTCGGTTCAACTGGAACTCAACGCGCTCAAGAAGGTGCTCCAAGACAAAAATCCGGAATTGCTGGTCAGGCTTTCCCCGAGGCACTTCGGCAACGAGGAGCTTGCCAAGCTTTTCTCTCTAGTTAAGAGATTCTTCGTAGACACGGGCCAGTTCATCGGCTGGGATGTTCTCAGGAGCAATGTAGCCTCCAAGTGCTCGACAGCGGACAAGCAGCGGTACCTGATGGCTCTCCTAGATCAGATCCAAGAAAGGGACATCGCTGGCTTGACCGACGATATGCTCATGGCCGAGTTGACGGACCAAGTTAAGATGCGACATTTGCTTCTGGGTCTCCAAGATATCGCCCACGCCGCTGAAGCAAGGGACACAGAGAAGGCCTTCGCGCTTTTTAGCGGGTTGCAGGAGCAGATCCTTCTGACGGGCGATAACGAGATTTTGAATTCCGACATGCTCGCCCTTGCGGGCGCAGACGTTAGCTTCGAGTGGCGCACAACCGGAGTTCCGGATATCGACCGCAGGAATGGGATTTCTCTTGGTTCGTTGGTTCTGATTTGTGGCGACACCGGGACGGGGAAATCGACCCGAGCCCATTCCATCGGCATCCACCAGTACAACAAGTACCGCGAGGGCGTTGCCTACTGGAGTTGGGAGCAGGGCAAGAAAGAGATCATGGCGAGGATCTGGTCGCACGAATCTGATGTGGATCTCGGCAACATTATTTCTGACGAATTGACGAGGGAAGAGCGGGGGAAGCTTAGGGTTGCGAAGTTGAAATTCCTCTTCATCAATTCAGATGTGAATTTTGTGGAGGAGAGCCTTGAGTCTGGTTTATCAGAGGAAGAATTCATCCGGGAAGCGGCTCTGCGATTCGAGCGGAAACCGGAAGGATTTTATATTTACGACCACGCTCCGAACTTCGATGACCTACTGGTGGAGATGGAACTGCTGAGGAGCACGAAGGGCGTCCGGATTTATATTTGTGACTACATAACTATCATCCCGGCAGGTGCAGGGCACCGAGGACTTCAAAGCTGGGAGCGCTATCTTGAAATGTCAAAGGCCCTTAAGACCTTCGCCAGGAGGGGAAACTGCATCGTCATCACGCCCCTGCAGTTCGACTCCAAAGAAGGCAAGATCCGCTTTTCCCAAAACATTATCAACGACGCGGACTTGGCGCTGTTCATGAGCCAAGACAAAGAGGACCTTGAACTCGGGACCGTTACCAACAAGTTCGCTAAATTTAGGAATTACCGGACGATCCCAGGAGAGCCCTTGTCCAACTTCAAGCAGCTACGGGCTTTTGATCGGGCGAAATTTTTAGACATAAGTTTTTAAGGAGGAATCTTGAAAGTCTACACCGAGCACGTCTGGTGCTGCTACAACTGCCCTAATCGGCAAAAAGGTTACGGCGCGGATTACTGCTCTAATAGCGGGAAGGACATTCACAACACGAATGAGATCTCCTGGCACTGCCCCCTCCCCAACTCGGAGGAGACCCAATGCAAATGAGATGCCCTCTCCTGAAATGTGGAGGGACCAAGGATGCGACCGTCTGCGTCTACATGTGCAAGACGGGCACGAAATCGAAGTGCCCTGAATATTCAAGGAAGTACCAGGAACTTCTAAAATTTCAGCCTGAGGAAAAAATTACGGAGAAGTATGGGGCACCTGAATTGGTGCTGCCACTATCGCTGAGGAAAAAGAGGAGGAAGCGTGTTTAGGTTGGGATTGGCTGCTGAGGATAAGCCCACAGCAGACTTGCACAAGTCAGTAAATCGAGGAGGCGACCTGCGACCTTTTATCAAGGAGGAGATCGCACTGTGCGCTAGGTGTGGAGGCACGGGAGAAATCCAGCGCGAGGAGTTGGCTGACTACCATCACCGCGAGTACAACCGCTGGTTAGAGCCCTGCGACGAATGCAACTCGACCGGAAGGATCTACAAGCAAACCCTGAGTCTGACAGGATTCAGGCCATTTAAGGAGGCAGGAGATGGAAATTAAAGCTGGAGACAAAGTTAGGATCAAGAGTTGGGAGAAGCTGCTTGAGGAGAACGCAGAATTCTATGCAGAGGCCTACGTGGAAATTGATCGCGGACCCGCGTTTGTTGAGGAGATGCAGGAGTTTTGTGGGAAAGACCTGATCGTGGCTAATACCTGGGACCACGAAGAGGAAGATGAGCAAACCTATACTTGGTTCGAGCAAGAGGGCGGTGGCTATACTTTCTCCTCCTGGATGGTCGAGGAGGTTATCTCGAATGAAATATAATTTTTTCTGCAGGCATTGTGGATTCTCCATCCTCTCCAACGACAAAGCTGAAATAAAATTCGCCAAGCAGATGCACAAGGCCAGAGTAATCAAGGACCTGCAGGGATTCAAGCGGGTCATCCCGAAGTGCATCCTGGTTCCCGTAGGTGATTCCGGGACGGTCGCTCGTCCTGGCTTGGCACACATTCTGGAAGCGCGGAGGGGCTATGTTGGGTAAGATCGAGAAATTCGTTAGCGAACTCGTAGTCTCGCTGATAGCAGCCTGCATCCTCTATGGAATCGCAGGGCTTTGCCTCGGGCTAGGCGCTCTTGGGCTGGATTACTTCCGCGCTTCGGTGCGAGTAAATTTTGGAGGTTAAAGATGAGCGTTGATTGGTATGCGTGTGAAAGGTGTGGCGAGACATTTCCGGATTGTGGGGATTACGTCCGTTGCGCCTGCTGCATGAAGTGGTGCTCCGATGAGTGCGCCGAGAAGGACGGTTTCGTGTGTCCCGATGTAGTAGACGAAGATTCCGACGAGGAATCCTCCTGCAAGTTCTGCCGAGGGGAAGACGTGGACAACGACACTCTCCTGAAGCACTGCCTCAAGATGCTAGACATCTCCCGAGAGGACGCTGTGGCGAACTACTTTGGCAGAGGCTAGTTACAACAAATCCCCAATCGAGCCGCTGGGTTACCTAGGCTGGAAACAACATTCAACCTTCAAGCACCACCTCAGAATCCCGCTGCCTTATCTCAAGGTAGTGGTAAAAAATTACCGGGACCTCACTGAGGTCCCAATTTTATTGCCTGGTTTGATCGAGAAAATCGACCAGCACCTTTGGAGCACCATGCAAGAATTAGAGTTTTTCGAGAAGAAGCTGAAAGCCTCCGGAGTCCCGGTCCCGTACATCCGGAATAATGAAACGCCGGTCGCGGGAGTCAAGACCGTGAACGCCTACGATTTGATTCTGGGTGACATAAATAAAATCCTTGGAAAGCCGTTGGTCCTCTACTTCCACTCGGGGTTTGAGTCCGCTGCTCTTCAGGCCGCGTCGAACGTGATTAAGGCAGCGATAAAATCCGGAGTCGATGCCAAGATGACTAGTTTTGGGAAGCTCATGGAGGAAGTCAAAAAGTGGGACCAGAATAATTACGTGGCGACCTCAGCCGATAAAGCTGAAATCCTTTGTCTGTACATGGTTGGCACGGAGTACACCACCGAGTTTAGTCAGTCGGTACTGCGAATGCTGATCCAGCACCGCAGGACGGAAGGCAAGCCAACGTTAGTTTGTTCACATTTGGACCCTGTGGAGTTCAAAAAGAGGTACTTCGAACTGACAGGGGTTGCTATGAAATGGGAAGACCCTGGGATGGTAGTGACGGTCGATGAGTTGGTTAAGTATTTGAAGTCTTAGGCGCTTTTGCGCCTAAACAAATTCAGAAGTGAATAGGAGAAGTAAAATGATGATTTTGGGAATGAAGTACAAGGACAAGATTACCGGGTTCACCGGCATTGCTACTGGGCATTGCGAGTACATCAGCGGCTGCAACCAAACACTGCTTGCACCTGCTGTCAGCGAGGCTGGGGATTTCAAGGAAGGCCGCTGGTTCGACGATCAGCGCCTCGACACAGTAGGCAACTCGGTGATCCTGCTCGACAACAGCGAGACCCCTGGCTGCGACATCGCGGCTCCGGTGAGGTAGTTTTGGTCGAACAAATTCAGATATGAATAGGAGGGGAAATGGCTTATACCGCAGTAATTTCGAAGTTGGAAAATGTGAGGAAGCACTCGAACGCTGATCGCCTGAACGTGGCTACGTGCCTCGGCTACCAGGTGATCGTAGGCCTTGAGGCCAAGGAAGGCGAAGTCGTGGTGCTGTTCCCGGATGACGGGCAGATCTCCGAGGTGTTCGCTAAGGCCAACGATTTGGTTGGCTACACGGACCCAGAGACCGGAGAGAGGAAAGGCGGCTACTTCGATGCGAGTCGCAGGGTCCGTGCTCAGAAGTTTCGTGGCGAGAAGTCGGAGGCTTTCGTGATCGGGCTGCACTCACTGGCCTTCACGGGTTACGACCTGAAGAAGCTGGAAGTCGGGACCAAGTTCGTAGAACTGGGTGGAATCTCGATCTGCAACAAGTTCGTGACCGAGGCTACCAAGAGAGCAGCCGCAGCAAACAAGCCGAAAACACCCAAGCTGAACGAGTCATTGAAGAGGATGTTCCCTGAGCACCTCGAAACCGACCAACTCAGGCACGCAAGGCCTGACGAGTTGATGGGCCTGGTGACGCTGACGGCTAAATTACACGGCACCTCGGGCAGAAGTTCGAAGCTGAGGGTCAAAGAAGAGCGCCCGCTGAAATGGCGTGAGGAACTTTACTTCGCATTCGCTGACGCATTCTTCGGTCCCGAGAAGCACCTCTTCAACTTCTTCCTGTCGGACCTGAAGAAGGAGCAACTTCGTGAAAGGCCTTCCTACGAAATCTGGAAGTCGGTCTACGGCACGCGGAGGGTGATCAAGGGCGAGGTCCGAGGCGAAGTCAATGAGGTCGATAAGGACTTCCGCGAGAAGTGCCACCAACGGCTTGCGCCTCACCTCAAGCAGAATGAGGTCTGGTACTACGAGATCGTAGGCTTCGAGGAATCAGGCAGGCCGATCATGAGCACCGTCGATTGCTTGAAGATGGGTAAGGATTTCGTGAAGCGCTTTGGTAAGACCATGACCTACAAGTACGGCTGCTTGCCTGCCGAGTGCGAGATCTACGTCTACCGGATCGCCCTGATGGGTGAAGACGGCGGGATGCTGGAGATGCCTTGGGGAGTTGTGAAGGAGCGCTGCAGGAAAGCTGGGGTGAAACATGTGCCTGAGGTAAAAGCGGCGGATTGGTGTCGAACCCGACTGGTCCGAACTGAGGATAACGTGGTTGCCTTGAAGGATTGGGTGGAAATTTTGACTGACAAAGTGGACATCGCAGATCCTATCGACCAGAGCCATATCAGAGAAGGCGTGTGCGTCCGAGTCGATAATCTCGAAACCGGCTCCATGAAAATCTTCAAGAACAAGACGCTAGATTTCAAGATTTTAGAGGGCATCGTAAAGGACACCGGAGTGGTTGATACAGAGGAAGTAGAAGCGGAGGCCACATGAACCCAATAAAGCAACTCATGATCCACGCGGTGATGGGTAGGGCATTTCTAAACTGTGCTGACGCAAGCCAAATGGAGAACAAAGGATTCGCTAAGTTCTCCGGGAACCAGCACAACGAGTCTTGGGCTTGGAACAAGGAAGCCCTTGGGAAACTGAGTACCGAGGAATTAGTGGATTTGTATAAAAGGGAGGTTTAGCCGGATGAAGCACCATTTCCTCAACCTGACCAACGGAATCCAAGCCATTCAGGACTACGGCTTGGAGGACGTTAGGTTCATCCGAATCCAGTCTACGGCCTGCGAGCAGAAGCGCTGGGAAGACATTTTGATGACTCTCTCCGACGACTTCCTGATGTCCGCTGTGCTAGGACACGAGTGTGTGGTCTACGACTACGGCGCCAACAAGGACGTTCCGCGTGCTGTTTGGCAGGGGCTTGAGTGGGTGAAGTACGTCCTGTCGCGCAGGTGGCACGGAGAAATTTACCGCCCTGTGGGTAGGGCGAAGGCCTGCCAAAATTACTTCGCGGTCCAATACTCCGGATTAAGCAGCCGCGCTAAAAGCAGGCTCGATTACTTCGCCCGGTACCTGAACGGCCCCCTTCGGATTAGCGCGATCACGGGCGCAACCGACAAAGACGGCAAGACCGAGTGGTACGCGGGGATCGTTAAGGGCTGGACCTTGGCTGAGGCTGCGTGATGGAAATCCTTGAACTCCTAGAAAGCAAGGGCATCGACTACGAGCACAAGGGCGGGGATGAAGTGGCCGTAGTTTGCCCCCATCAGCACCTGCATTCTGGTGGCGTGGATAATAAGCCCAGCCTAGGAATTAACGTCGAAAAAAGGGTGGCCCATTGCTTCGCATGTGGGTTCTCTTTGAACGAAGCAGGACTCCACCGGTGGCTCCTCGGTGAAGAACTAGATGAAATGCAGGAGCTTGGGCTTGGGCTAAGAGGGATTCTGTCCAGAATGAGCAAGACCGAATCCCTCCCAGTTGTCGAGGAGGAGCAGTCGGTATTTTTTCCGAGTGGGGAAATTTGGGACGAGGACGGATACCGAGGCATCAGCTTGGAGACCTACAGGCGGGTTGGGGCGATACGTTGTAGTCGAGGTCGTTATGCTGGAAGAATCGTCTTCCCCGTTTATTTGAATGGGGAATTAATCGGAGTGGATGCTAGGGCTCTTGGTGATGAGCAACCCAAGTGGATTCGTAATAAAGGGCTGCTCGTAAAATCAAAATGGATTGCGTGTCACGACATTATCAAGGCGATGAAGCCTGACTTAATTTTACTAGGGGAAGGCCACTTTCATGCGATCAACGGGATCGACAAAGGCTACGCAGCCACTTGTGCCTTCGGAGTAAATAATTGGTCAAAAAACAAGGTCATGCTCTTGCTGTCGATGGGGGCAACGGAAGTCTGCTTCTTCCCAGATTGTGACAAACCTGGATACCAAGCGACTCAGCGAATTTGTGCTTCGCTGATGCCCTGGTTCAAGGTCACCTGCGCCGACGCTTCGATCTACTACGGAACCGGGAAGGATATGGGCGATCTGACTCAGGAGGAGATGGACCTGGCTGTTGAGCGAAGAGGCTCCATCAAGCTCCCCACCTGTCTCCTCGAAAATTGGGAGTTTAAAATCGAGTTTGGTGCCGAGTGCAAAAAATGGAAATGCCCTTTCAACGCGAAGGGGAAATGCGGGAACGAGTTGTACGAACCGGAAATTAGGAGGGAGTAAATTTTGGATCATTACGAAAAATTTTGTTGCGCGGTCGATTTACTGGTTGAGGCAAATGAGCAATTCAGGGAGCGGTTTAAGGATGACAAGTGGTTCAGTGCGCTAGGGCCTGTGGGTTATGCGATGGAACTAGCTACGGTAACTGCGAACCCTAACCGGCGAGCAGGTAAAACCGAGTACATCAAATCCAGAGCGCAGGCGGGTGACCTGATTGTGGTACATGATCCCACACTGATCTGCTTCTACTCGGACGTTGCTGAGACGGTTACTGAGTTCCAGTCAAGGAGGTGTGTGGAACGCTACAGCCGAATTTACGTAGACGAACCCCGGCTTGTGTTTAAGAATGAGCGGGTGAGGGATTTCTACGCATCCCTCTGCAAAGACGCGGACCAGACTTTCATCTTCCTCGGGAGGAACTAAAATGCTCAACATCGTAGAAGCAACGGAGGACGCGAGGTACTCCTCGATCCTCCAAGAGGTCATCGAAGAATTAAAGGGGATCGAGATTCTGCGCCTCGATTATGAGTCCGACTACCAAGGGCACGTAGACATCGACGTGCTGCTGGCTGACGGCAGGGTCTTCTCCTACAGGTACTGGTACGGCTCCTGCTCTGGTTGCGACGAGTGGGAGGACCGGAACCTGACTTGCGCGGAGATTAAGGACGTGATGAGTCAGGAGGCCACATTTTTCGGCGGGCTTGAATCTTACCAGACTTGGTGTGGGATGCGAGGACAATTCGCTCGCACCAACGACGACTTCAAGCTGACTGATCTGGGCTAAAGGAGACAAAATGAGAAAATACGAAACGCGGCCTAGAACCGGCGTCGAGACCTACTTGGAAGAAACCACCTGCGACCTTTGCGGTGCTGTAGCCAAGCGCGGTAATTGGGATTCTTCTTCCTGGGAGGTGAATGAAGTCGAGGTCGAGGTGACGGCTCGCCAGAAGGATGGCTCCAGTTACCCGGAGGGAGGTTGGGGCACCGAGTTGACGGTGGACATCTGCCCGAAGTGCTTCAAGGATGTGCTGATTCCTTTCCTGAGGAAGAAAGGCGCCAAGATCGAAGAGCGGGAGTGGGATTTTTAGGACCAAACAAAAGGAGAAAAATATGAAAGCAATTGGATATTTGGTTTTGAGTGTTTTGATTATCGGGCTGTCCTGCCTCTGGTCTGGGTACGCGCTGAGCATACTCTGGGGCTGGTTTGTGGTGGGTACGTTCGGACTGTCACAGTTGACCATCAACTCAGCAATAGGACTGTCGCTGCTCGTCTCCTACATGACGCAACCCTATGACAACAAAAAGAACGACAGAAGCCCAGAAGAAGCACTGATGCACGTTGCTTGCAAAGGGGTGGTGAAGCCTGCGGTTGCGCTTGGCCTTGGGTGGCTCGTTCGCCTGTTCGCGTAGGGCTGACCCGCGACTAATCAAATTCACATCTGAATGGGAGGTAGAAATGAAATGGTGGGAAAATCCTGAGATCAGGAAAATGTACGCGGTTGGGCAACACGTAAATGGTATCGCTGACGATGGGCAGGTAAACGGCTGGATGCTGGAAGGGCTCTTCGAGACCGAGGAAGAGGCCGTCGAGCATTGCACCGAGAATTACCTTTTCATAGTGCCTATCCCGGTCGGGATGATGACCGGGATCAAGGTACCAGACGGGCTGTGGTGGCCTCGCTTGCAGACGAAGGAAGAAGGTCAGGCGCGCTTGGATGAGGCCCGTAGGTCTGGGGAGTTAGAAATTTAGCCTAATCAAATTCACAGCTGAATGGGAGGTAGAAATGGGATTATCTGCGCACCAAAGCGCCAAAATGAAAAACGACGAGTGGCTTACTCCACCCGAAATACTGGCCCCACTAGGTACCTTTGACCTGGACCCTTGTGCTCCGATTGTTAGACCGTGGCCTACCGCTTCGCGACATTATACAGTCGAGCAAGAGGGGCTGAATCAAGAGTGGCAGGGCCGAATATGGCTGAATCCACCGTTCGGTAGGGAAGCAGTGAAGTGGCTCAGAAAGATGGCCCAGCACAACAACGGCATCGCTTTAATTCCTGCTAGAACTGAGACAGCGATGTTTTACGAGACAATTTGGGGCAAAGCGACAGGTGTGCTGTTCATCAAGGGGCGCCCGCATTTCCACTACGTAGACGGTAAGAGGGCTCCGTTTAATTCTGGAGCACCAATCTGCTTGGTCGCTTACGGAGAAAACAATCTCGATGTCCTGAGAGCCAGTGGGCTAGGTGTTGTGGTAACGGCTCTCTAACAAATTCACATCTGAATGGGAGGTAGAAATGGCAGGAGGATTTTCTAACGTCTGCGCGGTTTGCAACCAGCCGTTCAAGGAGCAGGACAAAGCAATTGTGAGGGCGCTTGTGGTCGTCACAGGTGGGCACTCGAATCGGAGTAAGTGTGGGGAAGTTATTTCAGGGAAAGTGGTGGTGAGATTTCGGGTCGGGTCGAAGAGACAGTTGGTTCACGCAAGTTGCTGGGAGGATGAAGAGGTTTGATCTACGCAAGAATAGGTGAAAGCAAGAAGGTCCTGATCGTCTTCGACAACGCCCAACACAAGGACTGGATCAAAGACGGGAAGGTTTCACAAAAAGGCATCGAGCCCCTCCTCAAGAAATTTATTGACGCGGGGCTCGACTTTTCAGAGGTCTCGGCTTTGTGCCTGGCGGACACGCAGGACTCGAAGCCGAAGGCTACTGAGTACAAATACAAGGCGCCCTACGTTGATGAGTTAATCGAGACCTACGGCTTCAACGTCTGCATCCCGGTAGGAGCTGGCGCCTTCGAGAAGATCACAGGAAGGAAGGGCGCTGCCAAGTATTTCGGTAAGACGTTGATCTCGGAGAAGTACGCGGGTCTGAAAGTTCTCCCCTGCCCGAACCCAGCGCAAGCGAAGCATGACCCCGGAATTATGAACGTGATTGCTTCGGTCGTCAAGCAAGCAGTGGTCGAGAAGGAGTTCCCGGAGATCAGGGAAGCGGACAAGTTGGAGACGCACTACACGATCCTGGATTCAATCCCCAAGCTTCAAGGATTCTTCCAGCATTACACCTCTCCACTGGTCCGGGAGGTCGCTTATGACACCGAGACGACCGGGCTCTACTTCAACATCGACAGCATCACGACGATCCAGTTCTCGCATAAGCCGGGGTACAGCTACCTGATTCCCTGCAACGGGCCTGAATGTCCCGCTGTACTGAACCTGTGGAGTGAGGAAGAGTGGGCTTGGATCAAGGCCCAGATCACCCTGATTTTCACGGACCCGAACAAGCTGATTATCGGACACAACAAGAAGTTCGATGACAAATTCATCAACCATCACTGGGGAGTCCCACTTCAGAAGGGGCGCTCCTTCGACACGATGATAGCCAGTTTCTTGTGCGACGAGAATACGCCGAACGGCCTGAAAGACCTTACCTGCCAACTCACCGACATGGGCGACTACGAGTTGGAACTGGAGCGCTTCAAGGACGAGTATTGCAAGAAGCACAAGATCCTGAAAAAGCCCTCGACGAAGAACCCCGGCAAGCCGGTTTTCTCCTACGGGATGATTCCGTTCGAGACGCTGGCGCAATACGCCCTCTGCGATTCGGACGCTACCTTCCGTCTTTACCTCCACTTCAAGGAGGAGTTGAAAAAGGAGGAGCAGGAGAAAACCTTCGAGTTGGTCATGAGGATCAACTGGCTGCTGACTCGGTTCGAACTGAATGGCTGGCCGATCAACGTGGAATACGGCAGGGAACTTCAGAAGAAGTTTGAAAAAGAAATCGCTGAGATGGAAGTGGAGTTGCTGGCCGCGCCCAACATAACTAAGGCAGTTGAGGTCCTGACTCAGAACAAGCTGAAGAAGGAAACCGAGACCAAAAATAAGAAGGCCCTGGAGAAGCTGAAAGAGCTTCGCGGTGAGTTCGCGATGCTTGAAAAGCCCTATGAAGGGATCGACCCGAAGTTCCTCAAGCAGATGGAGAAGGAGCGTGTCTCCCTCCAGAAAAAAATCGACAAGGCCACTGCCGACAGCACGGTGCGGATCACCGAACTGAAGCAGCCCATCGTGTTCAAACTAGGCTCGGTTCCTCAGAAGCAGGTCCTCTTCTTCGACGTGATGAAGATGGATGTCGTGAAGCGCACCAAGAAGGGTGCTCCTGCGACGGACAAAGAAGCGATGTCGATCTGGATGCGAAGCGAACCCAGGCACAAGGAGTTCCTGCAGAAGATCCAGCACTACTCGGAAATGTGCAAGTTCTTGAGCACTTACGTGATCGGGGTTTTAAGCAAGACGGTGAATGGGAGGGTCCACGGGACGTACAACGCTTGCGGGGCCAAAACCGGAAGATCCAGTTCACGCGACCCGAACCTCCAAAACCTCCCGGCTCGCGGCGATGAGCGGAAGATGAAGTTGGTCAAAGCGATTAAGAAGATGTTCGAAGCTCCGGAAGGCAGAGTTCTTCTGGGTGCCGACCTCTCTGCAATCGAAATGCGGTGGGCTGCGATTGTCTCGGGCGACGAGAAGCTGATCGAGATTTTCAAACAGGGCATCGACATCCACGGCGCAATCGCGAAAGAGTTGTTCGATTACATCACCTGCCCACCTAACGATGTGAAGAAGCAGTACGAGTTCGAAAGAAACAGTGTTTCCAAAACCGTACAATTTCTCTCCATTTACGGTGGAGGTCCTGATGCCCTCGCCAAGAAGGTCAACGAGTCCATCATCGAGCGACAAGAACTTGCGAAGTCCAAGGGGGAAACCCTTGATCTCCAGGAGTACACGAAGGACATGGCGCAGCAGATCCTCGATGAGTACTTCGCCAAGTACAAGGGCGTGGACCAGTACATCAAGGATATGACGATTTCGACTCTGGAAAAAGGCTATGCCCTCTCATACTACGGGTACAAGCGGCGGGTCCCGGCGATTAACTCGGATGACGAAGGCATCAAGGCCCAGGCAGTACGCCAGGCCATAAATGCCACGATCCAGAATCCGGCTTCGGTCAGTCTGCTGCTTTCGATCTGTAACCTGCAGGAGGAGATTGATGAGTCTGGAAGTGACGTACTTCTTATTGGGAGTTGTCACGACGCGAATTACTCGGAAGTGTCCCGAGACGGGCTGGTAGAGGCTAGGGACCGTCTACTTTACCACATGACCCAGCCCCCAATGGAAAACTGTCCAATTCCTATGGCTGCTGAAGCAGAGTGGGGCAAGAACTGGGCTGAATTTAGTGAGGACTTCGGAACTGCCTTGGTAGATGAAGAGGAACTTGACGAGGAAGAAGACGAGGACATGGAGGAGTTGGAAGCGGCATGAAGAATAAATACGAAATAAAGAATGGAGTGGTCACAATCCACATCCACCGACTCAACGGGCAGAAATTTGAGGCGCTTGTTTCTGAGGAAGATTTTGTAGCGGTGAATATCTCGGATATTTCATGGTGCATAGATGACAAGACTAAGCGGAGAGGCGGTTATTACGCTTACTGCAGAGCCCCTCGTAATTACCCGCAGCAAAATCTGTCAATGCACCGCCTGCTCGCGCACGCTAAGGAAGGCGAACTGGTGGACCGCATCAATGGAAATACTTTGGATAACCGCCGCGAGAACCTGCGAATTGCCGACCACACCCAGAATAACCACAACCGCACCCGGCGCAACCGTAACAACACCAGTGGGGCCAAGGGAGTAGCGCGACACACTCAGAGTAAGAAGTGGCGAGCCTACATCATGCTTGACTACAAGCAGAAGCACCTCGGGCTCTTCGACACAGTGGAAGAAGCGGCTGAGGCGGTGAGAAAGGCGAAGGTTAAATTCATGCCTTATTCACCCGAGGCTCAGGAGGCAGCGTGCGCCTGAAAGAATTCAGAAGTGAATTTGAGGAAGCAGCATGACCGAGTTCATCTGTGATTGCTGCGACGCAATGTGCGTCCTGGACGTAGACGACGACAATCCCGAACTTCCAATCTGTTGCCCCTACACCGGACAAGCGGTGTTCTGGGAGAGGATTATGGAAGAGGGCGGGGAATGCTAAAGGAGAAAGGGAAATGAATCAAATTAAAGAAGCGGATTACTACGAGATTTGGAAGAACCCGTTCGGGGATAAGATTTCTTTCATCATGTGGGACAGCAACGACAAGCTCAATCGGCTGACCTTTGAGATGGCGGTGGCTGAACTGAGGCAGATTCTTGAGGAGAACTACTGATGATTAAGAAAATTGGGTTGATGGCCTGCATCCTGGGAGCAGGGGCCTTGGTCAGTTTCGGGTTTAGTCTGGGTGCTGACACAGTTACCGGTGAGTCAGTTCAGCGTGGCTTGCAAGTATGGGCCGGAATAACCGCAGCGTTCAGTATGGTAGGGGCTATGTGCGTACTTTTGGAGGCCAATTGAAAGAGTTTGAAGTTTTTCAACAAATCCAAGAAACTGCTTCAAGAAACGAGAAGATCGAGATTTTAAAAAGGAACGATTCTCCGAATCTCAGGAAGCTCTTGAGCTTGACCTACAATAAGTTTATCACGTACCGGATCAAGCAGATCGAGTTCCCCTCAACTTACAACGAGGTCCAGCCCGACATCACACAGGACTTGGAAGAGCTGCTCCTTCTGCTTGCGAAGCACGAAACCGGCTCGACCGCTGCGAAAAACATGGTCAGAAATCTGATGAAAAGATGTACCGAAGAGGGAGCGTCCTGGGTCGCAAAAATAGTTACTCGCGATCTGAAAGCCGGAATCGACGAGTCCACGATTAACGCCGCGTTTCCCAAACTGATTCCGACGTTCGACGTGATGCTCGCCCAGCCGATCTACAAAGGGGGCAAGACGCCGAAGAATCTCTGGCCCACTTTGAAATATCCCGTTTTAGTGGAGGAGAAGCTCGATGGGCTCCGGTGCATCGCGGTCTGCAAAGATGGCAAGGTGACATTCTTTTCGAGAGAGGGGCATGAATTCGATGAGCGCGGAGTGATCGCTGCGGAGATCCTGAAGTTGAGACCAGAAACGGATTTTGTTCTCGACGGGGAAATTCTCGCTAAAAGATTCAACCCGGACAACAAAACTTTCTTGAAGTGCAAGGATGGGAACTGGGTTTATGAAGGAGGCAAGGCCCTAATCCGAGCAGAATCAACTACTTCGGACGAAGTGAGGGAGTACCTCGGTTATTACTGCTGGGATTTGTTGCCCATCGAAACTTTCTTCGAGCAGAAGAAATCAGCCCCGTTGTCCGACAGAAAGCTCGAACTCGCAGCTCTCTTCGAGCGTCAGGAGAAGTCCTTCAATAACCTGATCCTGCTGCCGAACGCCTTAGCGAACAACGAAGCAGAAGTGAAGGAGCTTTTTCACCGCGTCAGGACGAAAGGTGGGGAGAAGTATTCAGTTCTGAATTCGAAGGGGAAGGAGGTGGAGTATCGGTTAAATCCAGGCGAAGGTGTCATGGTCAAGCTCCTTGACTCCGAGTACGAGTTCAAGAGGAGCAGCAAGCTCTTAAAAGTAAAAGAGTTTTTTACTATGGACCTCAGAATAGTAGGTGCCTATGAAGGTGAGGGTAAGTACCAAGGAATGCTCGGCGGGGTGGAGATGGCGTCGGACTGCGGGACCATCAAGACCGACTGCGGGACTGGATTTGATGATGCTCAACGCTATGAAATGTGGGTGGAGCATTTGTGTGGGAGGCTCGTCGGGCTCATCGGTGAGGTCTCAGGCCAGGAAGTCACGGCTGACGGCTCTTTAAGATTCCCTGTGTGGCAGCGGCTGCGGGATGACAAGACTTGTACCAACGTGGAGGGCTAGGAAATGAATCTCTGCAGAATTGGAATCCACGATTGGGAGGAGGTGAGTGACAGAGTTCTGCTCTGGGAAAAGGTCAAGGAATTTTTGACAAGCTTGGGGTTCACTACTGAGACTGGGCTTATTGGAGATTTATGGCTTCGAGGTGAACTTTCAATCCCCGAATATGCCTGGTGCGGTGACCTCGACTATCAAATCCCAGTTAATCCTATCTCTAAAGTCTGCCTCCGCTGCGGGAAGGTCCACAAGAATTACTCGGAGGCAAAGGTGATCAGCAAGGTCCACGACTTGGTACTGGAGAAGGAGGCTGAGTTGAGTAGAAGGAAGAAGGCTGAGGAGATGCTGGGGAGGTCGAAATGACTACAGAAGAAATAATGAGGCGGCGAAAACTTTATGAAGAATCTCCTGAGCTTTTGCTGGAACTTATCGGAGGAACCAAAGATACCTTCGATTTTTCAGAGTTGATCGTCATGATCACGGTGGCTGCTGAGATGGCTGTAGAAAAGGTGCTGGAGGATATGTTCAGTCGAGGGCTGACCTCTGAAGATTTTAGCTACCTGTACTCAGGCAAAATCAGGGTAGTCAGGGAGGAGTCCGCTTGAAAAAACGAATCCTCCTAGTGGACTTCGCCAACTCTTTCTTCAGCCAGTATCATTTCAAAGAGCCTGACAAAGCATGGAAATTCCTCAGCGACATCAAAAAGATCGTCGAGCAGTTCAAGGTCCACAAAGTTGTGTTCGCGTGCGAGGGCGGGAAATCCAAGTACCGCCTTGGCATCTACGAAGGCTACAAGGCGAACCGAGAGGAAACCAGGAAGAAATGGGACGCTGCTGAACTCGCACGCTACGCACGATTCAGAAATGAGGAGATGCCTGACTGCGTTGACCTCGCGAGAAAAGTTGGGATTCCCTGCCTCTCGGTCAAAGGGGTCGAGGCCGACGATGTGATCAGCTTCGTGGTTCGCCATGTTGATCTCGAAGAATTCGACGTGATGGTGCTGTCCACCGACGCCGACATGCTACAACTCCTCCGTCCCGGAGTGGCACAAGCGGGCTATGCAAAGCCCATGATTATGCCCTTGAGCCAAGGCGAGAAGATCCCGCCCAAACTCTGGCTGAACCTGAAGGCGTTCCAGGAGCAGTACGAGATCGAGCCTTGGCAGTTCGCCCACGTCAAGGGGCTCTGCGGTGATACCTCGGATGGCTACTGGACCGTGAAAGGCCTCGGTGAAACCTTCGCCCTGAAGATGATCCGCCAATGTGGGACCATGCAGGAAGTCGAGAAGCAATTGGACTCGCTTCAAATTTCGAGGATGCCTGAGAAGGTCCGGGTTGGGCTCAGGGAGAATTTTGAGACGGCCTACAGGAACCTGAAGCTGGCTGACCTTCACCACACGCCCGAAGTTGAACTGGAGATTTTCGGAGTCGATGGGATCTCGTACCTGAAGGAGAATCTGGAGAACTTCGGGAATCCGAATTCTCCAGATGTTCACGAAGTCAAAGAATGGCTCCTCGAATGTGGCAAGGTAGCAGTCGCAGAAAAAGCTTCGTTTTGGCTCCAGCCCTTCGCAGGGAGGTTCTAGTTGGCACAAATAACCCTAACCGACGAGCAAGCTGGCGCTGTCAAAGCGATTAAAGATTGGTTCAACTCAATCGACTCGACAATCAAAACCACCTTCGTTTTAGGTGGCTACGCAGGCACCGGCAAGACGACCATCGTGAATTTCATCGTCGATGATCTGAAATTAGAAGAGCAGGACATAAAATATGTCGCCTACACAGGCAAAGCGGCGATGGTCCTCAGGAAGAAGGGGCTCCCAGCTACGACGATCCACGGGTTGATCTACCGGCCCCGAATTGATGACCAAGGGAAGGTCACGTTTTGCAGAAGGGCTTTCGTGGAACTTGAAAAGGTCAAGCTGATCATCTGCGACGAATCCTCAATGGTGAGCGGCACGATCAAGTTGGATCTGGAAAGCTACGGGATTCCGGTACTTTACATCGGGGATCATTTTCAGCTTCCCCCTGTGTCCAAGGATCAGGCGAACCTGATGCTCAACCCGGATTATCGCCTAGAGACGATCCACCGCCAGGCGATGGACAACCCGATTATTCGCCTGGCTCATTCGATCCGGATTGGGGAGGACATCGGGTACGGGAGGCATGGTGATACGTGCTTCGTAATCCCGTGGTTCCGCGTTGCTGATGAATTTTTGCTTAGTGCTGACCAAGTGATCTGCGGGTTCAACAATACTAGGAGGAAATTAAACGAGGAAATCAGGGGATTACTCGGATTTAAAGGTGATCTCCCTGCACCCGGCGACAAGCTCATCTGCCTGAAAAATAATAACGAGATGGGACTCGTGAATGGGATGCTCGGGACATGCGGGTCCTACGACTCGATTGGAAAATATCTGGACTTCACGAACGACGATGGAATTCACTACGAGTGCCTGGACATCGACGATCAGGTTTTCTTGGGTGGGCAGGTTTATTACCAGCGAGGCATTGAGCAATTCGACTTCGGCTACGCTTTAACGTGCCACAAATTTCAGGGCTCAGAGGCGCCGAAGATTATGGTCTTCGAGGAACTTTTCGGGAACGATGAGGAGATGCACAGGCGCTGGCGCTATACGGCCTATACCCGTGCTTCAGAAAAACTGATGATCGTCAAATAAATATTCAGATGTGAATTTTTTATCTTGACATTTAGGCCGAAGTAGATTATTGTCAGAACTGTGGTTGAGGGGCCTTCTTCGGGAGGCTCCTCTTTTCACCAGAAAGTATTCACAAGTGAATTTTTATCTTGACAAAAAGTCAGAAATGAATTAGAATTCAAATATGGATTGAAGACAAAACAAAGGAGGTTCAGATGTTCAACGATTTCAAGGTAGCGGTTCAAAAGCAGTTCGATTTGATGAAGCAGCACGAGCTTTTTCGCGCCGAGGTTTCCAAGGATCTTCTCTGGGAGACCTACCTCAGCAGCTTCCCGGAGGGCACTAACCCGATCTACAAAGAACGCACGGAGCACGATTGCACCTGCTGTAGATCCTTTATCAGAGCGGTTGGCGACGTAGTTGCCATCATCGACGGGAAAGTGGTCAGCATCTGGGACGCGCAGCCGGGTGGCTTCTATCAGGTCGTGGCGGATGCGCTGTCCAATCTGGTCAAGTCCAGTGAAATCAGCAACATCTTCCTCCACCCCGAGTCCGTAGCTGGGGTTGACAAAAATTTCCAGCAGGCAGATTCGGGAGAAATGCTTACCTGGGAACACTTCTACATCAAGGTCCCGACCGACCGAGTGGTCAAAGGGCTCGACATCGGCTCCAGACTGTCCGAGTCCAGGAGCACCAAGGACGTTTTCCTGAGGAGCCTCAAGGAAATATCGATGGATTCCATCGACACGGTACTGGAGTTGATCGCTCAGAATTCGCTGTACCGTGGCGAGGAGCACAAGTTCGCTGTGGAGAGCTTCTTGAAGCTGAAGAAGGAATTCTCCAAGCTTCCGTCTTCGCAGCACGACATCTTCTGCTGGTCAAAGCTGAAGAGCGTTCCGCAGTCCGTCTCCAAGATTCGTGGCACGGTCATCGGGACTTTGCTGGTGGACCTCTCCGAAGGCAAGGACTTGGAGCCGTCTGTGGGTTCGTTCGAGGCAAAGGTGGCGCCCAGCAACTACAAGCGCCCAACTGCTCTGATCACCAAAGGCATGATCGAGAAGGCACAGAGGACAATCGAGGAACTCGGGTTAACCTCTGCCCTCCAACGCAGGTACGCGGTCACCGAGGACATCACCGTGAACAACATCCTGTTCGCGAACCGTGAATCCAAGCAGCGGATGAACGTCTTCGAGGAACTGGCTAGTGCGGTTCCCGAGAACATGAAAAGTTTCGACCGAGTTGAAGAAATCGGGATCACAGAATTCATCTCCAATGTTCTACCGAAGGTGGAGTCACTGGAGATCCTGCTTGAGAACAAGCACGCCGGGAACATGGTCAGCCTGATCGCACCCATCGAAGCAGATGCCAAGGGCATGTTCAAGTGGCCGAACAACTTCTCGTGGTCGTACACAGGGGATGTGGCGGACTCGATCAAGGAGCGCGTCAAGAAGGCTGGTGGGAAGGTCGATGGGGCTCTCTGCTGCAGGCTGGCGTGGAACAACACCGACGACCTCGATTTCCACATGGTTGAGCCCAACGGGCAGAGAATCTACTACTCGAATCGTCGCAAGCTATCTCCGAACGGTGGGCGCCTCGACCTGGACGCAAACGGTGCAGACGGGATGAGGACCGATCCTGCTGAGAACATCTACTACGCCGACAAGCGCCGGATGCGCGAGGGCGGTTACACGCTGCAGGTCAACCAGTACCAGTCGAGAAATAGCAGCGACGTTGGGTTCGAGGTGGAGATCGAGTTCGGCGGAACCACCCACAACTTCGTCTACCCCAAGGCGATGCGCTCAGGCGAATACGTTGAGGTCGCCCAGATCAAGTACAGCCACAAGGACGGCTTCGAGATCATCAAGTCGTTGCCTTCTTCGCAGACCTCGAAAGTCGTCTGGGGCCTCCCGACACAGACCTTTCACAAGGTCAACGTCCTGATGCACTCCCCGAACCACTGGGACGGGCACGGCGTAGGCAACAAGCACTTCTTCTTCATGCTCGACCAGTGTGTGAACGAGGGCAAGGCCAGGGGCTTCTACAACGAGTTCCTGAACGAGGAATTGAACGCGCACCGGAAGGTCTTCGAGGTCGTCGGTTCCAAGATGAAGGTCGAGGAATCCGAGAACCAACTCAGTGGCATCGGGTTCTCCTCAACGCAGCGCAGCAGCGTACTTTGCAGAGTCAAGGGTAGCTTCACTCGCACCCTCAAAATCAACTTCTAGGAGGAAGAAAAATGTTCGAAAAAGCCAGCAGGATGAAAATTCGCTTCGAGTCTCCCAAGGGCAACCTCAGCACCGAGGACCTATGGGATCTCCCACTCACCGCAGTCAACAACGGCGCCTGCCTAGACAATATTGCCAAGGACCTACACCGCAAGCTGAAGGACAGCGACACCGAGAGCTTCGTCGTCAAGAGCAAGAATCTCGACGCCGTACTCCAACTCAAGTTCGAGGTCATCAAGCGGGTCATCGAAGTCAGGCTGAACGAGGCCGAGGCTGCTGAGAGGATCAAGGAGTCCAAGGAGAAGAAGCAGAAACTCATGTCGATCATCGCCCAGAAGGAAGACGAGAAGCTCCTGGGTGCATCCCTTGAGCAGCTTAGGGCGATGGTAGACGCGCTGTAGTTTTGATTGGAGCCCTCTTCGGAGGGCTCCTCTTTTCCACCAACAATTCACAAATGAATTTCAAAAATCAGGGAGGGAACCCAACTATCTCAAATTATTTAAGGAAAATCTCAAAATGGCAAAAGCAACTGAAAAAACTAACGCAGCAGCATCTGTAAATCTGGCAGACCTTTTTGAAGGAATGACTCCTGACGAAATCCGGGAAATACTTGGTGCGACCGGACAGGCCACCAACGCTTCGTTCGATAAGACCCCGACGCTCAAGATCAACAAGTTCCCGATTAAAGACGCCAAAGGCAACACCGTTCCGATGGGGAACTTCGTGTACAACCAGATCACCAAGCAGGACGGGAAAAACACGATTGTTGAAGACATCGGCATCGACTGCGGGGCTAACCCGGAGATCACCGTGGTCAAATTCGGGACCAAGTTTTCTTTCTTCCCGGATGGCACCAAAGTCAAGGACGTGAAGAAGCATATTTGTCAGAGCCAGCTCGTGCTCGATCCCGGCGAGAAAGCCGCAGGCGACAATCTCGGCTTCGAGTGCATGTCCGGGAAATGCCCACGCCGTGCGAAGGACGTTGACAAGGCGGAAAAATGCACTTGCCAGTATCAGGTCTTCGTCGAGGTGAAGATCGGTGAGGAAACAAAAGGCGCGATCATGTACTTCAAGGGCACCAGCTTCCTGCCCTTCAAACAGTACCTGGATTCGGCTGGGAAGTTCCCGCTGTACTTCTTCCCGACCCTCCTGACCACCGAGCAGCAGGTCAACGGCACGAACGTCTACTGGATCATAACCCCAATCCTCCAGAAGGATCGCCCGTATCCCCTCGAAGAGCGCAAGCTGCTGACCGAGACCGTTAAGGCGGTTGACGAGTCCGTGAGGGGCTTCGAGACTCAGCGCAAGCTGATCTCGGCTACCCGCAAGGAAGAAGCGCAGAAAGCTCTGCCTGCCGGAATGAGTATCGAGGGCAAAGGGGCTGGCAATTCTGGTGGCTTGGGTGCAGGAGCACAAGACGCCGAATTCGACAACATCGTTTTCTAAAAAGTGAACAACTCCGCAGGCCTTTCCCTCCTCTGAGCCTGCGGAGTTGTTCTGGGAGAGGTAAAAATTTTGAAACAAGAAACCAAAGATTTACTCGTAGCGGGTTGGGTAGTGGTTACGCAGGTTGTGGCAATCATGTCTGGGATCGCAGGACTTGTGGCGCTGATCCAAGGGGATTACTCTCAAGCAACTTTCAACATGCTCATGATGCACATACTGAGCACCAGGAACTAAAACCAAAAATTAAAAAGGAGACCAAAAAATGAACAAACTCGTAATTTTCGCGCTGATCGTGGTAGCTGCATTTTCCGCAGGCTGCAAAAAGTCCGCTGATGAAAAAGTCGCAGCGACCGTAGCCAACGTCCATGCACTGACCGCAGAGGAGCGCACGCTGGCTGAAATCAACGCCAAGAGGTACTTCGAGAAGGAATGGCCTGTTCAGCGCAAGGAAGCGGATGGCAACATCGTGCTGACGAAAGAGCGTGGCGCCCTCGTCAACGTGAGGCCCTCCGACAGCAACTTCAATGGCCTCGTCACCTCCGTAGGCATGGTCCCGCAGCAGAATGGTGGCTTCAGGGAAGTCAAGGTTTTCTGTGGATACAAGCCGGAACTCGTGGGCTGCTCCGATGAGGACACCGTGAAATGAGTGTGCTGGTGGATGTAAGCACATTCGTGATCGGGTGTTTGATTATTGGCTCAGGTGGCTTCGCTTGCGGAGTAGTTGTAGCTTGGAGATGGATTAAAAAATAACCAGGAAAGGAGAATAAATTGTTCCTCAAAAGTAAAACCATCGACGAAATTATGGGTACCTTCCAGAAGGCTGTCAAGGAACTCGAACTTCATTCCTCGAAGCACGACGCTATCGCAGATGGTATCGAAACCAAGATTTCAGATCTGATGAATGATCGCGAGAAGCACCTTGGTGAAAGTCTGGAAGCAACCAGGCTCGCTGAGAAAATGAAGCAGGCCTTTCTGTAGGAACGAGATCACCCCGCCGATCCTCTCCCTCGGAACATGAGGTGCAAGCAGCGCGGACAAGTAGCACGTCATTGAGGGCATGGCCTAATTTGGCTAAGGCTGGTAGCTGGTACAACCGGATTTGGAGCGCAAGCCTCTGAGGTTCTCAGCTGCTGAGAGCTTGAAGCTCAAACCTGTGCTCTACGGTAGTTGTACCCAAGCCTAACATGAGTGACCTGAGCGTGTGAAAGGGGAGGAGCCTGTACTCTACGGTAGTTATTCAGGCAGCGCTGGCAGACCGCGTGGAAGTCTGCCGCCTAATTTAAGGAGATCCAAAATGAACGAAGAATTCAAAATTTATCATCTCGCAATCGACCCGGAGCGGCTCAAAGAGGCTCGGGCCTACGTCCTCGACCGGCTATGTGGCCTTCGCAATTTCGACGAGATCGACACCGATGCTCTCGAAGAGATTGATTCGATCCTGGGCGACATTGCCTGCGAAGCCAATGAGGAGTACGGGATGGACACCTTGTTCGGCTGTGACAAGGATCTGCCGGAAGACGAGGTGGCTTAAATGAGATTCATCGCAGAAGCAGCATCAACCGCAGTAGATCTCAAAGGAGACAGGTTTGCGCCTGAAGCTCTCTACCAGATGGCTGAGGCCGTACAAGGGAAGGAGATTCCGATTCTTGATGGTTTCAACCAGCACGTCAAGGTTGGCTTCGTGGACTCAGCGAAGGTCTTGGACAACAAGCTGATCATCGAAGGCGAGCTTCTTGTTGGGCTTTTGGAGAAGGCGGAAGGATTTGTGGTTCCTGGTTATCAGGTTATGCGTGGAGGCCTCGTAGATGAAGTCTGGGTCGAAACCGACGTGAGGCTGAACTGCTTCGGGCTTACCAGCCTTCCTTGTGATCCCACGTTGAAGCCGTTGCAGGAAATGGAGTTCAAAAAATGTGCGATGGGAGTGGGGAGGTCGGGTGGCTAGAAAATTTCTTTGCAGCGGGGATTGGCACATTTGGCTTCGCAAAGAGGCTCCCTTCGCTTGGCAGATCGACCGCTACATGCAACTCTTCGAGTTCCTGATCGAGGCCTGCCTGCACAACCACGCGGAGTTGATCATAGCAGGGGATCTTTGGGAGAAATGTGAGCCCGAGCTTGAGGAGCAAGAGCTTGCTTTTATCTTCTTCAGGATGTGTCGTGAGGCCGGTATCGAAGTCTACTTGATCTCTGGAAATCACGAACAGATCGGGCCAGGCAAGGACACTTTCCAGTACCTGGACATGGGCAAGGACAAGACGATCAAGCTGAATTACCAAGCGAAGCCTTGGGTTCATCACCTGCCTGACGAAAATTGCACGCTGCACTTTGTAAATCATTGTTCCTTGGGCACCTATTCTGGACCCACAGTGACTGGCACCAAGCTGAACATTTTGATCTCTCACTTCCGATGCAACTACAACCAGTTCGTCAAGGAGGAAATTGATGTCGATCATTTGCTGGAGCCTTTCGATTTGGCTATTTGTTCAGATATTCACGCCCCCTACTCAGTAGGCAAGCTCGTCTACACGAACCACCCGGTCAACAAGGAGTTTCAAACCTCGGTCGATACCGGAGTTGTCCTCCTGACCCTTGACAAGGGCACCGCGAAGTACGAGCGAATAGCCACAAATTTGCCCTCACTAATTCAGATCCGAATTCGAGCGGATGAGGAATTTCCTGCTTTAAACGAAACCGACTTCTACCGGATCGAGGTCACCGGCACCGTGCCTGAGTTGAAGACCATTTCAGCGCCTCAATCCAACGTCAAGTTGGTGAAGGTGCCTGAGGCTTTGCAGGTTTTGGTTCAGGATTCAGGAGAGCAAGAAGAAATCATCAACGCCTCGCTCGACGAGGAACTGGCTTCCTATCTGAAGGAACTTGGGTACGACGAAAATAAAATCGACCGGATGATGATGGTCTACAAGGAGGCAGCTTGATAATCGCAGTTGATTTCGACGGTACCTGCGTAACGCACGAGTACCCGAAGATTGGGAGAGAAATCGGAGCGCAGCCCGTTCTTAAAAAGCTCACTGGCGAAGGCCACCAACTCATCCTCTACACGATGCGGAGTGGCAAAGAATTGGAAGACGCTGTGGCTTGGTTCAAGGAAAACGAAATTGAACTCTGGAGCATCAACGAGAATCCGGGGCAGAAACGCTGGACCCAAAGCCCCAAAATCTACGCACACCTCTACATCGACGACGCGGCTTTAGGGGTTCCCCTTTGCAAAGGGCTTGATGAATTCGAACGTCCTTTCGTGGACTGGGATTCAGTTGAGAAGTTGCTCTTCTCAGGGGAGGTGGTGTGAGGCCCACAGAAGAAACAAATTTTTGCCGCGTGTTCGAACTTCCCCTCGAATACCCGGAGGGGTTCTGCTTCGACGGAAGTAAGCCTGTGGTTATGCAGATGGTTGATTGGTTCAATCCGTGGCCTTCTTACTACGACACTGACGAACCAGAAACTTGGGAAGAAGTTGTCGTGCTCCTGCGCCTGTGGCTAGAGGAGAAGTGTTACGTGCGCCCTGGTAGGACTTACATCTTGATTACCGATTTCGGGGAGTCGTTTGTGTTCGGAGGACTAAAATGAAATTCTCAGATTTATTTGAAATCGAAGGTTCCCTGAACGAGCCCAACAGGACCGTAGCTCTCAGGTTAAGGCTCTTCGGAATCGACTTCGAGTTTTCCGCGATGGGCTACCTGGACGACATGATTTTCCCCTTCCTCTTCATTCCGTCGTTGAGGGGGTTCGCCTTCCAAGTCCTTTTCCTTGGCCTCTTCGTGGGCAGGGTCGTTAAGGAGAAATCCTACACGATTCCTCAGGAGGAAGAGGAGTGGGACTAGGGGTCTGTGATAATTGTGGTGCTGGGCCAGAAGAAATAATTTTTAAAATCCAGAGACAATCAGCTCCTGGTGCCACTTACAAATTGTGCGCGGAGTGTTTGCTTGGAATTGAAGACATCGCTCAATTTGAATGCACTGAATCCATTAAGCTTAAAAAGGAGGAAGAGGAGTGGTAGTCGAGTTCACCCGAGTAGTGGCCCGAGACTGCTTCGCCTACAAGTACCTCGACTTCACGTTCGAGAATGGAATTCACTCGGTCATCGGCAACAACGGCGCCAGCAAGACGAGCCTTTTCCTGACGCTGATCCAGGGCCTGTTCAACAAGAACCCGAAGGGCACCAAAGTAGACGACGTGAATAACGAGATCACAGGCCAGCCTTATGAGATCGAAATCTGGTTCACCAAGGGCGCTTCCGAGTGGTATGTCAAGAACTCGAAGAAGACCGGTGAGATCGAGATTTACGAAGAGGTCAACGGAGCGAAGCACAAGCGGCACCTGAAGCGAATCCCGGACAACCTGAAGTTCCTCGAAGAGGTCCTCGAAACCGACTATTCAACTTTCGTGGATCTCGTTTACCAGAGCCCGAAAAGCTCCTTGAATCTCCTCGAATCCTCCTCCGATGGCGAGAGGAAAAAGTTCATCTCCAGAGTCAATCGCCTGGATGAACTCGACGCTGAATTCGACCGGATGAAGGAGAAGGAAAAGGCTCTCGCAGGAAAGCATGGCAAGATCCTGATGCTCCAGAAGCAGATCGAGTTGATGGAGCAGGGCGTGGTTCATCCTCAGCCTGAACTTGAGGAAGTCGAGGTTGCTGAGCTTGAATCCAGACTGAAGAATCTTTGGGTTGAAGTTGATAACTTGAAAGCTCAGCAACTGGAACTCTCCAGAGATCGAAGCGATCTCACAGAGCTATTGAAAAAAGCCGAGGCGAACCAAGCGACACAAGAGAAGATTCAGGAGTTAGAAGACGAGATTAAAACCTTCGAACTCCCCTCTTTATCGAAGGAAGACGCACAAAGCAGAGCAACTAAGCTTCAGGAAGAACTCAGGTTCACCGAATCCAAGCTTCAAGAGGCTCAAGGGGTTCTCGCTAGGTACGAAAAGGCCAAGCCTCAGATCGAGCGGCTGCTTCCATTGAGGGAAGAACTTTCCAAATTGGAAACTCCTGAAGTTGAAGCAGAGTTCGCTGAGGAGCAACTGAGGAAGATCGAGAACCTCAAGACGAAGACGCAGGTTGCCCGAAGTCAGAAGGGATCGGAGCGCCTGAGCCTTGAGAATTCCGCGAAGTCCTGTGCCTGCCCTACCTGCGGACATTCGGTTGACTCGACGCAGTTTGAAGGGCAGATCGAAGAGCTTTCTGCTCAGATCGAAGCCGACAATGCTCTCATCGAAAAATGCGAGTCCTCCCTCTCAAAGTACCGCCTCATCCAGAAGGCTTGGCAGGAAATCACCAGGAAAACTCAGGAGCTTGAAAAGCTCGAAGCCAACCCGGATACCAAGATCGACGGGAATCAAGCTCAGCTTGATGTGAGTTGCTTCGAGGATCGCAAGCGTCGGATTCAATTGAACTTGCAGGAAGCGGTATTAATCGGGATGGAGCACCTGCAGTTCGAGCAGAGGCAGTTCGAGTTGAACCGGTTGAAAGCTGAAGTTGGTCCTGCGGTTGAGGTTGATCCTCTGGTTTTGATGGCTATTGATTTGAAGTTGGGCGAATTGGTTTCTAAGTTGATTTCAGTAAAAAACGAGGTTTCCCAAATTGATACTGAAGTAACCAAGGCCAAGGACCACAACGCTTTATCGAGAGCCCGAAAAGAACTTAATCGTCAGGTCGAGGAAAACAACCGGGATTTATTGCTCCGATTGGACGCTTCCAGAAATGAGTTGTTTCAGGCAGAAAGTACCTTGGAGGACATCAGGAATTGGTTGGGAATCCTCGGGCCGAAGGGTTACCGAGTCAGGAAAATCGACAGGTTCCTGAGGAGCTTCAACATCCTGATCCGGAAATATTCGGAGATGATCACCTCGGGAAGAATCGCGTGCGTCTTCTATCTCGATGAAGATGGTGAGGTCCAATTCACGGTCACCGACAGCCACAAGACGGTCAAGTGGGCGAACTGGTCGGAGGGTGAGAAGGCGAGGGTCAAGATGTCCTGCCTCTTCGCTACGTTGGAAATTTTGGAAGCCACAGGCTCCTCTTCGTTCAACGTGCTTTGCCTCGATGAAATCTTCGGGTCGTTGGATGAAGAGGGGAAGGCTGGACTTTTTGAGGTGCTGGGCTACCTGAAGGAGCAGGGCCGCTGCATCGCCATTATCGCTCACTCCGAACTGGCGCTGCCGATGACCTACACGAGCATAATCAGAGCTACTAAACACGAGGACGGAACGACATCAATTCAGCAATGAAAATCGAACTTTCCAACATCGAAGAAGTTTTGAACTTCAGGAATTCCTTGGTTGAACTCAGGTCACCTAAGGAAAAACGGAGGCAATTCGCTGAGGGGGTTCTGAAGCTTCCAGAGGAATCCGAATGGCTCCTCACTTTCGCCTGCTGGTTCTGCATGTTGAATTTTCGGTTCAAGGCCATCGACGACTCCAGGTACCACTCAGTCCCGGAACTAGAAATTTCTGAGGCATCATTCGGTGGATTTCTGGAAGTCGTCAGGTTCTTCAACCGGAAAACTGTGACTCGCACGAGGGAGTCAGAGTTAATTCGATTTCTAGCGAAGACCAGCAGGATCGACCGCGAGTTTTACCTCTCGCTAGTTTCAAAAAGTTTTACCAAAGGATTGCCCGTCATGGAGATTCAGACCTCGCTCGACCTTGGTGTGGTTAACACCTTCGAAATTTATAAGGCACCTGAGGCCCTCCAGACAAGCTTCGCCGCGTTGAACTACCCGGTCGCCATCTCCGCTGTTATGGCCCCCGACATGAGGCTGGGGGTGGTTTCCAAGGAGCCCAGATCAACTAGGTCATTTGAGTGTGAAGCAGGAAAATTAGTTGGAATTAAGCCATTACTTCCCGTGGATATGCAGTACATCGGAACTCCACGATTTACCCTGACGGGGTACGCGGGGCGGTTGAATTCAGGAAGGACCGTGTTTCACCCAGTCGATTACTTCGACAATCTGAAGGAGTTTGCCTTGACCCTCAATGGCAAGCCCACGACCCCGTTTCCCGAGCGAGTAGAGAAGCTGCGCAGGTTTCAAGACAACAACCTCTTGACACAGATCACGCCCAATTATGTGGGCCTCGCATTTCGGGAAGAGGAAGTTTTGGGCGAAGTCGTCAAGGTCATGGAGCACTCGGATTGCGAGTACCTCACGCTGACCGACCAGGATACCGCCAGAACCGGGGAATCTCATGTGGTTGAGGTCAGGGTGACCGTGGGAATCGTAGAACGATTCTGGCACGTAGGCGGGAACGCCAAAGGGTTTTTAGTTTGGTTCAACGGGGATCTCTTCCGAGTAGCTTTCAGCTTCGCGGGAAGGGACAACGCTCTCCTGAACAACATCAAGCCGGCGAAAGGCAAGCTCTTGGAATTCCTCTACTTGAAAGTAGGCGGGACCAAGATCGGTGTTGGTAGGAAGATCCTCTGGGACAAGGCCCCTTGGCGAAGATACAGGCTGCATGGAAAACACACCCGGCTGGAAAAATGCACCCTTTGTGGGGGCACAAATGCTCCTTCACATGGCGCCGGGATCTGTGCGATCTGCGACAAAAACATGAAGTATTATTTTGAGCACAATGGAGTTGGGAACTGGATCGTAGCCAAGGGTGTGATGAGCAAGAAACGGCGGAAATCGTCGTGGGAACCTGAAATGCTTGAGATGGTGCCTTATAAATACAAGGGGCACCGGATCGAAGCGAGAGAAGACGGATGCTGGCGATTTCTGCCAGTGGAAATTAAAGGAGATGAGGATAGCGAAGAGAATTAGGAACCCTGGAGGGCAAGTAGGGCGACCAAGTAACACTGTAGAAAAATTCAAGACGTTGATCGAGCAAAGAGGGCCGGATGAATGCTGGCGGTGGAGAGGGACAATTAATAGTAACGGGTATGGATTCTACAAACTTTGGGGAAAATACAGGCTTGCACACAGACTATCCGTTATTTTTCTGAAGGGTGAAGATCCTACGGGCAAAGTTGTTAGGCATACGTGCGACAACCCTCTTTGTGTTAACCCCGAACATCTTCTAATAGGGACAACTCAAGACAACGTGAACGACAGAGTTACTAGAAATAGGAGTGCTACCGGCGAGAGAAACTTCAACACCAAACTAACCTTGGAGCAAGTGCTGATAATTAAAAAATCAGATTTCTCCATCAACGGAACCGGCAGGGATCTAGCTAAACAATTTGGGGTAACCCAAACCACAATTAGTAGAATCAAGCTGGGCAAGGCGTACAAGTATGTATCAACTGATATTACCACTAACGGTGACCATCCCAAGGAAGACGAAGCCAGGGAAGAAGTATTCGCTCGGACTAAATAATTACCGCAACTGGCAGCACCACGAGAGCAACGCGCTGAAGATCTTGTACAAGGAAATCGTAGCGAAGGCAGTCGAGAAGGCTGAGGGCAAGCTAGGCAAGCCTCCGTACAAATTCACCTACACGATTTTCTACTCGACGAAGCGACTGTTCGATCTGGCAAACATCGGAGCGGTGGTACAGAAATTCGCAGATGACGCGCTGATTGAACTGAAGCTCCTGGAGGACGATAACTACACGTTCATCCCGGAGATCGAGTACAAGTTCGGCGGAATCGACAAGGAAAACCCAAGGGCGGAACTTATTATTTCTGAATTTCGCCCAGATGAATTCACATCTGAATAGGAGCCAAATTGAGTAGTTACACGAAAGAGTATCTTCTGGATCTGATCCAGCAGTACGAGGACAGACACGGAGCAATTCCCACCAGAAGGCAGATGCGGTCCGAGTTCAACGTGACCGAAGCTCCATACATGAGGGTTTTCGGGAGTTGGGAGGAAGCTAAGCGCTTGTACGAGGCTTCAAAAATTAACAGTGCAGACGCGCTAGTGCTGACGGACGACTACCTCAACGAGGATAAGTTGTACGGAAACATCATCCGCGCCCAGCAGTTCCAAGAGGAAATCGACAACATTCTCAGCAAGTACCAGACGTTTGAAATTCTGGTGCTCTCTGACATTGAGATCCCTTATGCCAACACCGAGATGATCACGTTTGCGGTTCGTGAGGCTCAGAAGCGCGGCGTGAAGGTTGTGGTACTCAACGGAGATATCACGCACGGCGACTTCTTCTCCAAGCACGCCAAAAATGTCCACGTAGATCCTGAGATCGAGTACGGGCAACTCGTGAAAATGATCCAGTGGTTCAGCAGCAACTTCGAGCAAGTGCTTCTTGTACGAGGTAATCACGATGACGTTGTAGAGCGCTATTGTCAGCGGAACCTGCAATACGAGTGCATGAAGTTCCTAATCAAGGCCGATCTGCTGGCTAACGTGTCGGAGCACTTTGAGAACGTACACTACGCCCACAACTGGTGGCTCAAGGTTAAGGACACCATTTTCGCCCACCCGTCCCGCTTCACGGTAGTCCCGATGAGGACCGGAATTGGTGCTGCAGGGGCCATATCTAAGCAGGGGATCGACTTCAACGCCTTTGTGATCGGGCACTCACACCAGCTTGGCTCCTACGACAGCATGGGTGCAACGTACATCGAAACGGGTTGCTCGTGCATGGACCAGCCTTACTACCTGAACAACAGAGCCACCGGGCTGAAATGGGTGCGCGGATTCGCGACCATCGGGTTCACACAGGGCAAATTCGACTACAACAAATCCAAATTGTGGAGGTGGGACAAATGACCAAATATTTTCCCAAGGACGACATCATTGCCCTCGCAGGCCAGATCGTTCCGGAAGGGTATGAACTTCGGGAGCTTACGTTTTCGTGGGACCCCGAAGAACCCAAGGGCAAGGGCACCTATATCGTCTTCGGGCACGAAGGGAAGTTCTACCAAGTAGGCTGCTGGAATGGCGGCGAGAGGCCTAAAGGATTCCTCGTGAATTGGGAAGGAGACGTTCCTGGTTACGAGGTCTACTTGAACGAGGAAACGTTTCAGTGGGAGGCAGTAAATGAAAACTAGAAAATTCGCGAAAGACCTGATGCTCGCCATCACCAAAGAAGATGTTCCAGAAGGATTCGAGATCGTCGAAGAGGGTGAGTGGATTCAGGACTACAAGTACCAAGGCAGGGAAATCATCTTCAAGTTCGAGGACAAACACTATTCCCTCTACGAGTCCAGGTCAGGGAGTTACCACTCCGACTGGTATTACTGCAGCGAGGACTGGAGTGAGGAAGTCGAAGTCACTGAAGTTGAGCCTGTCGAAGTCACGACAATCCAGTGGAGGGCAGTTCGCTAGATGTGCTACTCGCATTGCCCGTACACAAGAATGGCCCCCGTCGATTACGGCGGGGGCGAATGCACACTGAATTTGGACCAGGTGATTCCTGAAGACGCCTGGTGTTGGGAAGGAGAGGAGGAAGAGGATGCCACCGAAGAAGAAACCTGAATCTGGGATCGAATCCCTTCTGAATAAGAAGGTCCAGTTGATCGACAAGTACGGCTCCTTGGTCCCGCACGAAGGAGTCCTGAAACAAGTAGAAGCGGGTTGGCTGACTCTCGAAACTGAATCAGGACGAACCACCTGCATCAACATTGATTTCCTCAGCGGAGTCGCTGAGGTGAGGGAGAAAGAGACAAATTGAGCGAAGAAATTATCGAATTAGTTGAAGCTGAACTGAAGCAAATCAAAAATCCGCTGATCCAGGATTTCGTGGCGTTCACACTTATGAAGGCGCCTACGTACCTGACTCAGGTAGCTAGCAGTTCGACCGGTAAATACCACCCACCACAGAGTAGGCTTGAGCCCTACGGCTTGGTCAACCACCTGAAATCCACTGTCTCCTTCGGGATTCGTTTCGGGAGAGCCTACGGCTTCGAGAACGACGACATGGATGCGGTGATCGCAGCGTGCCTCCTCCACGACATCCTGAAATACTCAGACTACGAGAAGGGCGTCGAGGTGAAGCAGAGGCACACCTCCAAGGATCACGATTTTTCTTCTGCCCTCTTCGTGCATAGAGCAGCGCGAGAGTTCCACGCAGAGAGGGGCGAGGAAGTCCCGATGCTTTCTGTCATCACAGGAAGCATCGCCTGGCACATGGGTAGGTGGTCGATCAGGAAGAATCCGGCGCACGCAGTCAAAGCGTTCCCTGAAGAGTACTCACTCCACGAAATCGTCGTCCATCTCGCGGACATGGCATCGTCGAACCCGGATGTCCACATGCTTAACATCGAACCCGCTGAAATCAGCGTAGCCTAAAGGAGCTTGTCAGAATGACGTATTACTGCAGCAAATGCGAGTACCCGATAGCAGAACCAGTTGAATTCGAAGTTCCCGATGGCTTCATGTACGTCTGCCCTATCTGCACTGGGCCGGTCCTTTTCATTTCCCATGAAGAGGCCGAAGGCGATTGCCCTGGCTGCGAGCCTCTCTTTACTTCTGACGAGGCTCGCTACATGACCCACATCATCGACAAGCAGCTTGTGAAACTTCACAACGCAGCGGACCAACTTCTGAACATCAAAGAGAAACTGGAGATTTTCAATGATTAAGCACGAAGAACTCATCCCCTTCTACAGGGACATCGAAGCACAGGAAGCCAGGAAGAAGGACATTGGCGCGTACATCAAGGACGCCCTCACTGAATTCGCCAAGAAGTACGACGTGAGCGTGAAGTCGATCAAGGCCGACTACAAGAAGTGGAAGGAGTACCAGAAGAACTCCGACGAATTCGTTGAGGTTGACCTCGAAGTCGATGCACTGACCCAGACATGGTGCAGGGAGTATCAAGATCGGGACAGGGAGGCAGCGTAGATGCCTGTAACCGTTAAGGTTAAAAATCTGGCAGATTTCGGAGTACCTGTGTACGCCCGAATCGGGGATGCTGGTTGTGACGGGAGGGCTGCTATCGAAAAGCCTCTTACTCTCTGGCCCCGAGACAGGAAATTGGTCAGCCTCGGGATTAGTGTGGAAATCCCCGAAGGGTATGAAATACAGGTACGCCCGAGGTCGGGATTGGCGTTGAAGCATGGCATTTCGGTGCTTAATTCTCCGGGTACCATCGACGAATCGTATCGTGGAACCGTAGGTGCCATCCTGATCAACCACGGCACCGAGCCGTTCACCCTCAATCCCGGCGACAGGATCTGCCAACTCGTGCTGAACAAGTTCGAGACGATCCAGTGGGAAGAGGTGGACGAACTGAGCGAATCGGAAAGAGGGCAGGGCGGCTTCGGCCATTCGGGAATTTAATTTTAGAAAGGCTGGTGGAGAACTGCCAGCCTTTCATTTCAAACACCACAGGAGCACCAAGCATAAATGAATATCTTCTTCAGTTACGACCCTCAGTTCGAAGAATTGATGGATCTCCTCAAATCCAAGTATCCACAAAAGCTTTTCGATATGGATGGGATCGGGAAGCAACTCGACCTCCCCAAGTTCTCCAAGGATTTCTTCGCAGCTAAAACTACGGCTGATGTCTCGATAGACGCCAACTCCAACTTGGGCGACATGAGCATCATCGTCTACAACGCGGAGTTGCCCAAGCCATTCCTTAAGCTGAATTCCTACTACATGCTGTGGAAGCACTTCAAGAAGCTCTACGGGAAGGAGACATCTGACGAGGTTATCGAGATGCAGGTCTGCGGGGACATCTACGTGAATGACGTTCATGGTATCGGATCGTCCCAAGCCTACTGCTTCAACTACTCGACCTACGACGTGATGCTTCTCGGGCTCCCGATGATCAGCAAAATCACCTCGGTGCCTCCCAAGTACCTCTACAGCTTCAAGTCGCAACTGGAGCAGTTCGTCGTGCTCGCCAGCAATTCGACGCTGGGAGCAGCAGGACTTGCGGATCTCCTGATCGTCATGAGCTACTACGTCAAGAACATCTTGGCAACCAAGATGGACGCTAACTTCAGCTTCGCGAGCGAAGAGGATTGCTGGCGTTATGTGAAGGAGAATCTCGTGTCCTTCATCTACACCGTCAATCAGCCGCTCAGGGCATCCCAGAGCCCCTTCACGAATGTCTCGGTTTACGACGAGGAATTCTTGGGGAGCCTCTGTCCGAACTACGTTTTCCCTGACGGCACCACTCCAGACATCGAGATCGTGAAAAAGCTGCAGATGCTTTTCCTCGATGTCATGAACACCGAAATGCGAAGAACCGCCATTACGTTCCCGGTAACGACTGCGTGCTTCGCAGTAGATGATTCAGGAGAAATCCACGACGAGACCTTCCTCAACCAGGTCGCGGAGAGGAACCTCGAATTCGGCTTCATCAACATCTACACCGGGAAATCGTCAACGCTCAGTTCGTGCTGCCGCCTCCGCAGCGAGACCGACAACGAGTACTTCAACTCCTTCGGTTCTGGCTCCAGCAAAATCGGCTCGCTCGGTGTAGTCACCATCAACATGCCGAAGCTGGCCTTCCGGTATAAAAAGGACCCCGAGAAATTCTTCTCCGAGGTAGAGCGGTTAGTTGGGACGTGCTCCCGAATCAACAACACGAAAAGGCACATCGTCAAGAAGAGAATCGAGAACGGGAACCTCCCGCTTTACTCTCATGGGTTCATGGACCTCAACAAGCAATACTCGACCTGCGGGGTTAACGGCCTGAACGAAGCCTGTGAGATCATGGGCTATGACATAATGACCAGAGACGGGCAGGATTTCGTGCTGGCAATCCTGAACACGATCAACTCCGAGAACGACAGGTGGCAGAAGAAACTCAAGTCGCCCCACAATTGCGAGCAGATCCCTGGAGAAAATGTTTCGGTGAAGCTCGCGGAGAAGGACCGGTTGCTGGGGTTCAATAGTCGCTACGACCTCTACAGCAACCAGTTTATCCCCCTTACGGTCGAGGCGGACCTGTTGGATCGCATAATGCTCCAAGGGCTTTTCGACAAGCACTTCTCTGGGGGCTCCATCTGCCACCTGAACGTGGAGCAGAAGATCGAAGATCCCAAGCTGGTGGTGGATTTGATTAAGGCTGCAGCTAAAGCTGGGGTCATCTACTTCGCGATCAACTTCCTACTGAACAAATGCGAGAACGGCCACATGACCGTGGGGATCTCGGAGACCTGCTCGGAATGCGGAGGAGAAATTGTGGACAAGCTGACCCGCGTTGTGGGTTTCCTGACCTCGGTTAAATCATGGCACAAAGTTAGGCGCGAGCAGGATTTCCCCCACAGGCAATTTTACTCAGGGATATAGAATGAACGTCCTAACAACTCAGTTCTCGTTGGAAACAAGAAGCCTAGATATTTACTTGGCTGGGTGCAAAGGCCCTCATTGTGAAAACTGCCACAATCCGGAAAGCTGGGATTTTAATCAGGGAGTTGACTGGAAGGAGTCCTTGCTGCAAATCAACGACAAGGTTGCTAGATTCCCGGATCTCATCGAGAACATCATGATCTTCGGAGGAGAACCCTTCGATCAGGACCACGAAGAACTCGAAACCTTCCTGTGGTACCTAGACCGGCACTGCTTGGATATCTGGCTCTTCACCCGGTTGAAGCCTTTGGAAGTCCCAGAGTTCGCTAAGCGATATTTGGCCTACCTCAAGTGCGGTCGGTACGAGGAGAACCTGAGGGGCGAGAAAGAACAGTACGGGATTAAATTGGCTTCCACCAACCAACACATTTTCAAGAAGGGAGTTGACTTCTGAATGACAAAAGACCTCCAAAATCGCCAACTCATAATCACCAACCTCCGAAGAGGAAAAGATACAAGGCAAGGGATCATCTACGCGGATCTCAGAGACGCCGAGACAAACGAACTGCTAATTGCAGCGACCCTGGATTATATCCAGCAAGCAATCAACGAGAGGATGTAGAACGCTAAAACCAAAAGGGCTCCTGGTAACCAACCCAGGAGCCCTTTCTCGTTCCCCTTGGAGGAAGGAACTTTTTATTTCTTGTACAGCAGCCCTACCACAGAAACCCCAGCCGCAACTGCATACGGCTTCCAGTCTGCCATAGAACCACCCGACGCCTGATAATAACCAGAAGCACCCGCCAACGCAGCCCCGCCTACCACTCCCAAAATGGAGGACAACTTGTGCCCAACAATTCTCTTCTTCAATCCCGCTTTCATTTTAACTCCTTTAAAGCCTCAAGGTACGACTTCATAAAATGATCCTTGACTTGCAAATGCCTGTGGTCACCGTCTTTCAATACAAGAGGTTCCTGGGTGTGCCTGTAGAGGAACTTGGGAACTTCTGGAACCGGATCGTCGTCTCTTACTATCCTGATGTAATCCAATTTAGGCGCTTTTCCAAATCTCCAATAAACTCTTGGTGATCCAAAAGTAATTAATTTGCACCCTGTGTGCTCTGCTAGCAGAGTTGCCAGGGCGCCTCCAAGAGAATGCCCAGTTGCTATGACGGAAGGATTTTTGGTCGTAGGCATCCCACCCGAGCAGAGTTCTCGGTAGGCTTTTATGAACCCCTTGTGGGCTAGAAAACCACCACAAGACTTCGCGGGCAAAACATTCGCGTTCACGCCCCAATTCTCCAGATTGTCCGTTCCCCGGATGCAGATTATTTTTCCGTGCTCTGTTTCAAAAACCCCGTACCTTAAATCGTCCACAGTGACGAAATTTGGATTCACATCTGAATAGCTTTGGTCGCAGAGGACCGCACAGGTTTTTATAAGTTCGGGATTCAACTAGACCTCCAAACATAACTCCCATCCGAGAGCTTCAAGCACTGCTCCCCACCAACCTCAACTCCAACCGAATCTCTATCACAGACAGGAACGGGGTCGGGTACGAGAATGTCGAGGATTTCTACAGTGGTTTCTAGGGCAGCGCATCCAGGAAGCAGGAGGATGGAAGCCAGCACTAAAATTTTTAAGTTCATTTTCTTACCTCCTACTTTCTGAGTTCCCAAAGTGCCTTGAGGGAAATCGTGTTGACCTTCGAGGGAACATCGCCCACGTCGTGTCGGACTGAGGTTCCCGCTTCAAGGGCTATGGTTTTTGGAGTCGCTACTGAATTGAGGGAACAGGCTGTAAGAAGGGGAAGGAGTAAAAATAATTTCATATATTCAAGGCTCCTAATTCCGCTGCAGTTCTCCCGAAGTACATCCGCTGAAATTGATGAAAGGAGTCGCCTTGTTCACAAATCTGGAGAGATTAACCCCAACAGGAGCCGTGAATTGAGGGTAAGATCCTTTCGCAGAAGTAGGCATCAGCCGGACCTTGCAAGCAGTAGGCGGATACAGTGACCACCAGATCGAGTTAGTGCCATCAATGGTCGTGGAGTTGATAGTTAGGGTCTGCGAGAGAGTACCATTAGGCGCCCCTCCTTGGATGACAGCACTATTGAAGTCCCTTTCGAGGAACCCCCGGTGAAGCGGCAAAGGCTGCGGGGGCACCCAGAAGTGCTGCCAGAAGCAAAATAATCTTTTTCATTTTTATCTCCGTAATATTTTATTAAGCCTGAGTAGGCCACCTGTAACCAAGAACCTCGTAACTCCCAAGACCGAAACTAGAAATTTTCACCTGGTCCGACTGATTCCCGCCCAAAAGAAAAATCCTTCCTTCTTTTATCTCTTTGAAGAAAGCCACATGATTCCCTGAAGAACTTCCGGTTGCTTTGTCGTTGGACTTTTGTTTCTGTCTGATGATTACGATGGCGCCTTCTTTGGGCTCTGTTGGGACACCCCAGTTCAACCACGAAATCGCAGCAGCCGAATTGGTGCCTTTGACACCTGCTTGGGTGACACACCAATTTACGTAGGAACTACACCAGGCAATTTCGTCCTCCTTGGCTTTCAGCGAGGTGGATGAGTGGTACTTGATGATCCTTGGATTTTCGCCGCCCCTTTTTTCTTGCACCCCAATTTCTTTTTCTGCAATTTCCAGCCACTTGGGTTTCATTTATTACTCCTGAAAGAGCCGCTCTCTAATTCAAGAGCGGCTCTAAATTCACATCTGAATTTGATTAGGTCAGCGCAATGGCGTTAGCCGGGATGGTGAAGGTCATTGCACCACCAGCGGATGCCTGAGTGACGGTCATGGTGCAGATCGCCAGAACACGGCTGGAGTCCGTAGTGTCGTAGATACAACCGCAGTAGGTGCCGGTTGCGATGGTTCCTGCGCTGGTAACTACATCTGCGAAATCAAGCTGGTAGGCGTTGCCGCTCGCAGTGAGGTTGGCTGCAGTGAGCACGTAGCCGCCTGCGGTGTAGCCGGTGCCAGTCGAAGTCAGTTCGCCCGTAGTACCATAAACCTGCGGGGTTGAGGGATCGGTAGTAGCATCCCAGGTGGTAGTGGTGCTGTGGATGGACATCTTGAGGGAACCTGCACCGATTTTGGTCACAAGCTCGTCCATCCACTTCTTCTTCTGATAACGGGTTACTCCGGCGTTGTATGCCATTTTTGAAACTCCTATAAATACTGCATGGTTATGGGTTGATTGTTGACATCCCGAAGGTCGATGATCTGATTATTGGGGGCGCGGATTTGATTGATCGAACTTGCAGTCACTCCAGTGCCAGTCACGGATTCCACGCTGGTTTCTGCTGTGACTCCTGAAGCAGTACCTGCCCCCTCGATAATTGCTTGGCCTATCCCTTCTATTGAAGCTGTGGTTGCTGTAGTGGAAATTTCAGTGAGTTGTCCTAAGCCTATTGCAACTCCGCTTCCTGTTGCTGCCTCTGTGGTTGCATTGGTTGCTGTCCCGGAGAGGTTACCCGCCCCAAGGATTGCGCCTGTACCAATTATTGTTGCTGCGGAAGCTGAGACTGAAGTGCTGGCGAGTGACCCAGTTCCTACTGTGATACCGGCCCCTGTAAGCACTCCTGTGCTTGTTCCGGTTGTAACTCCTACGCAGGTACCAACTCCGGGCGGTGCATATTCAGTTGTGGCTAGGTATCCTGCATAGTCGAAGGTTATCGTGACACTGCCATCTGACAAAGGCGTCAGTACCCCATTGAAAACTTTGACACTTGTGGGGTTACTGCTATACCACAAACCGTCAGCGGTTATATCATGACCGTTTGCCGTAGCTTGTAATGTAAGTGAATCAACTACGTTAATTGTAATGTTTAAGCCCGCGTCAGCTTGCGTCTGTACATACTGTCCTTCGCTGCCTGAGGGGTCTTGGTAAAATCCGTGAATTAGTTTATTTTTGTACCTACCAAAATACGAATACCCCCCTGTGGCATCATTTAAGTTCGCTACGACCTGTGGTGCTGAAAAGGTTGCACCGTTATCAGTTGACGTGAGAGCGTAACACTCCTGTTGACTGCCGGAGGTGCTATCCCATCTGTTTCCCCCATATCCCGAACCCCGTTCAGCAGCAGCAACATAGATAGTCCCGTCAAAATCTTTGAATATCTGCGGTGGGAACCCATTACATAAAAAAGAAGGACTTGACCAATTAAGGAAGTTCGAACTACGTGTAATAAATGTTCCCTTCTTTCCCCCTGTTGCGTTGCTTGATTCAACCCGCACTACTATGATTATTTCCCCAGAATTTGTTTCTACCCAGTCCGGTTCACTCATGTAACAGTTTGGGATTGGGCCTATGTCGGCGTAAGTAGTAAAGCAGTCATTTTGACCTATGCTTGATACGGGTGCTCTCCAAATACGTAACCTATTCCCGGTAGTCGCGTTGGGTATGGCAGCTTCACGAATGGCTTGCGTAGGGTCCAACCATGATAACCAATAAACATAGTCACCTCTTATGATTGGAAGTGCGGCCAAACCTGCGGCAAAGAAGTAATTTCCGCCATTTGATAACGTAGGAGCAACCCTTCTGAAAAGAGTGTCGTCTATTGATGGTGTGTGTGTTTCCTGGAAATAGTAATACAACGCATTTTCAGCGTATAGTTGTGCATTGTTGTCTCTATAGCAATACCAACCCCAATAACCGGACCTACCATCAGGTAGATGGATTTTGCCACAATCTGGGGCGCGATAATCAATGGACGTACCTCTAACTACGTCTTCCCAATCCAACAAGTTTAGTGATCGTACAACACGAGTGTAGGGGGAATTGTCTGCACCACCCTCTTCTTCTGTCGCATTTCCACCAAAAACGTAGAAATAGCCATCAGCAGCGTAACCTGTGCCGCAATAGAAAGGCTCCCAATCACCAACCCTTACGGGTTCTGACAGTTCAAGGGTCATAGAGTGCCACCATACCAATTATCTAATGTTATAGGTATTGCGCCTGTAGCCGAGACATAGAAGCCAGGATTGCCTGTTGCTATAGGTGACACGCTATCTGTAACGGAGTCAATTAACGTCCAATTCGTCCCGTTGTTAGTTGAATAGTATGCTGTTAACAATGAACCTGAAATTTCCAATTTAAGAGTGATGTTTGCGTCCGGCCCACCTTCAATGTTAAGCAAGGAACCTATATAGGCACCCCCTACAATTTTTATGATGTCAAATACGTAGGTGTCGTACCAATAGCCATCGCTCTCCCTAGACTCCCAATATGTGCGTAGGGCATAATACGTTTTGCTCCCGTTATCTCTGACAGTCACCCCGTAAGCACTGCTATCTGAAATTGCTAGCGTATCAACAGTAATGCGTGAAAATTGATTTGAGCCGAAGCTGCCTGTCCATCGCTGTATTGCATTACCGTTCGATACTAACTTACCCCCTGTTTTTGTTGCGGTACCGGTATAGGGGTTAGCCCCCCAATTACTACCTAACGCGCCCTCTCCTGTAAAAGCATCATACAGAATAGCAGCAGCAGCAGCACTAGACGCGGCGGCTAGAGTGCCAAGCACTGTACCGTTTCTTCCACCTACTCTCACATAATAAGTTGTTCCCTGAGTAAGCATCCCATTAAGTACGTGCTGAACAGACCCCGCAGGTATACCTGTAATATGTCCTGAGACAGCCGATTGCGGCGTAGCAGGGTAAGCAACTGTTGAGACGTAACCGGATAGCCCGTCTGTCGCCTCATTGAGTCCTGAGTTGGTTGAATAGAACAGTTCGTAGCTCGTTTCTCCTGTAAGGTCTGTCCATACCGCCGTAATCTGCGCGGGGGAGTTAGAAACGGAGAAGCCCGAAGGTGCGAGGGGCGCGGATGCCGCACCAACCCCTCCGACGCTAGCCACAGATGATGTAACCGCCACTCCAGTAGCAGCCCCAATGCCAACTACAACCCCAACTCCAGTCACAGTCCCACTGCTCGATGAAGTTGTAACTCCAGTCAGGGAGGCAATGCCGGGAATAGACACAACCTCACCTACTCCAGATATTTCAGCGACCACTGTGGATACAGTTACACTGGTCAAATCAGCGGCCCCAAGTGCTACACCGGTACCGGATATTTCAGCAACACTGGTTCCAGCACTCACATCTGTTAGTTCGCCCGTTCCTAGAATGACTACTTCACCAGAACCACTAATTTCCTCTACGGAGGTTCCGACAACGACTTCAGCCAAAGCCCCAATCCCTAAGGAGATTCCTGCGCCAAGAAGTTCTGCCACGCTCAATGTAGCCAGGACTCCGGTAACCGACCCAATTCCCTCCCCAGCAGCAATGCCGATTCCTCCGAGATCACTCATGGACGAAGCGGTTTGCACACCGGCAAGATTCCCGGTGCCTAGTGCTATGCCTGCCCCTGAAATCTCAGCAACACTGATTGCCCCGGAGATACCCGTGAGAGAACCAAGGCCAATTGCTACACCAACGCCGGAAATTTCAGCAGCATCTGCCGAAACAAAAATACCCGCGAGAGAGCCTAGTCCTGCTAATCCACCTACTCCAGAAATTTCAGCGACACTCGCTGCAGCAGAAACCCCGACAAAAGTGCCAAGACCCCCGACAGATGTACCCATGATGCGAATGTGTATTGCATAGTCAGGCCAACCCGCAGTGCGTTTTTCTTCTATCAAAGCTAATGTCGGGGTATCAAAATCACCTGACTCAGCGAGGTAGCCGAGGATCTGAGTCACTTCACCGTTGGCAGCACGTTCAGAGGGAGACAAGGTGAGGGAGGAATAGCCGATCTTGTGGATGACACCACTACGCACGGAGACTAAGTAATCCCCGCTTTCAGGGCTCTCTTCAATAGGAGCCCCTTCTAAAACTGATTGTAATGAAATTGGTTGAACCGACATTTCCACCTCACTAAGCCATTAAAGGCGCTCCTGTAACTGCGTCGTATAGAAACGCGCCGGTTGTTGCGTCGTAGAGGTTTCCCTCAGCGGTCACGGCAGGAGGCCTAGTTTGCACCAGCGAATGAATTTCTCTAGGCGCTCTTACACCCCAATAGATTTCCTCCGAGACCACCGACGCATGGATTAGCCCAGCTAAAATCAGCCCGAAGATGGCTCTAGCCGCGACCACGGCGATCATTAAAGCACCTGCCCGGTCTTCACCGTGATCTGCCCAGACAAAGCCCGGTCGGTGGTGATATCGTCAGCGTCGTCAAGATCCAAATTGTAGAGGTACTGCCTAGGCTCTAGTGAGGCTGTGGTAGCACGAGGCATGGTCCAAGCGATCTTGCCTTCTAACGCAGCCAAAACAGCGCACCCGAAATCTGCCACGTGCAGGCCATTCTGAGTCATGAGGGAGGCTCTGGGAGTCTTGTCAGTGAGGTTGATCGGTGTGGTTTTGCTTATGTCCGTGTAGAGGACCACCTCTCGATAGAAAGTGGCGCCCTGCTCAATTGTGTCGTTGTGGTTCATTCTGGCTCCTCCAAGGATTCACATCTGAATTCTTATTCTTGCTCCTCAACCTTCTTTTCAGCCAACTGAGCATTCGCCTGCTTCATGATCTTGTCGATCAGCCCAACGACTTCTTTGAAGGGCTTTTCTTGGAGAGAAGCTAAAATGTAGTTGATTTCATTTTCTGCGAGTTCGATCTGAAAGTTCATTTTATTTCCTTTTATTGGTTGAGGTCTCGTGCTTCTCTAGCAGCGATTGTCTTCGCGTTCAGATGGTTGTAGACGAACATGTCATCTTCATTCTCAGGGTCGAAGGTCAGGCAGAGGTTCCCGTTGGGCTTGGCAGAAACTTTCACGCCTTCAGCATCTACGGTGATTACTTCCTCAACCGTCATTACGGAGGGCATCTGGCCGTAGGTGTTCTCAATCCTGATTGCACATGTGCGTTCCCAAGTGGTAGCGGAAACTGGCTTCTCGTTATAGTTGGGTGTGCCCATTTTTATGGCTCCTTTTATGCGAGTGCTAGGGTGACAGAGCGGATAACACCATCAGACCCCCGCATCCCGAGCTGAATATGCGTGTTGTCAACCATTACTATATGAAAATCATAGTTATCTGTAAGGGTTTGTCCTGCGGCTATGTTGCACCTAACGTTGCCCGCGAAAGTAACATTCCCATTCGCCTGTAACACCGCGCCAGAGCCATTGTCTGTAGTTGTGCCTACTAAGAGATTCCCACCATACGGTACGACAGAGAGTGTTGCATTCCACGTACCTCCCGCCTCTGAGCACATAATCCGACCAATGCCGCCAGCGGTATCAATAGTAACTGCACTTGCTAATGGCGTTGACACAGCCGCACCACTGAATGTACCCGCGCCTGCAACCTGTAACACCGCGCCAGAGCCGTTTTCGGTGGTGGTGTTCACAAGTACAGTACCCGTACCCTTTATGCAAAGTGGTGTATTAATATTTGTGCTAGAAGTGCGCATTCTGAACATTATTGATGCACTGGCACTGTCGTATGTTTGGTCGATGTATAGTGCTGTGTCTCCTGCTGCGGCATAGGTGAATTTACCTTGGTATGTGGGCGTGGTCCCGGCTATAAATGAGCCGTTATTAACGTCTCCTGCGTTTATAGAACCATTCACCTGCAACTTCGCACCAGAGCCGTTGTCTGTAGGGGTGTTGATGAGGAGGTTGCCTGTGTTTGTTAATCGCATATCCTCAACTATGGTTGTCCCGCCGTTGGTGGAATGACCGAACCTCAGCATCGGGAATGCTGCCTTACTGTGGATGATCCCGCCGTCATTGTCTGAGACGAAGACAAGCCCCTTGGCTGCGTCAGAAAATGCGTTAAGGCTGAGTTTAGGAGAGGTTGCTGCTATCGTTACACCCGCAGCACTCAAAGCCCCCACACTAAACGCCTGCGCAGCCCCAGGCCCAGCCAAAGGAGATTTCCCCGCCAACGCATCGGTATAATCAGGAATTGCCGCGTCCAACTTCCGGATGACCTCGTGGGTCAGGTGGAACGCGAATTCGGAATCCCCTGTCTCGATTTCTGCCAATCCTAAATTAGGCGTGAAGTCCTTAGAAATCTGGTACTGGCTTCCTGCAACAGTCGTCCCGGCGTAATTTGGGCTTATCCTAATCTGCGTGTCGGAGTCCACCGCGATCACATTGTAAAGAGCATTTACTCCAGAGACCTTGAAGGAGTTGCCTACAGCCACATTTGCTAGAAATTGTGTTGAAGCCCCGGTGACGATGTTGGTTCCGTTAGTTATTGAAATTGTTCCGAGTTTGTATTGCGCCATCTAGGAGACTCCTTTGGTGGAGTGAATTTATGTGCAGAAGTGAATTTTTATGTTGACAGGTTGTTTGGGTTGAGGTACAGTTTGATTAATTAAATTTCTAGGAGGTGGGTGATGAAAAAAATGATTATTTTGCTGGTCGTTGGGTTGTTGGCTGGTTGTGGAGATCCGGATTATGTGGAGCCCGCTAAAAATTACAAAATTGGAATTGGGACTAGAGACCTGGGAACACAAGAGGCTGCTATCCAAGCGTGCTCAATTACGAGTAGTGTAATTACTGAGGGCACTGGTATTTTACTCCCCGGTGATATGTATATCCCTCCGGTTCTAAGGGTTAGTGCCACCGATACCCAGATCAAATGCTACCGAGACACAGGCTCTTACGACTATGTAACAGTTAATTAAGACAGAGAGCTTGTTTTGAGTTCAATAGCGACCAACGACCGGTACTGAACACTTATGTTAGTACCGGTTATGCTATAAATATGAGTACCAGCAGCGGGGGAATCCATAATAGAAAAACTGACAAACCCTGCGTGAGTTCCATCTTGGCTATTTGGACCTAGTAAGGTGGTTGTAACTCCTGATGTGGTTCTTTTTAAGCGTAACTGAGCAGACGTTCCACCTAACTGTTGGAAACTGACTGTCAATAAAATGGGCTTACCTGTTGCTACGATGGTTACGGACTGTATATCTGCTTCGGTTGTTATTATTACTGCGTCAGGCGTGTATGCAGACTCCGGATTGATGATAGAGTTGGGAGCGACTAAATCATCAACATTTAGTGTACCGGCTGTCATATCATCTGCGTTCAGTGCCCCCCTCACTTTAAACGCAGTCCCATCCCAAACGAACCCGTTGGTCAGAACTCCACCGCTCACAGTGCCCACGCGCATTCGCGAGTTGCTTGTGTCCTTGCTGATCCAGAAGCCGGTACCATCAGAAGAATAACTTGCCAGCCCGGAAGTTATTCCTGCGGCACTTCCTGAGATGGTCAGGAGGGAGTTGATGGTCAGGGCTGCGTTCAGTGTTAAGGTGCCCACCTGCCCACTTTCATTACTTAAGATGGAACTGGTGTTGTCTGCGGTAACCGGAGGTCCTCCTGTAATCAGATTGTAGGTGGGAATCGTGTAGCCCAACCCTGATAAAGTAACGGTCCCGCCGCCGCCTCCGGACAAAACCCCAGTGGAACTGATTGAGATGCTGCTGTTGAGGATGCTTGACGGGGCGTTGGAGGCGTCTGTCTTAACAACACTCAGCGTGTCCGCAGTCACGCTACTGTTCAAAATACTTGTGGGAGCGTTGCTCAAGTCAACAGCCACAGCACCAATACCTGCGGGATTAGGTGCAGTAAACGTAAGGGTAGCGCCTCCGATTGTCACCGAGCCTCCTACCGCTACGCTACCGGTAACAGCTAAGTTTGCTATCTTAGTTCCGTCAATGTTTCCATCTGTGTGAAATATGGATTGCCCTGCTGCGTTATTTATGACTAGGCCATAAGATCCTGCTCCAGTATTACCTAAAATAACCCTGTCGTAAGTCCCATCGTTAACTGTGATTCGTTTATTCGTTCCGTCAATTTTAACCCTATCATCCCCTACAGCTATAACTGAGGTTGCAGCCAAAGTCCCTGTAGTAATTTTACCTGCGGATAGGTCATTAATTTTAGCTGAGGTAATCGTAGCGTTGGCTATCTTAGCATCTGTAATAGTGGCGTCTGCAATTTTACCTACGTCTACTGCTAGGTTTGCAATTTTAGCTGTACTTATGGCAGCATCCACTATGTTACTCGTATTTACTGCCAAAGTTCCTATTTTAGCATTAGTAATGGCGGCATCTTGAATTTGTGCTGAACCTACTGCGAGGGCTCCAATCTTAGCATTAGTAATGGCGGCGTCCTGGATTTGTGCTGAACCTACTGCAAGATTGGCAATAAGGGCAGAAGTGATATAAGCGTTAGCCATTACCCCGTCGCCTACAGTCAGGGTATTGGCTGCTATCTTACCAGCCACAACACTATTAGTGGATAACTCCGCTGCTGTGATAGCCCCCGCTGCAATGTTACTTGCGGTAATTGTGTCGGCAGCTATGTCAGCAGCAACAATAGCCCCCGCTGCGATTTTACCTGCTGTTATGGCTCCCGCTGCAATTTCAGTTGCGCCTATGGCCCCTGCAGCAATGTTACTTGCGGTAATTGTGTCAGCCGCTATGTCAGCAGCAACAATAGTGCCTGCGGCAATTGTACCTGCGGTTACACTGTTAGCGGCTAGGTTTCCGGAAGCGGGGTCTATCGCGGCAACACTAAGTTTTGCTGCGGTCACGGCGCTCGCTGCTATCGCGGTGGCGGTAACTGCATTAGCGACTAAATTCGAAGCGGACACAGTGCCTGCATTAAGATTACCTGTGCTGCTATTTATGGCGGCTATGCTGGTCTTGGTTGCGTCTATAGCACTGGCTGCCACTTTAGCCGCGCTAATAGCTCCATCTGCAATTTTGGTATTGTCTACTGCTCCTGCCGCTAACTTAGTACTTAGTATTGCTGCGTCTGCGATTTTACTTGTAATTATCAGGCTGTCTGCAATCTTAGTTGCGTCAGTAATTTGAGCTAAATTTGCATTAGCCAGCAATCCGGTTATTTTACTTCCACCTAAATCTATCTCTCCATTTGCGATATTACTTGCTGTCAAAGTTAAGGCGGCTATATCTATACCCGAAACTAACGCTGCGGTTGTGTTCAGCACGTTGCTGTAGTTAACTGAAACGTTACCTGAGAAGTCTACAGCTTTGGCCCTTACGTAGTAAGTTGAGCCAGAAACAGCGTCTACGGTTAGGCTTGTCCCTGTAACGTTAAAGGAACGAAGCCCTACGGTAAATCCTGAGTTAGTCGCTACGTCTATCTGGTAGTAATTGATATCGGTGTCAGTAGATGCTACCCAACTGATGAACACATTTTTAAAGGCAGAAGTAACTGAAGACAGAACTACATCATTTGGTATAGTTTCGTCCTTAGTCGTAGTTATAGCCACCCAGGGGGAGTACGCCGAGATGTTACCCCATTTATCGTAGGCAGACACCCTGACGCTGTAACTAGTATTAGCCACAAGCCCGCTAAATTTAGTAGTCAGGGTGTCCTTGCCGTTTATAGCAGTTTCAATATAGTCAACCTCAGCACCCTTCTTGAGTTGAACTGAATACCCCGCTAGGTCTACTGTAGGGTCTGCTGGTTGACTCCAAGTAGCTGTAATAAATGTGGTATCTTGGATAGCCTGCGTGGTATCTAAGCCAGTGTCTAAGGTTAAACCTGTAGGTGTGTCAGGAGCTACCAAGTCAAGAGGGTCTAAACTTGAAACGGCAACTGAATATAATGGTGTCCAATTGAGGGAACTATAGTTAATATTTTTGGTGTCCTCAAATGAATCGTAGGCGGCTGCTCTAACAAAGTAGGTTCCAGCTTGAGATACTTTGTAAGTAAAAGTAGTTTCAGGCCCTGCGTTAATCTGAGTAGAAGCACTGGGTACAAAATCACCATTTACCAAGTCGTCCTGATGTACTGCATGAATGGTGTACCCAACAACATCCATTTCTACTGATGGTAAAAATGAAATAGTGAAGAATTTAATTCCAGCATTTAGTTCTATCACAAATGCTCCTTTAGGTTAATATAGCAGGCGCTGGATTATTGACAGTAATACTAACTGGTTTACTGGATCTACCTAGTCTATCGACAGCAACTACAATTATCGAAAATGATCTAGTAGGTCTGCCTGAGCCGTCCACATAGTTCTGCTCATATTTGTAATCGTATGCCTCTGCATATACCTTTGTAGTGTGCCTAATCGAGCCGTCCGTGTTCTTAACGGTAATTTGGTACTCTCTAAGCCAACTGTCGGCGTTTTGAACGCCCAGAGGATTATCTGAGGCAATCGAGTTGAGCCCGAAGTCAGTAGCCGATGGCCTCTTCCAAGTGAACTTGGCGTCTTTGCCTACGAATTCAGAGTCGTTCCCTTGGCCTACCAACTGAAGCCCAGAGACTCCTTTAAGGAACTCCGTGTTTTCCACGTAGGGCGTGAGATGGAGGGAGGTATAGGGCTGCTTGGGATCTGCCAGAGCATCTGCTACGGTTTGCCTGGTCCCGTCTGAGTAAAGGGATATGCAGATGAAATCGTAGTCGCCTTCCTCAGAGATTTCCGGGATGAACACGATTCCGGTTTTATCCACAGGAGTCAGTGAGTAATTACCTGCGATCCCGTAGTAGACGATGCAGCCTGTCCAGAGGAGGTTGTTTTGAACTGCGTAGTAAACCGTGGCTCCGGTCTTCAGGTTTCCTGTGGTATCCACGTAGATGGTCTCTTCAGCCACGACTGATGTGACAGAAGATTTCTCCACGGGAGGTAATTGGCTGAACGAAGGCATTGCCACGACCGGCATGTTAGTGACGTCATCCGAGTAAGCGTCTTCTAAGTATTCAACGGCTGTGACTTCGGTAAGCTCGTCTGAGTCCCTTTTAAGATTCAGAATCTTGAATGGTTTCACCGTGTTGGTGACTTGGCCCAAGATGTATGTTGCTCCGACTACAGGAGTGAAGTTCTGGGTTGCTCCCTCAGAATCCACGTAGGTCTTAGAAATATTCACTTCTGAATATGTCCCGTTAACCCCAGGCTCAACCACTCCGATTTCAACTGGAACCTTTCCTGCGTTCGAGATGCTGATTGCCAATTGGCCCCAGAGGTTATCTCCTTCAAGTAAGGTGTAGACGAAGGAATCACTCAAGGTGACCAGCCAGGAAGATCCGGCATCTTCCACTTCCTGAATAAGCCCACCCGAGCCCCATTGGGGTACGTCGTGTTGAACGCCTACCACGGAAAATACGGTGCTCATCAGGCCTTCCGTGCCGGTCTTAAAACTAACGATGGTCCCGGTGTTGCTCGCTACGTTCATCGTCCTAAACAAAAGATTTCTAACCTGGCGCTCGTCGGTGACCCCGATATAACTCAGGGTCTGCTTGCGTTCTTCTGTGGTTAAGTCACTTGCTTGGTACTCAGGAGTCTCAACCAAGAACGAATCTTGATCGTAGTCCTTGTCCTTGTTGTAAAAGCTAACCTCGTAAGTATTGGGGATCGCTCTGAGCGAAGCACAACTCTGCGAATAATCCTTGATGTTGCTCATGTTGAAAATCTGCGTGATGTTCTTCGGCTGGTCTACATCGAGGTAGACCATCCCATCTGCTTGGAAGAGCAACGCGTTCATCGAGGCGCAAATAACGTTGACCCATTCTCTCGCTGACTTGCTTTGGTCGATGACCAGGTTCAGCGAATACCTTACCCGAGGAAACACATCTTCATCATCGACCTCGTTGTAGGAGGCAGCAACCGTACCGTCCTCAAACAAATATTGGTCGCAGTAGTAACTCATCTGCACTAGGTTAGCCAGAACCAGATTCTTCTTTTCCGGCTTAATACTAAAATGCTCGTTGAGGCCGTGAATCGGGTTGGTCAAGAGGTCCCAGAGGCACCAGATGGGGGAGTCGGTCCAGATGACGTTATCGGGGTCGGAATCGGTGCTCATGGTGCCATCCCAAGTGTCTTCCCAGTAGCGGATCGAGCGGTTGGTCAGAGGGTCGTACTTGCTGACGTAGCCTGTCGGCAGAGACACACAGGAGCCTTCGATGATCGACGTGATCGTGGGGAGGCTCCCTGAGATTTGATCCGTAGCTCTGATCCTGGCTCCTAATAGTGCGACCCAAGGGTAAGCCAAGCCTTCCGATGATATCTCTATAAGGTCGGCTAAGTAGATGTCGTCTGAGATCGTAATGTCTGAAGCGTTCCTCGGGGTTACTCTAACGATCTTGATGTCGTAGTAGTCGATGCTGGGTAGGGTGATGGTTCTCGCTACGGAGACTTCAGTTTTGGATGGCTTGTCAGTTTTGAAGTAGTCCCAATCCTTATCTTCTACCCCAGACTCTTTATTTGCCGCGAAGTTGTAGAGGCTCCAGTCAGTCGCATTGCTTTGTTTGGTGTAGACCTTAAATTGGACCTCGGCGTGCTCATTGCCGCTTTTCGAGTAGAAACCTAGCGCATTCAATCTAATTTTAACAGATTCCACAGGAGTTTCTGTGGAGACTATGGCTCCAATGTTTTGGTTGTCAGGGTCTTCGTCAGGGATAAGCTGGTTGAAGCTAATTGAATTCTCTATCTGGTTGAACCCCTTCATTACTGCTAAATTATCTAGGGTAGTTTCCGAAGTGTTAACGCTCACGTAATCAATTATCTTTGCATCTTCTGGTGTGTATACCGCAGTAAGTTCCAGTCGAGTTTTTACTACTAAATTACCAGAAAGAATACTTCCGAAATTGTGATTAACATAGTAACATACTCGGTTATCATAATTATAAAGTGAACTGGTAGTCTCATATAGTAAAATAGTCTCGTTGTAGTTGTATATACCTATGTGCGCGGTAAACGTACCTCCCCAGTAGGACACCGCGAAAGAGACCTCATCTACATCTCCTGCGTTGGGTAATACAAATTTATGATAGGTACCATCAAAACTTGTATAGGGCACTTCCTCTAGGAACTTCACTTCCTTTGGTTGTATGAGTGGGTTGTCCGAAGGAGGCAGATTAAACTGATTCCCCTTTCTATAGTAAAATGCTATGTCCTGAAAATTGTTTGCTTTACGCTCATTGATTTCGAAGCTGTCAGGCTCAATCTTATTTATTGGTCCTGCTGCAATACCAAGCAGGACATAAAGATAACTGTACTTGCCTAGAACATCCACGTAAGCGTTCAGGACGTGCCCGCCAACCCGGTGCCTGCCGTAGACAATCGGGATCGGGGTTCCGGAGACCGTCGTATTCTTGATTCCAGAGAAGGTGTAGGTGGCTGAGGTGGAGTTGCCTGAGTCGAATGTAGGGAGCTTGGGGGAGCCGATTATTAAGTCGGCAGCACCTCCGATGGCTAGTGCTATAGCAAACTGATATACATAGGGATTCTTGATGGTCAAGGTGTTGACTGCTGCAATAACCACCGCAGCTAAAATCTGTAGCCCACCCTTCTCACCCTCAGGGACATCCCTACCAAACTCAATAACATCCTCAGCGCAAACAACCCGATGAAGGTCCTTCGGATCGAACAGGTATTCGCCGTTCAGTTTGATCGAGGTCTTCTCGGCTTCGGCGCCTTTATACACCGTGAGGAAAACCAGGAACTGCGGGAATTTACCAAAAAGGTCTTCTAAGGCATCAACCACGGTTGTGCCTGAGACTTCTACTTCATCCTGAAGCGAGGTGTAGCGAATCAGTTCTTTATCCAGAAGTATTTTCACGGTTCAGTCCTTTTTGTACCTGAGGACTGCACAAATCTTGTCAGCCCAAAACCCGCTAACGTGTGAATGACAGGCAGTGCCTTTTAGAGTTGTGTGGAGGAAATCCCCTTTGTCGATTACGACGCCCAAATGAGTTGGGAGCCCTCGGTGTTTCAAAACCAGAACGTCGCCAAATTCAGGTAAACCAGAAATTTCAAAAAATCCAAATTCACTAGCTTTCAAGAAAATCAGATCCGGATCTGAGTCGTGCCAATTTTCCTCGTAGTCGAAGTCAGGGAGTTCAATTTGAAATTCATTTTCATAAAATTTCCTGACCAGGCTGAAGCAGTCCGACTTTTTATGGCAGTAGGGGATCTGAAGATAGGCTAAAAACCTCACAGCCTGATCCTTCGAACTCCTGAGGGAACCCCAGGAAATCCACCGTATCGTTCGTGATTTCCTCTACCGATTTTCCCAATACCTGAAGTGCCTAAAGTAGAAACAGAAGCCAATTGAATACTAACCCCTTGATACACAATCCTTTTGTAGACCACTTTGTGCCCATCAGTCGTGGTCGAGGTAGGCTGGTTGGTTAGTGGAGAACCTTCAATAACTCCTTCGATTTCAAATACTTCCGATCCAATTGTTAGAAAATCGCCTGCACGCGGAGTCACCAGATTTGTGACAGTCGCTATAGAACTCCCTGCAGCAATCGTAGTACTTCCTGCATCAGCCACTTCAAATAAATGAAGCTTGCAGTCATCCAACGTCTTCTTGCAGGTTGCTAGATTCCCAGAGTACATGCAGGTCCGGGGATCTTTGTACCTGAATCGACATACGTTGGAGTTGAAGGCAACCCGAGGAAGCCGAATATTGAAGTCAACAATCGGGTCCAGGTTGAAGACAATCGAGGTTTCGTTGGAGGTGTAGCTGTCCACCACGAAGGCGTCCTCGATGTAGGCTGTTGAATCCGGGCCTGGATCAGTGTTTGCCTGCGGAGTGACCGAGCCATCGGCCCCAAACGTGTAGGTAAAATCCGCGAAGGATTCATAGGTGGTTTTAACCGAGACTCTGGTTCCTCTCAAAGCTTTGAAGTCGTTCACGTAGTACTGAAAAACCCTACCTGGGTTCGCTACGGTCAGCGTGGCTTTGTCGATGGAGCCGTCAGAGGACATCGTAGTTCCGGAATATTGAACCGGGAATTTAGAATAAACCACCGAACCGAACGAGATGTCGCAGTTGCTATCCACGATCCTTAAAGTAGGATTGTCAGGGATTTCAATTTCTATCAGATGAAGAAGTTTGCCTTGTGAAGATTCGGTGGTTTTCTTCTGGAAAAGCGGGTGATTAATCCGGGCCATCTAAGTACCTCCAAGAGGTAGACGAAACAATCAGCATCGCATAGACAGATTTCTTCATAAACTCCAAGTCCTTCTCCGAGGGCTCCGGTGAAGCTCCAGGATGAGTGTGGAAAAGGCACAGTACTCCAAGGCCTGAACGGGAGAGGGAATTCAGGGTCCGGAAGTACTGTGCTTGGTCCATCAGGAAGGAGTTGCTCGGGGTTTTGGAGATGTTGGGGATGAAGAAGACTTCTTGGTTTGTGCTGATAATTCCGCAGATTTCTTTATTCGATTTGGTGCATTCTTTCTGAAGGTTTGATAGGACTTCAGGATCAACAGGAACTACCACGTCTGCTCCAGCTTAAACGAGAGCGTGTATATGGGACCTTTGGGTCCGTGCTCGATGTACTTTTTTTCGAGCGTGTCCGACTGGAAACGGACGTGGTATTTTGTTTTGGTCACTGGGTGCCACCAATCGAAAGAGGTGACAGAGCCATACATTTGAAGAAAGAAGGTCTCGATTGCTAGCGCCTGGTTCGCGTAGAGCGCCAGGTAGTTGCAATCCCAGACTTTTATGGGGTTGCTTTTTACCCTGCGCTGGGTATGTCCCGAATCCGCCTGAAAAGTGATTGAGGGAACCTTGATTGCCTCGGTTAATGGTCGGGCGGGATTGGGTAGTCTGTGGTCCGTCCCTGTGGTAGAGGGCAGACCAGCCGTTGTATAATTTGTAGGGAAAACTGGGGTTGGCATGGGTTCTCCTCAAGTAAGAAAAAAAGCTGCTTCACTATTGGTATAGGTTTGAAAAAGCCACTTATGTATCAATTTTCTTGGAAAGAAATATGCCAATCTGAATTCAAATCCGTTTCTGAATACATCCGGTCAAAATAATATTCCCGGAACTCAGTAAATTGCTCAGGGTTATTAAATTTGAACGAGAACATCTTGTGGAATTCTTTGTGGCACTGATCACATAAAGTGATCCCGTTGGTTAACTCGATTCTCAATTCAGGATGAGCGTGGTAGGAATAGAGGTGGTGGGCGGCTAACTTATTTGGGTGCTCACAGAGGAAACAGGATTTCCCATCTCTTGATTTAATAGCACCTGCCCATTTCATGTGCTCGACGCCGCGTCCCTTCAAGGTCCCTTGCTTCATCAATTCGTGGAACCTTTCTCTTCGCTTACAACCGCAGGAGGTGGTGCTGCCTCTTTTCAGGCTAGCAGCACGCACCTCCTTAAAAGTCCCACAGTTACACAGGCAGAGCCAGCAGGTTCTTCCGTTTTTATTTGGCGCTCTTTTAAGCACCAGAAGTCTGCCGAAGGTTTTATTTGTTAGATCCTCTGGAGTACGCATTATTATATTGCTAGCTTCATTGTTCTGTGTATGGTGCCTTTTTTGTTGATGTCAAAACTAACGATGTTGATAACCTGATTTGCATCCACTGGCTGCTGCGGGATGCTATTTACGTCAGCTACGTTGATCAAAGTTAAATTGACTGGGATTTCTCCTGAACTACCTTTGCCTCTGCTGGTTCCGCCTACCAAACCCCCTTCTGCAAATTTCTGTGCTCGGAGGTTTTCAAGGAATCCGATACCCACCTTCCGGGTTACTGACGCCGGTAAAATAAATTCACCTGGCTGCAGAAGTGCATGAACACTGTCTTTGTTGGGGTCAGCCCCAGGCATCATCGGGACTAATCCACCTGACGCAAAGGCCATCAAGGGGTTCTTGCCAATCCTGTTGGTGCCTACCAAACCGCCTGTGGCTCCTGTAGCAGCCAGGCCTGTGGCAATATCCTGCCCACCTACGTTTTCGATAGCGGGGATAGTTCCCTCACCGCCCGACCCTGCGGCGACACCCGCGATCTTCTTAACCAAAGCCACAACCATCAGCTTGATTATGTATTCTTGCAGCGTCTTCAGGATCAGCTTCATGGTCTCAGCAAGCCCATCTTTAAAACGAGACCAAGCATTGCCCTGCTTATCTAACAACTTTTCCTGCTCTCTTAAAGAAGCATTAACCGCCTCCAATCCAGACGCCTGCTCATTCAACGCGGACTTGTCGGCGCCGGTCATGAACTCGCCTTTCGACGTGATCGAACTAATTGAGGCCTGGATCTGTGCCTTCTGAACATTCAACTCGTTGATCTTGGACTTGATGCTGTCAATGGCATCTTGATCGGGCAGCGTGAAGGTGGAGAGGGTGTTGCTGAGGGTGCCTGTGATTCCGTTGAATGCTGAGTTGGTGATGTCGGAGCCGAACCGCTCACTAAGCGCCCCAGTGTCTGTCTGCTCCCGAAACGCGCCACGAACACCCTGACTGAAGCGAATGGAATCTGTAAGGGAAGCTATCCGCTTCAGTTCCTCGCGCTGCTCTGCGAGTAGTGCGTTCTGTGCCTCCATCGCCACTATGTTGTTATCATGTAATGCCGTGTACTTCTCGAACTCAGCGCGGGTTGCTTCCGTGCGCTCCGTCTTCTTCATCCAAAGCTGGATTTCCTCGTTGTCTTTTGTGAGGTTGTGTGTCTTCATCTCCCCCATTTTAATTGTTTCACTTAGTAACTCTTGGTCGAGTTTATTTACCTCTTCTGCTGTCCACGCCTCTTCCTTCCGCAATGTAATCCGCTGCTGCACGGACTTCATTGTCATCATGTCCTGCTTTTCAAGCCGTGTTGCAATCAGGTTGGGCGATTTAGGACCATGCCCATCCTTCTTGGCTTCAGCCATCTTAGCAATCTCAGCCTGCTCTTTAATTTTTCTGGCCTGATCTGCTTTCTCTTGTTCTTTCTGTGTCATTTCTACTTCAGCAAGACCCAACTTAACTTGGGCAGGAGTGACTTTTTTCTTGTTGTAACCTGTGATGCCGTAGGACCCGTCTGCATTCAACTGAGCAGAACCACCGAAGTCGCCCGCGAGTTGCGCGAATGCTGCTGCCCTCTCCGCTTTCCTCCGGGCAGCATATTCCTCATCAAGCTGTTTCTCTACTGCAAGCTTTTTATCTTTGGTTTCGTCACCAGCCTTTTGTAGCGCTTGGAGTTCCGCCTCACCGGTCAAACGTGCTTGATGAAGAGCTTCCTGCTTGAGTTCCTCGCGATTTTTCTCTTCCCTGTTTTTGACCCGTTTGAGAATGTCAACGCCACTTTCTTCCGCTGCGTGTGAAGGAGGTGGTTTATCAGGCTTCTCCGGTTTGGGCTTGTCAAAAATTGGGAAGACCTGTCCTAATTCGTCGGACGCGTAGGGCATTTGAACAGGCTTCAGAGTTTCAGTGCGTAAAAGATTCAACTCACCAATACTTTTCTTCATCCTGTCAACGTCACGCTGAATGTCGTCTTTAGTCCTGCCTGGATTATACGCACCAGAATTCTTTGATTTGACCAACTCCTGCTCATATAAAGCAAGAACCGATTGAGAGGAGGAAATATCGCGGCGGATGCTGTTTGCCTTATTCAGGCGCGAGATATCATCAGCCTGGCTTTCCTTGTTGATCCGAACTTTAATGTTGTAGAGTTCCGTAAGACTAATTTTTTCTTTGTTCAGAAGTTCTAAGTACTCCGGATGCTTCTCTGCAAATTTAGTAATTTCAGTCCTAAGTTCAGCACTGAGCTTGATGGATTGGCCCTTGAGCTTGGCTATTTTGGGCAAGGCGAGTTCGCCTTCTTCCCGATAAAGCTTAGCTGCCTCCTTCATCGACTCATTATGGGACGAGTTTTCAGTCGCAGCGCGGTTCAGGAGCTTTACATACTCGCCAGTGATGGTCCTCTTTTTGGTCAAGGCTTCGTTGCTCGCCTTAATTGCATCTTCCTCTTTGTGGAGGTAGTCGCCTAGCTTACCTATAGCAAAGCCAAGCAAAACCACCGCTCCTAGCAACTGGCCTATCCCTGTTGCACTAGCAGCGATGCCCAGAAGAACTAGACTCCCTGACAGTGCTTTCACAGCCAAAACAATCCCACCAATTGCAGCAGCAACCAACAGGAGTTGTCCTGGTGCGGAAGCGAGCCCCCTGACGAACGAAGTAATTCCTTCGGTGAGCATAGATAAGGCACCACCCAACCCACCCTGGCCTAAAGTCACCACCGTGCTCGCGAAGGTCTGCTTGATCACGTTGAGGCGGGCCTGGGCACCCTGCATGGATTTGTCGAAGGCGATCATTGTCGCGTTGGTGCCTGTGACGTTCTCGGTCATCAGGCGGAACGCATCTCCTCCGAGGGTCATGGAGGTGATCATCGCACGGCCCACACGAGTGTCCATCGCAGCCATCAGGTCCTGCACCCTGACGTTGTGATTCCGGAACACGTCGGCTACTTCGTCCAAGGTGTGCTTGGTCGTGTCGATGGACTCTTCATCGATCCCATAAACTTCGAGAAGCTTCTTGAGGCGAGGCTTAGGAGCCGCCAAATCCTTTATCAACTGAGACAAGCCCGTACCGATTGTAGAGGGCTCGATGCCTGCCTGGGCTTGGGTCGCAATCATCCCAAGGGTCTGCTCCATCGACATGCCCATCTGCGCGGCTTGCGGAGCCAGGTAGTTGAAAGCCGTAGCCAAACCTTCCGTTGAAAGTTTGGATTCGTTCAGGGCAGCGGTCATTGCATTCGTGATTCTTGCTACATTTTCCGCTGCGATGCCATACACGTTCATCGCGGTGGTGGTGAGATCTGCAGAAACAGCAGGGCTGGAGCCTGTGGCTGTAGCGAACATACCAACCGCTTCAGACACGGCAGGCAACTGCTCCATCTTCACGCCCGCCTGAGCGAGAACCTTCATGAGTCCGGATACTTCATCCGCTGTGAACCTGGAGTTCTTGGCGATCTTCAAGATGGCATCACTGAACACGTTCACACTGTCTACAGGAGCCCCCGAAATAGCCGCGATGTCGTACATCGCCTGATTCAAGGAGATCGCGGAACGCGTGGCTTCCTGAAGCTGGTTCGTAACTGCGAACATCGCTCCTCGGATGGAGTAGAACTCCGCGATCCGAGCAGTTAGTTTACCGAGTGCGCCATTCAGCACATTTACGTGCTTCGGGCTTTGGCTGAGCGCTGCGTTCATCTTTGTAGCTTCTGCCCGAATATGGGCAAGGGCTTCAGGGTTCAGATTCTGAGCCTGCACAGAGGACCTAACGAAACCGCCCTGTACCCCTTGGTACTTAGCGCCTTGAGTCCTGGCTGCTGCATTCCAAGCTAACTGCTGCTGAGAGGACTGAGCCTGTATCTGCTGCACAGCCCTTTTACGTTCTTCAAGCTCCTGCTGAGTCTGCCTGCGGATCAGGACCATCCGCTCATTGCCTGCGGTTTCAAGGTCCTTATTGCGCTGCCTGATCATCGCTTTTTCGGCATTCAGGACTTTCTCAGTTCCTTCTCCAAACTTACCTAAGTTCTTGAAGAACTTCTCGAACGAGGAAGAGTCCTCAAAAGCCTTCATCAAAGATTTGACCTTTTCCGGAGCTAAGCCCGTAGCCTTACCCAAAGCCTCAATCCGAGCAGTCAACTTCTCCAAGCTCTTCTGAGCAGCGTCTGGCGACTGACCAAGCTTCGCCAACAAGCCATTCAGCCGGTCGATCTGCTCCTTGGCCTTACCCAAATCTATATTTATCTCAATTCCCAGTTTCTCATTCTGCGACATAAATGCTCTCCATACGGAAATAGCGGGTTAAACTTGAGGCTTAACCCAGTTCAACCCGCTATTCCGATTGCTTTATTTTCCGTACAGACGCTCGAACTCAGCATCACCCAAAATCTCACGCCAATCTTGCTCTTGTTCAGGCGTCATCTCATCCAACCCATCTCCCCCATCCAACCCGTATTCTCCCTCCCCTTTTTTCTTGCCTCCCAAAGCTGCACTCGCGAGGTCAATCAGGAACTCGTAATCGAGCTTTCTTTTGGAAGCCCAATCCTTCGTCTTGACTTGGTAAAGTCGTTTGATTTCGTCCCAGGAGTAATTCCACTTGTAGTAGATAACCGAGAGGGGGTTGAATTCTGCGAGGAGATGCAAAAGGTCGTTAATGGTGAGGGGATCGTCCTCTTCCTCGGGAGCCTTTTTTCTTACTCGTTTTCCGCTGCGGTCATCCCCGCTCCCTGCATCGAGGATACCGCGTTGATAAAAGTTTCAATTATGTGGACCGCCATCGTGAAGAGTGCAGGCACTTCGGTCATCGAGAGATTCTTGACGTTGCCTTGGGTCTTCACTTTGCCCTGCTCATCGAACTCGGTCAGCATGATGTCGCCGATGGTCCCGAAGTTATTGATGAGAGTCATCAGGTCGGTTTTTACAATACCCGCGGAAGGGTCGATGATTCCATTTCTGCCGAGGAACTCCGAGAGGAGCATCTCGATTTTGCCATAGGGCACGTCGATGGTGACCCACTCGCCTTCGGCGTTGAGTCTCTGATACTTTCTGTCCGAGATTTGTTTCCAGGTTTCTTTAGGTTCTACTTTAGCCTTAGCCATTTCTCCTCCAAGAGAATGTCGCGTGAAACAAGAGGGCGAGGCTGAGATCAACCTCGCCCTCTGATTTTGAATTCACATCTGAATTAAAAGTTGAATGAAATCAACTACTTAGTGCTTATAGTAGAGTTCGGAGTAAAGCGGGATGTTGCGAAGCCAAGCTTGGAGCGTCTCGTACTCTTTCGGAGCAGCCGGATTCCCGGACGAGGGCAGTGCGGCAAAATCCCCATTCTTGGAGACCTCGGTTTGGTTGATTGCTTCCATCTCCCACGGAAGAGTGGAGTACTCGTTCTTGGGGTTGTAGGTAGGTGCCTTGGAAATACCTGCGTTAGGAATCCAGAAGGAAACCTGGGTATTACCTCTGGTGCGCGCCACAACCTCGACCGGGCAGGCAGACATCTTAGCCTCGTTGATGGTCTGCGAAACCATGTCCTTAAGGATCTGGATCTGGCTGTTGATGAATTCCTGGGCCTGGAAGGTAATCTGTCCACTGGTCTTAGTGACAATCCTGTCCATTACTTCTGCGGGAAATCCCGATTCGAGGCTCACGATGGAGTCGATGTTCGGTGCGAAGGAAGAATCGGTCAAGCCACCTACAGACTCATTAGCACCCCTGAACATCGAGAATGGAGTCACGATGCAGGTCTGGGTGCGGTCAATAGCCGAACCAGACCAGACAGGAACTGTCCAAGTGTCACCTACCTGCGCTGTAGGGGATGCCCCGAATGCCAGAGCGATACTCAGGCCGGATGCAGTAGGAGTTGACTCGTCGTTCAGGTCGATCTCAGTAGCCGCTACAGCCCCTCCTACGAGGGTAAGCTGGGTCCTGAAACCGTTCGGGGCGAAGACCTCAACCTTCCCGGTAGCAGCCAGCACAGACCCGAGGGTGTCGTTGTACGCCCCAGCACGGACAATAAAGCAACCGTCGTAGATCCCGGTGTAGGTTCCTGTCACGGTGACAGGCTGCCCGGTCCAGGTATTTGCTACTGCGGAGGGGAGCCCTGAGGTAGGTAAAACAACCGGGGTCACACCATCGGACTCGTCGATGATGATTTTGGATTTGGAAGCGGCTATCGGGGTACCTACAACGGCAGTCCCGGCAGGACGGTAAGACGACTTACTGACCCGCACCTGGGCCACGCCAACCAACACGTCTCCTGCATTTTTAACAATCGGCTGATAATCTTTTCCTAATACGGCCATTGGTGAATCTCCTTTAGTTTGTTTCAGCGACGTAAGTTACGCCGACTGTTAAGCTGCGAAAAGCCCCGCCGCTGAAGTGGGGCATTACAGGGCTGAGGCTGGTTTCTTGAACCTCCATCCCACCTATTTCTTGTCCGTCATCGTAGTCGTAGACCACCATTGTGGTGCCTTTGTTGACCACCTTCATGACCTGATCAACCAGCCTGATCAGAACCTCTTTCGACTGCTTTGCGTTGTTTTGCGTAGCCATGTGGATGAAAAAAAGTTGTTTCGGCTGGTCTCCCGTAGGATTAGTCAGGGTTTCGATGACGACCCACTTTTCTAAATCTGCGTATTCCTCCAAGGTGATGTCCTCGAACACTCGGATGCCGAAGGGCACTTCGAGTTGCTCGTAGAGGTACCGGAAGAAGGACGCTTCTATGTCGGTCAGAGTCATTTAGTCCCTCCCCAGTTGACGCCCTCTAAAACTGCGGTCATGACCGCTTTCTCGATTTCATTTCTTTTGGTTTTGAAAAGCTCGTTGGCGATTGTGAAGAGGGCGCGAGCCGGAACTCGTTTGTTCTTCTCGTTCACCCCACCGAACTCAGTCAGTAAGGCGTGTTTGAGGGCCTCTGCGTCTCTTGCGCCATCAATCCCAGCGAAGACCTTGGCTACCCGGTCGGAGTAGTAGGAGCCAACCTGAACTGAATGCCCAACCGCCCCAAAGACTTCCCCGGTCTGGTACCAAAAAGTGACCTTGCCTCCACGCTTGATCTTGCTGTTGATAGCCCTGGGTGAGAGTGGTTCCCAACCGCCAGCAGGTGATGCCGTAAGCCCCTCGAAGGATATGACCGGATAAGCATGACCGCCACCTTCCATGTCTGTAGAAGCCTCCACGGTCCCTATGGCCTTGATCACCCCGTTCCTGTACGCCTTCGCGTAGTGCTCGATTACGTAGAAGAGCTTCTTCGTGTCCATCACGTTGGATTCGAGTTTCTTGATTTTTTGGGTGATCCTGGTCAAGTCGGATTTCTTGAACTTGATAGAAGTAATCATTAGCGCACGTCCACATCAACGTACAGAACCCACAGCCCAACCAAGTCATCTCGGTTGATGCTGTTGACTTTGTACACGCTGCCTGAGTCACAAATCAGGCGGTCGTTTATCTGGACCCCAACTTTGCTCTGGATAACCACTTTGATTTTCTCAGCAGCGAGGTTTTGGTCCTTCTGTTCATTGACGTTCATCGACATCGAGGAGGTCATAATCGGCACGTCGTAAGCCACAATCGAACCTTCAGCTTCGGTAGCTCTACCAAACGAGTTCCTACTTGAATCAGAGAACCGCTCGATGTTGGCTAGCACATTCACAAAATAAACCGTCCCGTCTATGTAGGCGCATACCCCACCATCTATTTCCTTCTTCAGAGACATGACCAAGTACTTTTTGTCGTCAGCGCGGTCCTGAATCAGTTCCCCATCCCCGACAGGAGCATCTGGCATGAACCAGGCTTTGTGGGTCTTGATTCGGGCGACAGGGGAGGTGGCCTGAGTGTTGATCTCGACGTAGCCGTAGAAGCTCTCGTTGCGATCCAGATTGATGATCCGGGGCTCTCCGTCAATGGTCCCTGTCCGAGTTCTCAGGATTCTGGCGGATAACCTTGCTGCAAATTTGCTCATCCAAGATCCTCCTTTAAAGAACCAGAATTTTGCGATAGCGATCCAGAACTCTTTTAACTAGCATCGGAAGATCGTCGCTTTCGAACTTCTCTTCCAAATTGTTAAACTTCTGGGCCGATACGCCCAAAGTCTCTTTGTCGATCTTGGTGTACTCAATGGCTACCAAGTAAGATGCAGCATACTTGAGGTCGTCCGGCATCTCTTCTTCAGCAAAACCTGCGTTGAAAGATATCGAGATGTTCCTTCTACCTAAGGTGAAGACCGTGCTTCCATCCTTAAAGAGAAGGACTCCTTCATCCTCCGCTGCAACAATGTCGGCAGTCACATCCTCGAACACGGTGTAGGTGAGGTCGTCGTAGATCAGAACTTCTTCCACTGAATTGACCGGGTAAACCCCCAAGTCCAACTCGGTGTCGCCGTTGCCGTTGAACTTCTTCTCTTCGTAATCCTTAGCCAGCATAGCCCAGCCACAGTAGTTGCTGATCACCCCGTCAATCAAAAGAATCAACGCCGAGATGGTGCTGTTCTGGGCCGTGGTGAGTACATCCTGGTTCAGGAAGGTCTTTACATTAGCTACTGTGGTAAAGCTCATGGATTATTTCCTCTTGCCCTTGCCCTGCTTGGCTTCTGGAGTCTCAATTTCAAGGGCATCCTCTTTGGTCTCTGGGGCAAAATCCTTGTCCTTCTCGAAGGCGTCTTCTTTGGCAGTCATAGGCTTGGGGTTGAAGATGTCAGCATCTTCATACTGATCCAAGATCTCCTGCATATTCTTCTGGGCCTCTGCTGCGAGCCTTTCAGTTTTCTCTTTCAAGTAAGCCTCGACATCTTCGATCACCTGAAGTTTCTGCGGAAAATCTGCAAGCATCTGCGCTTTGTGCTCCTCAGAGATGTCCAGGCCGATGGTGTCACCTCCAGGCCAAATCTCGAAAGACGGCTCTCTGTAGGTTTGAATAGCTGCGAGTTCCATAAATCTCCTGTATTCCTATGAGAAAGGGCGGGGGAGCTAAGGCCCCCGCCCTATTCACATCTGAATAGATTTTAGTAGTTGATGCCTACCGCGCAGGTCGGGTCGGTAGCAGTCAGGACTTTCTGGAAGTCGAGGCGCTGCGAACCGATCAGGTTCAGGGTCTGGTTGAACGGGTTGCGGAAGGTCTCCAGTGCGAAGGCGTCGCGATCACCCCACATGTAAGCGTTCTTGTTGACCAGGACGCAGGTGTTCTTGGCGTTGTTGGCTGCGGTGGTGTAGTCATGAAGGCCGGAAGCGTTCAGACCGCCAAGTGCGTCCGGGAGGTCAGCAGTGGAGCCGGTGTTGGCTTTCGGCACCAGTTCGGAGACGATGATGGGGATGTTGTCGAAGCGGCCCATCTCGCCGGTCAGGAGGGTAGCGCCTGCGCCGTAGGAGTAGAGCATCTGGAATGCCCCGCTGTTCCATGCGGTAGCCAGCATCTTGTTGTAGTCAGCCATCGAAACGATGATCGCGAGGTCCGAGGGGGTTTTGCCATACTTGCCCATCGCGGTCCTGAGGGAGCGCAGGTTGTCCGCTGTGAACCCGCCAGAGGCGAACGAAACAGCGGCGTTACCTGCGGCAGAGTTGGTGGCGTCTGCACGGATGCCTGCGACCAGAGTACGGCAGTCAGTTGCACCATAGGCGCCGTTGGCGAGCAGCGTAGCGTTCTTGTCGCCGTTCAGGGACATAGTTTCCTGCGCGAGCGCGAAGCCGTCGATGAGCTGCTTGCGGATGAACGGCAGCACAGACACAATGCTGTCCTGCTCGAATTCGTCAGTGAACTCGATGTTGGACATGATTTTCTGGCTAGCGAAGGTCAGCTTCGCGGTGCTTGCTTTAACCTTGGTCGGAGCACCACCCTCGGCAACACTCTGAGCAATCCCACGACCCGGAGAGAACGGCAGTACGTAGGTAGGAGCAGGCATGTTGATGCGGGAGAACAGATTGGCGATTTCCAGCTTCAGCCAGATCTCTTCCTTCAGGGTGCTGGAGAAAGCGGTGGGGATGAATTCAAGACCCGTGGCGGAACCCGTGGTGGTCTGGGCATCGACGGTGAAGCCCGAAGCTTTCACTGCGTCCCGGTACTCCGGAATAGTGAGGATCGCGCCGTAGGCGTCTTTATTCAGGTGCCCGGATTCGGTACGCAGGAGGTGGGAGGCGATAAACAGCTCATCCATCTTGCGGTCGAGTTCAACAGACTTCTCCTTGGTGACATGCTGGTCAACCGCGAACTGGTGACGCTTCTCAGTCATCTGAGCCTGGAGAGCGGTCAGTTTGTCACCCAGTTCTTTGACTTCTGCGGTCTGGCTTGCATTGACTTTATCAGCCAGAGTTTTGGTGAGGTTGGCGACTTCGCCCTGGAGCTGCTCAAGAATTTCTTTACTCATGTTTGGATATCTCCTGTTTGGTTTGTGCTCTCTTAGTCGAGCGCCTTTTTGATTTCTTCGATCTGCACAAGCAGCTCTTTCATGGTGGTCACATCTTCCTCACTGAGTTCTTCCTCAGCAGGTGCCTCTTTTTCCTCTTCCGGGATTTCCTCAGGGGTCTCCTCTGCGGGCGCCTCCTTGAGTTGCTCCTGCAGCTTGGCTACTTCTTCCTGAAGGGCCTTCATTGCGTCGGTGACTTCCGCGAGCGCCTTGAAGACAACCTCGGCCACATATGCTTTCGCATCGACCTCGATTTCCTCCTCAAGCTTCGCGCCCATCCCGAGGGCCTCCAGTCGTTTGACCTCTGCCTCAGGCAGGGTGTCTCTGAGCGTAGAAACGAATTTCATTGCTACTCCTTTTTGTTCTTGAGTTTCATTTTCAATGGTGGGACAAATTTTTCCTGTAAGTTCGCCTGCGTAGAAACCTCCATCGTCGGGGAGGGATTTGATGATTTGGAAGGAAGATGCTGAATTCGCTGGAATTCCAACACACGAGACCTCAAGCAAAAGTGACTTCGTGATGAAGTAGACTTGGCGATCTCCGATCTTTTTGTACTCACCAGCCAGAGATCTAAATCCGACGGAGAAGTAGGAGATGAGCCCCGATTTGATGCGGTAGAAATCTTCATCATCCATCGCGCCCTTGTGGATCTCTGCTTCGATGTAAAGACCATCCTTCTTCTTGACTACGGAAATCCCTCTGCCGATTGTGGCCTGGCGGTTATGTTGGAGTAGAATCTGGGGGTTCTTCTTCCAGATCGTTACGTCAATACCACTCGCGATTATGCAGTCGCCGACCAAATCGCAATAGACATCGCCTTCTTCTACAGCCCCAGAAAAGTTCGCGTAGCCTGCTATCTTGATTACTTCGGAATCTCCAGTGTCACACGTTGCTGGATCGTGGGGAGGGTCAGTCGCAGCCTTGACCTCAAATCTAGTCAGTAGATTAAAATTTTTATTTTCCATCAGGACTCCTTCTTCCAGCGATTAAATTTTTCTTTTTTAGCAGGGTAATCTGATGAAAGCTCCTTGGCAGTTTCCACTTTGTGGCAATCAACACAAAGGGTAATTCCGTTGGACAACTCGGTGCGTAGATCAGGAAAATCCCTAAATCGTTTTATGTGGTGGGCGTTAAGTTTGCCTCCTCTTATCCCACAGTGTTGACACGTATAATCATCGCGCGTGAACACATCAATTTTCCACTGAGCCAACTCTTTAGTTGTGCGGGCTAACTCCAGTTCAGAAGTTACTCCTCCTTTCCAAAAGGATGATTTTTCTCCTGTCAACGTGGACCTCCACACATACTCACATCCTTTTGAGCAAAACCTACTGGAACTTCTGTAGGCGGGTGGTGAGTATGCCTTCCCACAGGATTCGCATATCTTGTCTATCCGACCCACCTCTTTGTAATTGTCGTCCATACATTTTCTAGAGCAGTAATGGGTCTCGCATCTATTCGCATGTGAATTCTTTTTGTAAAAAGTAATGCCACAATAATTACAAGTAACCGCAGTCCTGGAGACTCCATGCTGGAAAATGCCCTTACAACTCCTACTACAAAATTCCCGCCCCGCTCCTGTTATTGGCTTTCCACAATGCTTGCAGGTGGTTCGGGTGGTCAATTTAATGCACTCTTTGCATTTATGAGTTTTTCGGGTGGTGTAAAAATCGCTTTTAGGTTTTGTTATGCCACATTCACTGCACACGCGTGTTAAGGCATTTAAGTCAACCAAACTCAAGCACCCCCAGTGTCGGGATCGTGAGGAGGGGATGCCGCTGCTTTGACCTCGAATTTGGTCAAGAGGTTGAACGTTTTATTTTCCATAATTCTCCTTATGCCTCATCTTATGTATAGGTATGTTTTTTGCCATTTTTGTATCAATTTTCTAATTTTTAATTCACATATGAATACTTTAAGCCGCAGGTTTAGCCTTAGGCTTCTCTCCGTTCACAGGCTTAGTCCCTCCCGGCTTTGCTCCAGGCTTCTTGTCGTTGGAGCCTGCGCCTTGATTTCCTACGTCTCCAACCGGCATTAGAGCGTTCCCGAATTGGCTGTTGTTGACCATCAGAACGTCTGCGGTGGGGTCCTTACTTAAAGGCAGGCCTATGACGGCGCGGGCTTCATTGGCGGTCATAATCGAGCTACCTACCAGAGTCTGGAGGTATTTGCTCAATGATTCTCTGTCGTCCTGCAAAGCTACGACATCTTTCAGGTTGAACTCAAAGACGAACGTGCCCTGCCCAAACATCTCGATCTGGAGGCCGCGATTCAGACCGCTTTCGATCCTACGAAGCCTAGGGATAATGCACTGGCGCCAGAAGGCGACCACTGCGTCCTTGCCTTCTTTAGCACCCGTACCTTCCTGATTACCAAGAATGGACTCAGGCACTTTGAAGATCGCCAAAATGTCTTCGCGGGACATCTTCTTCAAACCAGGGAAATCCAGATCCTTGATTGGGGAGGACACTGCGCGGTACTTCAACCCGCCTTGAAGAATCCCCACTTTGTGGGCGTTACTCACTCCTTGATGAATCCCACTCCATTCCTTCCTGAGTTTCTTCAGGAGAGTCTCACCGAGAACCTGCTCGGTCTCAAGGACCCCAACCGGAATTGCGCCGTTCACAAAATATTGATTGGCAAACGCGATGCGGTTCTTCTCAAAAGTGATTACGTCGGTCGCAGTAGCCAGAGGAGGCATCCCGTAGTACGGATCGTCCACGTCGTTGTACTTGATGTGGATGACAGACTCCGGGGGGAAATCCATAGACTGACCATTGATGTAGTAGCGGTAGGCCTTGACCTTAATAGTAGGATCGGGAAGGATCGCTACGTACTTCGGATTGAGGATGTAAAGTTCGACCCCGTTAGGTCCAGGTTCCTTCAGGATGTAGACGTTCCCACAGGTGTCCAGCCCCTGCTCAAGTTCTTCGAGGAACTCGAAACTCCCTTGGTAAGGATTAGGGTTCGAGAAAACTTTGTAGAAGGGGTGGTCCATTGCCTCGGTTCGCTGCCCACCTTTAAGCTGATAGACCTTGATGTTCAACCCAGCTATGGCGTCGGAAATTGCTGAAATGACCGAGTAGACTACCGGATAAGAGCGAACCGCTGTGATCGGGTTGTCGAAGATGGAAGGAGGTAATCCACTGGCGTACTTGGTTTGGCCTATGCCTGTGTAAGTAATTTTGTCGGCAGGGTTTTCTTTGCCTGAGTAGTCAATCGTGCGTCGTGGAGGAGTCGAGTACACAGCCACGCTAGGCTGATGTGCTCTCTCTTTGAAGAACCATCCCATTTGGTGTCCTTTTGGGTTTAAACGGAGTCACTGAACCTGAACCATCCCCGTGAGTATAGCATCTCGTCGAATTCATCTTCGGAGGCGTCTCGTTGGTTCCCGGTTTCAGTTGTGATTACCGTTGCGTCAACCCGGTTATTTTTGATGAATGAAAAGAGGCCATAACGAAAGGCGTCGAAGAGGTCCCAGTCAGTCTTGTTTCCGCCTCCTACAGGACCTTCCTTGTCTGGAGTGAACGGCTTGGTGCCTTGAGCTGACTGTTCTTTGGTCTGCTCGTCGTCTTTGCCAGTTTTCCAGATGACCGAGGAAAGTTGCCTGATCAGTTCGGGGCATTCAGTACTCACTAGGAGCCGAGGCTTGCCTGTGATCTCGCTAGTCTGGAAGAAAAGAGTATTGAGATTATTGATGGTTTCTCTTAATACCTTCGCAGCCTTGTTGAAGTAGAGGTCATACTCCGTGAAGTCCGCTAACTGTTGACTGGCGGCGGGGTCGGCAAACCGGATGTCAACCTGGATGTCGTTCTCGGCCTCGAACTCGTTGATGTATCTGGCATGTTCGGAAGTCAGGGTCTTATTCTTGGCATACTCAGCGAAGGCGAAGTAGGTGTCCAACTCCTCGACATACATGACCCAGACCGACGCAAAGTAGTGCGAATATCCTGAGTCGATCATGTTGATGATGACATTTCCCGAATGAAGCCACTCGTAGAGGAACGGGTAATCTTCGGGCCTGTAGACGTTTCTTTCCTTGGTGAACTCACGGCAAACTAGGCCTGCGTTGGAGGTGAAGAGCCCGAGAACCTCTTGTTCGTAAATTTCAGGCGGGAGGTCCTTCTTCATCTGGTCAAGTTCTTCTCGGGGAATTGTGGGGTTCGCGTGGGTCGGAAGGTTGATGGACCAGTACCGAGGATACTCGTCGGACTGGCCTCTTTTGTACCAGCCTTCTATCCAGTTATTTTCTGGAGAAGAAATCAAGACCGTTCTACTGAAGGGCGCGTAGTCGAGTAGCATGGGTAATAGCCCACGGACCAGAATTTGCTCCTTGAAAACCTTCGCCTCGTCAACTATCAGTAATGACACAGCTTTTCCGAGAAGGCTGTCGATAGAGTCGTTGGAGCCCACCCTAAGTTCGGCTCCATTTTTTAAGATCAACTCCATTGCTTGCTGTCTGTCGGCTACAATTTCGTCCTTGCCGAGCAGATCTACTATGATTTTTCTAACGTTGTCGTAGATGACCTGGCAGTTGGAAAAAGTGTAGGAAACAATCAAAACTCTGGCGTTGGGCACCAACATTTCTTGAGCGCCAAGTACAGACGCGATCACGCTCTTGCCCATACGACGACCGCAAATAGCTGAAATTACACGATATTTATATTCAAAGTCGAGATTGATGCCGTTTTCAAGTGCCATTTGTATTACAGATTCCGATGCCGGAATCCTTTCTTCGTAGGCATCAATTATCTGCCACTGCCCGTCATGCGGTTCAAACTGTATTCCGGCGTCGTTCAAGACTTCGATGAAGGCAGGGGTGGTTAGCCTGCCCTTGAACCTGAAGTACTCCACAACCTCTGGTTTCTTCTTGGTGATCCTTCCGGCTCCGCGTCTAGCTCTTAGTTCCATTATGCAGCCTCCTGATTGTCAAACACAGGGAGGCCTCTGTACCGTCTGTATTCTAAGTACTCCTCGTGATTTTTGTCGTGTTTAGAACAATTACATTGAGGGCATAAAAGCTGAAGATTGGAAGGCCAGTTAGACGAACCTTCTCTACTCAAGGGGATGATATGATCTACGTGGTAGTTAGTACCTAATTCCGTCCTACAATAAGTGCAGAGACCTAATTGCTGGGTGTGCAGAGATACTATGTCTTCCGCACTGTGCTGACCTGGTACTGATTTAAGGTGGGCTATCCTGTTACGGTTGCTTGCATACACTTTAACGATATTCAGTTTGACCCACTTTTTCTTCTGAACACTCAGCCTTGTTTTGTTCTGTTCGTAGTATCTGATACCGTAGGCCATAACATGTTCTGCATTATTAGCCCTCCACTTTGGGGTGACTACTTTGCCGTAGTCACTTAGGCACTTCTTGCATCTATTCCTGCCGGGCTCAAATTCAGAGGCCTTACCTTCATAGTTGCACTTTGTACAAATTTTTATTTTATTTGGATCTTCGCTGTACCTGCGTTCATTGTTGCGTTTGTTATCACATATTTTGCAAGTATTTCTGTGATTGATAAACTCAGTTACTGAGGCAGTCTTACCACACGAATTACACGTCCTGATCTCTGTGTTACTGCCTCCTGCCTTTTTCCAAGTTTTGGAGTATTCTGCTTTACATTTCTTGCACCAATTCAACCCCTTTATAAACTCCTCCACCGGCCCTACATGTCCACAAGTCCTACAAGTTTTCTCAATCATCAATTAAACCCCATCTTACTTAAAAAGATGGTCACTAAAGCACCCAGCACAGTTGTGAGAATCAAGGTGATGAGCCAATTAAACTTCGACTCCACCTTACCTATGTCCTCCTTCAAGCTAGTCTTCATCAAAGCCAGAGTTCCTTCTTCCGGCTGAGCACACCTTTCGTGGTGCTCCTCCAACTTTTCTACTCGCTCTACAAGCTGCTCGATTTTGTAATTAAGGATTTCTTCGCTCATAGATAAGGCCTCCAATCAGGAAAATAGCGGCGGTTATGGAGAGAACGCTACCTGCGATGATCGGAGGCTTGCGGGTCAAGTAGTCATAGCTGAGGGTGATGAAGGCGAGGACTGCGGCTGATTCACTGAGTAGGATGCCTAGCGGCCAGTTCACGTATTTGCTTCTAAAAGCCAAGCTACAGGCGCCCAGCGATGAAAACACGCCGAGCCAGAAGGAGATATCCAGCACCATGTTGAAAGCACCAAAGCAGAGATCATTCGTTGCCGCCAAATCGACTGAGGCGAAACTTAGGAGTGAAAACTGAAAAAGCACCGCTGCCATGTAAAGCCTGAAAATGACGCCAGGCCTGTTGCCGAATATCTTGGCTAAAAAAGCATTCATTTAAGGACCCCATAAAAGATATTGAATTTTGTTCTCAATATCTTTATAGGGCCAAAAAAATACCAAACGTATCAATTTTGCTGGTTAGGCAGAGATACCACCCTGGGCTGGTGGGTCAATTCCACCATCTTCTCCAGGATCTGAACATACTTGGACTCCTTCTTCTCCTCATCCTCGACCGTCTCTTTCCGGATCGCGTTGATGATGTCCACCGTGTCGGCTTTGGAGAGGCGAGCGTAGTCGTCAGTTTTTTCTGCTTCATCAATTCTGGCATTCAGGATTTTGGTCAGGATCTGCAGGCGGGTAGCCTTCATAAGATTTGCTGATTCGAGGACCAACTGGTTTACGTAGTCACGGAACTCCGAGCTTTCCTGCCACTTCTTGATGGCTCCTATAGGAACCTTGGTTTCTCTGCTGATCTGAGCTTTGGATAACCCTGACAAAGCCATCATCTGAGCTACTTTGTGCTTCTCGATGCTCCACATGACATTAGGTACTGCTGAAGTTGAAAGCGGTGTTTCGAAATCCGCTAGTTCAAAAGCGTCAGCGTCTTTTGGTACAATTGATTTGGTTCCAATTATTGGATCTTCCATTATTCCTCCAGGTAAAATTCCTTGTACAACTGATTTATGAACCGCAGCTTCGAGTACAGCGTAGGCTTCGGGATGCCCAATTCGACACTTATTTCAGGCACAGTCAGATTCTCCAGGAAGAGATTGAAAATTTCCTGGTACTCCTCAGGAAGGGAGTCTGCAAACTTTTCCAAATCTAGTTTCTTGTCCAGTTCTGTGTAAGGGTTCGTCTCACCGTACCCTGTTACTGCCACCCAATTTCTCAGATCATCAATGTGGTTAGGTTTGACTTTTTTAAACTTCACCTTCTTCAACTCCTCCATCAGTGTGCGGCCCACCCCCTCTATGCGCCACAAGTTGCTGTTGTCCTTCCTCAGTTTGTCCAGGCCAATCGTTTTAACCATTTCTCTTCTCCCATTCACATCTGAATTGTTGAGGGCATACTTCTCCCTCATTAATAATTTAATTATACCACACTCTCATTAAAAGTCAAGCGTTTTTTATTCACATGTGAATTATTTCTTGACACCGAGCCTGACCTGAGGTAACATCCTCATCAAAGGGTGTATCGAGGGCTTTAGCGGGGCCTTTCGTTTACCCGAACAATTCATATCCGAATAGGAGATTTACCAAAATGCCTCTGTACGAGTACAAATGTAGCAAATGCAGTAAAACAAGGGAGGTCCGAGAAGCCTACGGCTTCGTGGGATTTCAAATGTGCGCCTGTGGTAATTTCATGCACCGCGCCGTCTCTTCACCAACTTTTATCCTGAAGGGCTCTGGGTGGGCTAAAGATTTGTACGGAGGTGGGGAATGATCGCAAGTTGCAAATCCTCGTGCTGTCCCTTCGACCCATTCATGGAAAATAAAACGTGCTGCTTCTACTGCAAGTCGCACTCCGAGTGCTCAACCGAATCGCCTGAAGTGGCCTGCATCAAGAATCCACGCAGGTGCTTCCAACTTGTTACTTACGAAGGCGAGGAGTAGGATCAGCTCAGGAGACTAGAAATGATCTGCGCCTGGTGCCACTCACAGTTCAACCACAAGGGGATCTACTCCAAGAAGTACCAGTTGGACTTCTGCTGTCGGTCGCACTTTGCCTCGTGGAAGTTTTTCAGGGAGAACTACTCGACTCCGATCTTCAAGTGGCCTTGGAAGTAACTGTAATCGTTTAAAAATCCAGTTCAATAATTGCAAGACTATTGCAGGAGGGCATTTCCAGTGCAGATCCAGGCAGACCCAGCAGCGCTCCTCGGGCTCCTTCAGGCCCAAGCCGAGGTACACGCAGCGACATTAAAAATTCTACAAGCGGCCATCGAAGCCCTCAGCCCTAACAAGCCAGAGCCCCTGCTGATTGGCCTAAAGCAAGCCTCTCTAAAAATAAGCAAGTCCGACCGCTGGTTGAAGGGAAAGCTGGAACTTGGCGAACTTACTGGCTGGAAGACAGGTCCGAGGGGAAGATGGCAGCTTGATCCTGTGATCCTCCTGGATGAATTGAAGTCACTTCACCCGGCATCCAGGCAAGACCCTGTGCCTAAAAAAAGACGAAAAAGAATATTGACATGAATTTCAAAATGCCCTATCTTGCGACTCACCGAAGCAAGGCAGGGCATTTTTTGTTAGGCAGCAATTCGGATTCAATTATTGCAAGACCATTGCTAAGGAAAAATAAACGGCGTAAGTAGTTGAAATAGGGGTGTCGCCAAGCGGTAAGGCAACGGATTCTGATTCACAAATGAATTATTTGTTAAAGCCAAATTAGGTAATAACATCAATCAGTTATCAAAAGGCCCTCTTGATTCAAGAGGGCCTTTGGTTTATCAACAGAAATGCCTCAAATCCTCTAACCAACAGATTTACAAAGACTTCCTTAAATCACATCCTTTTAAAATCACGTCTGAATTGATAACTACTTAACTCAGCTAAGAAAAGTACCAAATCCAGCCACTTAACCGATATAGGGAACACTCGGGAAATTTCAATTATTGCTCAATTATTGCAGCCAAGGCTTGACTTCCATTCACGTCTGAATTATATTTCAGTCAAGGAGGGTAACCCCATGCGCGAAAAAGGTTCGATTTTTAAGGTGGTCCGCTGCTACGAGTGTGGTGCTAGGAAGCGATTTGCAGACCCTCCTAAGAAGCTGCCTCCCTGCAAAAAATGCGGGAGCACCACAAACGAGGCTGATAAATTCTGGAGCATTTCCTACTCCTTCGAGGGGAAGCAAATAGCGGAGCAAATCAGCGTCCACAAGAAACAGGCGGAAGACCGGCTCAACCAAGTCCTGGGCCAGATCGTAGATGATCGCTTCAAGCTGAACCAGAAGAAGGAAAAGCTCACCTGGGATCGCGCCACAGAGCTTTACACCGCCTACCTCCAAGGCCTCTCCAATGAGGACACCCGTGCCTTCTACGTCCAGCGGTTGAACTGCAACCTGACCCCCTTCTTCCGAGATTTCAGTTGGAAGTCAGACAAGCCCCTCCCTCGCCAGTTAGCAGACCGACTCCCAGTTTATGTAGCGGACCTCCTGCCTCAGCACCTCCAGTCCTACATGGTCTACTGCAGGGATGAACTGAAGCACTCCAACTCGACCGTGAACCGGGCCAGGTCAACCCTCATCAACATGATCAACTGCTTCGTGAAGTCCAAAATCGTAGCTCCAGACAACACGCGGTACCTGGAATATAATCAGCTTCAAGCGGTTTCTGCGTGGCCTGAGAACGATTCTAGGGAGGATAAGTTTTACACGGTGGGGGAATTGACGAGGCTATTTGAGGCTGCGGAGTTCGTAGATAAAAGGGCTTCACTAATAATTGGATTTGGGGCGTTCGGAGGGCTCAGAAGGAAAACCATCTGCTCATTAAAAAAGGAGTACCTGAACCTCCAAGAAAACCTTCTAGCCATTCCAGCAAGCAAGAGGAAGCGGGGCGACTACACGCATTACTTGGACATGATCCCTCGGCTTAGGAGCCTGCTGGATTCCTACCTGGAGGGACTAACCAAGAAGGAGCAGGAAAGCCATTGGCTCTTCTGCGGCGAGACTAAGGACGTGCCCATCTCCAGATCCTACTGGGACAACATTTTCCAGAAGGTCAAAAAGGAAGCAGGGCTCGAAGACAAGCGATTCCACGACACCAAGCACTCAGCCGGGACCTTCTACTACCAAGCTACGCAGGACATCAGGAAGACCGCAGATTTCCTCGATCACAGCGATATTAACATGAGCAGGAAGTACTCATTCGTGGATCGGGAGCAAAAGAGGAAGGATGCTGATAAATTTGGGGAGCAATTTGAATAAAAGAAGGCCCTTGGGAGAACCCAAGGGCTTTCATTTTTATAGGGTAGGGATCGAACCTACAGCGCTTGCGTCTGGCATATTCGTGTTATGCTTTCATAAACATCGGCTTCTCTGCTGGGCCTTTTTTGCCTTCAGCTATTGCGCCATACTCGAAATTAGGCACATCCATGACAGGCGTAGATCCTAGTACCTTCAACCGGCCAATGTCGAACCAGAGAGAGTCACCCGGCTTCTTGTCTTCCCCCACACCTGGATTGACGATTGTTTGAACGCAGCCATACAGGTCAAAGCTGACAGATGTGACAACGCCCTTGAATCCGGTAACTTTGTCCTCAACTTTCAGCCCCAGCATTTCCATATGTTTTCTAATGTTCATTTGATTTTCCTTTCCAAAGAAGTTGCGACGGGCATAACCCACCTATAGACCTGAACGTAAAGCCGTCCTGTCATCAGCTAACCGACACACTCTGAACCCCCGCTTCCGCCTAAACCACACCAACCCCAACCTCAGCCGCTTCCTCAGCAACCTCGGCAGTCCAATCCTTCTTCTGAACAAACTTCTTACCAAGAAGGTAAGTGCTACCTCGGGTCTGGATCACCTTGCCCTCTTTACGGTCCTTCGCTGGAGAGACCACCGGAGAAGTTGATATTTCAGTTCCATCGAAGAACCTCTTCAGCTTGTCGTCGTAGATGGTCCCGTAAATAATCCCACCAGCATAAGTCCAATCCTCCAACCTCCCTGTAGTCACCGAATCCCAGGCAGCAAGTTCCTCCTCAGTAAGCCTTTTGAAATTCTCCAGATTACCTACGCCTCTACAATAATCTGTCCCACCATCCAAGCTGATCTCGCCACACTTGCACGAAACAAAGTGGTGCCTGTAGGTGGACTCGATGATGTCGCCGCAGAGAGCGCAGCGTGCGATGTTACGCGATTTCATTCAAGTCCCTCACTTCGCCAACCTCCGAAAAGTCGAACCCCTCGGGAACTTGGGAGAAAATAACACGCACAGGGAAGGTACCGAGCACGTTATCCGCCGCAGCCTGTGCGGCGTTAAGCTGTGTAGGGTGAAACTTAGGCTCCTCAGCGTAGTAGAGGTTCGCCCAGCCCTCAAAAGTCCTCTCGGTTAACCTAACCGGCTTCTCTGGCGCCTTGATCACGATCTCGTCCCAGAAGAGGGCAGGATACTGATCATCCGTGCTCATCATTCCCTCGTAGGTGTAGGACTCACAATCAGAACACCCCCTCTCGAACTCAACCTTGATGGGCCAAGTGCTTGCACCCTCGATTTCGTAAACCTTGCCCCATCCCCTCAGCACATCCCAAACTTGCTCTCCTACTTTCGCGTCTCTAAACATTTGCTACTCCTTTTAATCACTTCTGAATAGTTCTCCGCGTAAAAACGCGATAAGTTTCTGCTAATTTCCGGGCGTCCTTCAACAACTCCTCAAGTTCTGCTTCCCTTTTCTTGGATAGTTCCAGTTGAGCCTGTAGCCTGGAAATGGTGAAGTCGCAGTTAGAAAGGCAGCAGTTCATCATCTGCCTCCGTGAACACAGGCGGGGCGGGAGGATCAGGCACCTCAGGCTGGTAACCCCGCCAACCTACAGGCTCGAATTCAGGAACTTCGGGAGCAGCACCAACCTCAGGGTGCTCCGCTGCATGAACCAAACTCAGGTCCTGCTCTCTCGCGAAAGTCAGAGCCCCTTCATAGTTCGTCCTAGAAATCCGGTAGTTGTACTCGCCCAACTTCACTAGGCCTACAACCAAACAATGCTCCCCATTCCAGTTAACCAGGTCGCCTATTTTGTAGAGACAGCGGTTGACGTAGTGGTACTCGGGCCGGAAGAGAATTGTGATATCACTCTCTTCGGCATAGATGGTTGTGCCATTTTCGAGGCCTATGTTGTAGAGAGTGGAAGTCTCACTCGGGACTTTAAAAATGATCCCTTCCTTATCACGGGAGAAATACTTAAGCCGAACCTTATCTCCAATTTCGGGTTTCATTTAAACCTCCATGCCGTAGTCAGGGCGGGCGAGGAGGGTCACTTCGTTCTCTGAGTGCCACTCATCCCCGGAATTAAATACACCTACGCGGTAAGGCTGGCCTGCGTCGTATATATCCACTTCCAGCACAACTCCCTTCCCCTCAGGAGTCGCCACAAAATCCCCGACCTTCAGCAACTCGACCACAGGCGCTTCATACTTAGCCGTTTCAACCAACACAAGCACCTCCCCACTCACCCACCCAGAAATCTCATGCTTCTCACTGAATACCCTGTAGGGGCACTCCACATCCTCCTCAGCTACCGCAACTACGATTGACGGGAGGCCATCCCACTTCACCTTGTCGCCTTCTTTTAGCGAAAGGCCCTTCTTTGTAAAACTTGACATTTAAATCTCCTTTGAATTCACATCTGAATTTATCATGACGCAAGAATCCGTCTCACCAAACTCCTCCACCTCGAACTTATCCCCCGCCTCCACCTCAGCCGCTTGCCTGTTATCGAAAACAGGCATCATCCCGATCATCCCGGCGCTCCAAGAGAGTGGGATCGAACGCTCCTCTCCACTAATCCTAGCGAGCACCGATTTGTGCAGGGCGCCTACTGCGTAGAACTTTTGTTTGGTCATCTTGCCTCCAGCAGAGCCGCAAGAGCTTCCATGATCAGGATTTGGCTCATCCTGCCGTTGTAACCGTTGATTTCTTGGATCTGATCCTTGAGCCTGACCAGTAGATCAGCATGGTCCTTTTTGGCTTCGACCGGGATGCATTTGACTACCTTCTGGATCTCGCGGCACTCCTCCTCATCACAAAACAAGGTGTCATCAAGTTTGTGCCTCTTCCTGTGCGGGCACCACCGAGCACACCCCTCTACCCCGGCGTGATCACAAATCACTTCCATTTTTAAACCTCCTCGATTTTCCAACTCGCGCCCCAAGAACCGTGGGCACCTTTGTGGTTTTTAAAGCGGCAGCAGACCATTTCTGGGTGGCCGGGGCAAGGCTCCCCGCAGCAGACAGCCTCCCTCTTTGGCTTGTGCTTCAGCTTCTTCAGGTTGCTCTTCACATCTACGTTCCAAGGCATTAAAGCCCCTCCTGTCTCGTTAATTTATCTCGCATCTTCACATAGTCGAAACGCTCGTCTGCATCGCAGCCATTCCGGACGCACCAATCTGTGAACGGATTTCTCAACCTTACGAGCCCGCATTTGCTACAGACGAGCCAAGGGATTGATCGGTAGAGCTTGACGAAGTTGTGAGGTTCCATTAATTGGCCTCGTAGTAGTGCTTCTGAAGGATCTTGGCGATTTTGGCTCTCCTGCTATAGACCGTCTGGATTGGCAGGTCCAACTCCTCAGCGACTTGCTTCGCACTGCACCCGGAGAAGAACAGCAGGTAAGCCGTCTCGTAATCCTTCAACTTCAGTTTCGTGCACATGATCTTCTGGAGGTCTCTCGCGAAATCGAGAGCCTCGATGTTGAGAGGCTGGCTGATGGAGGCCCCATAATCCATACGGTCCCAAAGATCCTCTTCTTCGCTAGTAACAAATCCGAAGCATTCTCTCCAGACGTAGGTAGCGCTTTGGTACGAGTGCTCCGCGAAATACTTTGCGTTGTCGGCTATATACATCGGGATGTAGTGGCCTTCCACTTCCCTTTTACGCATCTCAGCATGAATCTCAGCCGAACACCGCCACATCGCTCGCTGCGGATTGTTCTTGGGCATGTCCTCAGGAGCTATTGCTTTCTCGTGCGAGTTCAGCCGAGCCTTTTCCATCTCAAACCCTCCTCGCCGCTTTCGCAGCCCCGCCTTGTGCCTTCACCCAAGATGACAAAATTCTTCTGGCATCCAAAGAATCCAAATCCCCTTCCAACTTCAAGTGGTGCTCGTCACACAGACAGGCCCACTCTTTACCATCTTTAGAAAACTGCGGGTTGATTCCATCTTCAGGGCAATCGACCCAAGTACATTTGGTCACTTTTGGGCCTCCCCCAACTTTTTCACCATCTCCGAGTACCCAGAGAACCAGCGCTCCTCCGGAACACCGAGGACTTCCAGCATGTCCTCCAGCATCCCGTTTCTTTTTTGGAGGTACTCAAGATCCTCCACTACCACTTTAAGGTCCGCGATGATCCTTTCCCTTGCTTCCTCGGTTAGCTCAAATGTCCTCATCTTATTCTCCTTTAGTCCACGTATAGGACAAATTTTAGGTCCTCTATGTAAGCCTTAGCCTCTTCAATTGAGGACAGCGTGTTTATCGTAGGCATGTGCCAAAACCCGAACCACCCGTGCTTCACCTGTACCTCGTATCCACGCCCCCGATCTCGAACGATTCGGTACCTAGTCTTGAACATCATGCACCTCCAACAATTCCAGCGGAATATCCTCGCAGTCGCAGGTCAGCCGGTAGTGGGCTACGGCGCAGCCAATCCGACCACCAGGGCAAGGAATGGAAATCCGCTTGGTCATCTCAGTACCGCAGCGTTTGCAGGTTCTAGGATTCATCCAAATTCTCCTCTATCCACTTCAGCTTACACGGGGCACACGCAATCAAGGTGTCCACCAATGGGAGGTGATTGAATCCTCCGTAGTTGCAGCCTCCCAGACAGCCGGATTTGGTTCTGCCTGCATAATCACGGCTCACCTCGCGCTCTGAAATATAAAGGCGCTCGAAAGGCAGGAACCTCTGGTTGCCTTCTGTGTCTGTGCAAGTGAGTCCTGAGACTTTTCCTACGGCATCCCGAACTACTGTGATTTCAGTAGGGCTTTCTAGTAAGCCCAAATCCATTCCCCCAAGCCCAAAGATCTATTCGTTGCACGAATCCTCCTTCTCCACCACAACCTCAGCCTTTAAAAGTTCCACTGTGTTCCTAAAGGCCCGATCCAGTAGCCCACTAGGCAACTCCAAATCATAAACACTCCCGCTCCGCGCCATCCCAGCCATGACACAATCGACGATGAACTCCAGCACGTCGATCAGGTCCACGTCCTCAGGCACTCCTTCTTCAGCCGAAAGGTGGTGCCTGGAAATCTTCTTGTGCTGGTCCCACCAATCGTGCTTCTCAAACCCAGTCTGGAAGTCCGCGTGGAATTCATGAAGGTAACTCAGCTTGTCGAAGTCATGCCACTTCGTGGCGTCATCCAGAAGCCCCTTGATAAACTCCAACCCCTTCCCTACGTCCTCAATGTGCTGCTCAGATGAAGCAGCCAAAATCTCCTTGGTCACTGTAGCCGGATCTCCACAGGTCCGAGAATCCGCCGTCTTGCTTTCTTTGATCGTGATCGTCAAAATGTTCTCCTTAATTCAGATGTGCTTACGCACTTCGCTCCGCTACGTGAATTTGTCCGGCCAAAACAAAGGCCTCTCCCGTTAGCGGCGGGCAGACCTCTTGATGAATTGCATCTTAATTCACTTCTGAATGTTTGTCAAGAGAAAAAATTCGGATGTGAATACATTGCGCCACGAGCCCAGCCACAAGCCTCCTCAGGATTAGCGCGAAGCGGGAGAAATTGAGGAAACCTGTGGTTTGCCTGAAGAGTCCTTCTAATCATATATACCTCCCAAACCCCATCTCAAAATTTTCAGCGAAACCAACTCCCACCTCCGATCCAAATACCACATTCCCTAACGTATCATGTATGAATCATTAAGGGCCAAATCTAGGCTTAACGTACCATATATGAAGCATTAACCCAGGTACAAGAGGGGGAGGCGCTGTTCAGATTTGTGCTGCGTTCAGTTTTTATGAACAGTTATGGAATCTGAGCAGGAAAGCATCAAGCAGCCCTTTTGCTCCCAGAATCTCGCTTTTCGGTCAGATTCAGGTACTTTTTGGACTCCCTCCATCCGAATTCATCAGCTTCGACACAGCAAGCATCTCTCCCCTGGTCGTGTTGGAGTGCGTGACAGTACTCGTGCCCGATGGTCTTAAGCAGATCAGGAAGCTGGCGCCTCTCCTTCGAGGCGCCAAGGGCAATCCTGATCCAGACGTTAAGGTTCCTGGCCTTCACATAGTAGCAACGACCATACGCAGTTTTGCCAATGGAGTTCCTGGGAAGAAACTCGATGCTGATTTGGTTGGTTTGGTTGAGAGGAAACTTTTGGAGGAGGTGCTGGGTGAATTGGATAGCTTCCTCGGGAGTTGCAGGGTGATTCAGGATTATTGTCTTCATTTTAATTGGCTCCTATTTTAATGTTGGAAGATCCGTATGAGATTGCGCTGGGTTTTGGTTATCTTGGATTAACCACAGGTTCGCCTAGTTCAGACCACAGGTTCGCCTAGTTCAGACCACAGGTTTCCTCAGGAGAGGTGCGAAGCATTTTTACCTGAGGAAACCTGTGGTTCTGCTTCAACACGCTCTCTTTCCCTCCTAGCCACCTGGGACGCCTTCATCTTCGCCTTGGCTTCCTCAGAATGCTGATAACCCTTAGGTCTTTTCGGTACTCCCTTGTTAGCTTCTGAGAGTAGCTTCCTGGTGTGCTCGGATACCACCCTGAAGCAGCCGCAGTTCTTCGACTTATTGTGGATCAGGTTGTGTTGTGAGACCTCCCTGGTGGTGCCGCAGGTACAACGGCAGAGCCAGTGCTTTATATTGTTGGGTCTTGTTGGTGCTTGGGACAAGACAGTCCATGAATTGAATTGGTCTCCTTTGGATATTTTGTACATTTTTTGGGTCCTCCTTTGTCTTGGCTATTTGTAGACTACAGTAATACTTGGTTCCTGTCAAGCTAAAAATATGTACATCTGAATTTTACTTCGTAGCGTGTGAGTGAATGGGTAAGGGCGCCTGGCTCTCATTAAAACTTTCACCCCGCCACCACTCCCCAGTGACCGAGGGCGAGCTGTAGGGTGTGACCGAGGGCGAGCTGTAGGGTGTGACCGAGGGCGAGCTGTAGGGTGTGACCGAGGGCGAGCTGTAGGGTGTGA